CTTAAATGTGCTCATATTTTTAATTTAATATTTGATCAGGATAGTTCTCTTTGATATACTGGATAATAGGATTAAGTTGCTTGATTTGTTTATCAATATAAGTTGTATCATTAACTAAGTCAAGATCATCTCTATTAGCAACTCTCTCTTTTAACACACTAGAATCAGCTTCATCAAAAATCTTAAATTTTACTTCAATTGTTTTATTAATATAGTCTAAAGTAGAGACTATTTTATTAATATACTTAACCTGTAAATGAGTATTATCTATAATTACGTTATTATCATAGTATAATGTTTTCTCAAGTAAAGTTTGCTCAATTTCAGTAACTAAGTTTTCAATACTAATAAGATCTTTTCTCTTATAATATCCAGTAAGATCTCCAACTAATGTTTTTCTAATATCATCTCTATTAATTCTTAGAGTATTAGGATTCTTTTTAATATAGTCAGTAGACCAGGTAGTTTTACCTGATCCACTAACACCAACATTAATTATTACTTGTTTCTTCATTAGAATTAGTTTGTTCTTCTTCCATGTCTTTAGTACCTTTATCTAAAGCACTAGATTCATGAGCTAAAAACTTTTTAGATTTTATTTTGAAAATCAATGGTTTAGGATAATTGTCAATTCTTACACAGAATCCTTCTTCTACTATATTCTTATCAAGAATACTTGGTTGTTCAAGTAATTGATTATAGAATATATCTTCTATTTCAGTAGCAATATCACAAGTGTTTATATTCACGTTTTTATGCTTAAGAATAAACTCTTGTACAGTTCCTCTGAAATATTCAGGACAAGGAATGAATCCCATCTGACAACCTCTTTCAACCATAAAATTATAAGGAAGATCTATCTCTATACCTTGAGAATTAATATTAGATATTCTGTAAATATAAGCTATTGGTTCATCAAATCCATAAGAATATCCTCCTTGAATTTCTTCTCCACCATAAGTCTTACCTACAATCTCAAAATAAACAGCTTCTCCTTTATTAAGTTCACCTTGAAAGTTTTTCTTAGCGAACTCAGACCAAAGATCTCCTTCTTTAAAATAATGTTGCTTACCAGGAATTTCTTCAAATCCTACTGATTTCACAACTCTCCTAGAAGCTGCTACATATTCATAATCCTCTTCAACTACTTTAATACCAAACCATTTAGCTAGTCTTTCTTTCCATGATAATTTTCTTTTAACTAAAGTATGAAATACTCTGGCAGAAGTACCATGAAGCTTATAACTAACTACTATGAAAGTATCCAGAGCCAATTTATGAAGATTTTTCATTAAATGGGCTGTATCCATGTGTTCTGGAGCCATCTTAGAATCAATAATATCATCTAAGACTTTAGCTCTAGGGTTACTAAATCCAGTTTTACCTGGATTCATCTTTCTGATATACTTTTTACAAATTTCAATTCCATCGAGTTCATTAAATTCGTCTCCAACTTTTAAACTAGTTATATCTGTATTCTCACATACAGTAACTAAGCTCGCAATTGGCATAATGAATCCAGAGCTTATTACACCTTTAAACTTAACTGCTTTTACTCTTCCATTATCTTCAAAGAATCCTGGTTTTGTTCCAGGTTGAGAATTTAATGCAAAATGTCTAAATAAGTTATTTTCTCTTAAGAATTTAGCACTTATCTGACACTCTGAAGGGAAGAACAAATAAAGCTCATCTTCTGGTGAATCTTTACCAACCAACACTGAATTACCCTGATAAGTAACCTCCATTAAGTTATCTAATCCATTAACTTTCTTTTTGGTAGGTAGGTTTATAACTTGACAGGTATAATTCTTACTATCATCATATATTTTCAATTGCATTATCTCTTCATAACTCTTAAAAGATTCTGTTCAATATGTTCAGGTATATTACTTTCTCTACATAGATAATCTTCATTTATTTGTTTACTAAATTGGGGTTTTCCAAAGTAATGTACATCACCTTTGTCAAACTTTAAATTTGTAATTATATAAGTTGACCATAATCTAGCTAAAGTATCATATACCTGAATTTCAGATCCTATTTTCAAGAAATAAACCTTCTTTTCTCCTTTAATCTTAAACATATTCTACTAATTTAATTTTACCAGTAATAATATGTTCTTTAAAAAACTCTAATCCACATATATGAGTAAGTTTATCAGAATTAATAGGTTTTCCCCAAATCCTCTTTCCGAGATTATCATTATCTTGGAACTCTGTTATAACATAACATGCACCTCCAATTTCAATAACATCTCCTATTTCAGGATTTTTTGGAGGTTTTAAGTTAATTTTAAATTTCATAGTAAAATATTAAAAATAAAAAGCCCAGGATAGAAATCCCAGGCTTAAAACAAAAAGGAGTATGTACAATTATTTTCCAGTATGACCAAAACCACCTTCTCCTCTTACAGTAATACCCAACTCTTCCTCCTTTTTCAAAGGAATCATTCTCATATGAATGTTAACTTCTACAGAAGCTTGAACTGCTCTATCACCTACTTTATAAGGACAATCATCATAAATGAAACCTAAAGGTAATCCAGTAAACTTATCTAATTTAATTCCTTGAGGAATAGCCTGAAATCTAACCTTCCACTCTCCTCTAAAATCAGAGTCTATTACACCGGGAGAATTTTGCATAACCCACCCTTTGTGTGTAAAGGAGCTTCTTGGCATTACAAAAACTTTATATCCATCAGGAATCTCAGTTGAAAAGCCGAACTTGAGAGTCACCTTATCCTCATCCTCATAATCAATCTCAGTTACAACTAAATCAACACAGGCAGCTCCATGAGTTTGATACTGAGGGATTACAGCTTTTTCATGTAGTTTCTTAAACTTAACTGGTACTGCAAGTCTTGGTTTCATAATTATATTTTTTCTTCGAGAATTTCAAATGCTTTTTGAAAAGCTGCTATCTCAGCAGTTATACGTACTCCAAATTCATAAGAAGTCTGAATTAAGATATTTCTGGTCTTAATGTTATAAGCCCATTTACCATTATACTCAGTATTTGTGAAAATATCTTTCTGATCAAAGAAATCAAATATAACAGTTCTAGGAGCTGCCAACATGATACCCATAGCAGTTTCTTCATCCATTTCCTCCATGTCATTAGCTTTAGTTTTACAATAAGCTAAGAATAAGCCCCATGCTCTAGGATAAAGTCTTTTCAATGTAATAGCATTATAAGCCACTAAATTCTTCTCAATAGAAATTCTCACATACTCATCAAGAGCTTTTTCATCATCAGTTATCTGACTTGAAATCCCTTGAACTTGACTTTGATTGGCAATTTCTGTATCCCCACTTGAATTCCCATCACCTGCAACCACCTCTGCTCTGTTAATTGCATTACTAGATGTTGCTCCTTCTGCTGAACTTGAAGAAATTTGAATTGCTGCATCAATATTTCCTCCTCCATTTCCTGTGTTAATAATGTTTCCATTACCAGTATTTACAATTGTTGTATCCATTTACTTCAAAATATTTTGAATATTAAAAATCAAGTCTTTTTCTCCAGGTTTACTCCAAAGCTCTAAATTATCACTAAGTTCCATAAGACCTAATCTATCCATTAACTTATCTTTTAACCATTGAGTCTTATTAAAGATATGATAATAAATAGTATACTCTTTACCTATAACTTTCTTATTTTCTGTTACTTCAATTATAGGTGGAAACTTAGATTTAAAATCTATAGAAAGTTTAGAATATCTACCCGAAAGAACATTATCGTAATCTTCTACGAACACTTCAGGAAAATCAAGTACTACAACACAATGCTCATTTACGAGTTCGTAACTGAAGACTGCTGAAACCTGCACTTCTGCAAGTTCCAACACAATCTTCTTCATTTCTTCATGAGCCATTTTTTTATTCTTAAATAATATAAATAATAACCTTTGATTTTCATTGAGTTTTATCATATCCATGATTGTTGGATCTTGAGTATATGTATCAACAAGTCCTATCTTTTTCAATACCTCAAAGTTATTACCGAATATAAACCTAGTTAAAAACAACGTTGTAATATTATACTTGTCCTGAATTCTAATTTCAGAATGTGCCTGTTTTTCCATACTTATAACCTTTTACATAGTCTTGTTCAGAACCATTAAAATCTTTATCATTTTCAGCATCTAATAGACCATTTAAAAAAGCTGGAATGTCATTTATACCTTCCTTACGTAAGTTACTCATATCTATCACTTTCACTGTCTTAAGACCTTCATCATCAATATGAAGCTCTTTTACTATTGAATCATTACTCATACTTAACTGTTTATCATTTCAGAATTTACATTAACCTTATGGAGTTTAAGTAATTTGTAGTGCAATCTTAAAAGCTCCTTAGCTCGTTCTGGTGATTCACAGTTCTTCAAATATTCTCTATAAATAACTTTTACCATTTGGAAGTTAGACATTCCTTTGGTTATTAGCTTTTTAGCTTTTACAGGCCCATATCCTTTCAAACCAATTATATTATCAGCAGCGTCACCCATAATCATTTGGATTGCTAAATTATAGTTAGCAGTCTCATTGTCAATATGAATGAACTTATTCTTTTGATAATCATAGTGTAATCCAGGAATTTGAAGCATATCCTTATCTACCGAACAAATGATTGTTCTCCCTTTAAATTTTTCTAGTTGGGAATAGGAGTAAGCATAATCGTCACTTTCTGCGTTATGTGACTCAATAGCTCCAAAGTTTTCTACAAGATACTGATTCAATACATCTATGATAGGATGTTTTTGAGGACGTTTGCCCTTATAGTCAGGATAAATTTTATATCTAAAGTTATTTTTACCTTTCACGAATATATAATACTTTTCTAAATTATAGTTTTGCTCTATAATGTTTAAAATATCATATATTTTCTCTGAAAGTTTGGTTTCCGAGAAGAGTTGATCTTCCTCTGAACCATAACTACTAAAATATAATAAACTATCTGCGTCTATAAGAGCTATCATTGGCTCCTCATTTTTCCTTGTTCCTATCATAGTGTAAATTTATGAAAATTTCTCGGAAAAAACAAAAAAGAAGCAGAAGAATGGCATTTCTTTAGCACACCCACGCTGTACTACGAGTGAGTACGTAGCCATTGCTACTTTATTAAGCTGCTTCTTTTTGGTTAAGTAAAAGATATTTGAAATCATTATATGGCATAGTCACAAGATTGTGATATTTATGCTTGCCATCTATTTTGTGGATAAGTACTTTTGGATACTTATGAATAGCATCATTCTCAGGAAAATTTTCTTTCAATCTCTCATCCATTTCCTTAAATATCAGTTCAGGCTTAGGTCTACTTTTTTCATAGCCCATCTTAGTCTGAACTAAATATGGAATACCAAAAATGTCAATCTTACAGCTATCAAGCAGCGTTGAAGCATTTCTGGAGGTCTTAGCAAACTTGAATCCAAGTTCATCTCTGAACATTTTTACAACATCCCTTTCAAGTTTGTGCCCTTTTCTTCTGTTGTTTTTTCCACTCATTTATTCTCCTCTATTCTGTCCTTTTATAATGATTATCAGTATCTTATTTTCGAGGTTCTACTTCTACAAAGTTTTTACCATCATAATATATACATTGACCTTCTTCTACAAATTGCTTACCAGCACCTTCACCATAATCTCTAAAATAAGAGAAGTCAGTTCCAACACCTACGAATAATGCTTTTTCAGTATAAGTGTTTATATGACTTTCACCATCACTCAAAATTACAGCATTATTTCCAGATTTCACAACATTTTGTAGAACAGTTTCAATATTTGTTCCGCCTCTTGCAGCCATCATGAGAATAGAAATATCTGTATTCATGATCTTTTTAGGTCTATCTTCAAACTCATAAAGTTCTCCAAGAATACCTAGTTCTTTCATTTGCATAGCTAAAGACTTTGCAAGATCAATTCTAGGTGTTCTTTCGAGATCTCCACCACAGCCAGATCCCATAGAGCCTGAACAATCTACATATAAGTCAAACTTACCTATGTATTTTCTTTCTGTAATAGACATGTCAAAAAGTCTGGACTTCTTAAAGAAAGGATGCAATAATTCAAGACCATTGATATCAAGAATATCATCAGCTTCAAATAATTCTACATCAGTGATAGTGCATTTTCTTGAGAAATAATTAGTTGTACCATCAAGAATCTTTTTAACAGCTTTCATAATTTTCTCCTTAGATACACTTAGACGTTTAAGAGAGTCTCTTATACTATCAAGGTTATTAAGGTTTCTTACAATCTCCTGTTGTTCTTCTGCTGGCATATTCTCATCATTCTCAGTATCTACACCAATATCTTTAAGCTTATCCAGCTTCTTTTCAGCTTCTTTAAAAGCTTGTTCCAATTCTTTCTGAGATTGCTTAGAGTTAAGATTCTTTTCAAGATTATTAAGCATGTCTTTCAGATCTTGATCCATTTTATCAGCAGCTTCTTGAGACATATCTTTATGAGAATTGTTACCAAAGCTGTTATTAGCAGCCCCTTGTGAACTATTATCTCCGTCTCTTTTGCTCTGTTCATTTGGATTACTATCTTGTCTTCCAGACTGATCTTGTCTCTCATTAGGTCTCTTACCCTGTTGGCCATTACTTTGACCATCACCAGCTTGAGGTTGTTGACCTTGACCTTTTTGGTCACTTGGATTATTTCCTTGTTGTCCTTGTCCTTGTTGACCTTGCTGTTTTTGATTCTGACCATTACTTTGCTGACCACCTTGATTACAATTATTCAAAGCTTCTTCAAGCTTTTTTCTTTGTTCAGGTGGCATTTCCATAAATTTCTTATACAAGAATTTACTAATTTCCTCAGTATAGACATAAGAACCTATATGAGAATTATTAGTGACAATCTTAATAAGAGAGTTATTAATACTATCCAAGATATCAAACTTAACTTTGTTGGTTTTGTCTAAACCTTCAAACTTCATCTTACCACTTGGATTGTAATAGAGTGAATATAAATCGTTAACTAAGTGCTTAGGAAGTAATTTATCATAGTTAGCTACAATACTTGGATCTATACTCTTCAAATTCTGTTTTACTGATCTCTCAACCTGTTCATTTACAATTGCACTATCAATTGGATGTAAATACGGTTGAACAATTTCTCTTTTTTTGAACATTTGAATTCTTCCAGAGTCATCAAAATTAAAACTAGGAACCCTTGAGTTCCCAGTTTTAATAGATGTACTACCTTTCTGAATTTTTCTTAAAAGAGTATCAGCTTTTATTTTTTTAGCCTTAGCCATCTAATTGATTTTTAATTTATTATAAAGAAAGTCCGAACATAATGATACTAGTGATTATGCTTCTTCTTCATCACTTTCTTCCTCATCTGTTTCAATCTCTATCTTATAATAAGGGTGGTTGGCCATTGCTGCTTCAATCAGGTGTTTCAGCTCATCAAGATCACTTGCAGAGAATTTACCTGCGGAAGCATAATTACCTACCAATTTTTCAATATCAGCCATTGCTTTTTCAATCTGAGTTTCATTGGTCATACCAGAAATCAGATCCACTTTATCCATAACTTGGCGTTTCTCAGGGCTTAACAGCTCTTTGGACAGTTTTTCAGCAGTGGTTTTGTTAACCAACAGCTCACAAGCTTTAATCAGGGCCTTATCTATAGAGCAATTATAAACCAGAGAAATGGCTTTTGCCATACGAGGAACTTTAGACATGGTTCTATCAGAACACTCTTTATAAGCAACATTAGTAAATTTCTCCAGTTTGTCAGGAGCAATTTTTACTGCTTTAATTTGAGTTTCTGTAGGAATATTTACCTTGATTTTGGTAGTATAATCCTGGTCACCATTTTTATAATATTTAATAAGTTCACCTGCTTGTAAGCGATTTACTGTAATTTTCAGTAAAAACCTATCCCAAAAAGGAGAATCAATCTCATCTTTAGGAATTTCATTACAAGTAGCCACAAACAGCTTCCAATTACACTTAGTTTTGGTTTTACCATTGAACAAAACTCTTTCATTCATGATACCCAAGAAAGCGTTTCTTAAAGCTGAAGATGACTTATCAATCTCATTTACAATAACAGTGTCAGCTTTAGTGATTGGAGAGTCAATTACATATTTATTATTAGTAACCAATTGTTCCAGATCTACCACACCTTTTACTTCTGAAGACTTAGTACCTTCATCAGTTTCCAACATATACACACCATCTTCATTGAAGTGTTGAATATGATCAGGATTTGTAAGATCAAACATACCTTTGGTATAATCTACCACAATGTTTGTTTTACCTACACCTGGCTCTCCTACAAGGAGAATAGGAAGCTTCAAAGATTCTGCTAATGCTAACAGTTTAAAGATCTCTTCCTTACCCATTAAGGAAGTTTGAAATTCACGATTACCGGTTTTAATAACAATTGGATTTTGCATAGGAATTACACTTGTTGATTCTACTTCGATTTTAGTTGTTTGTTCTACTGGTGCTAATGTTTCTTGACTCATCTTATGTGATTTTTCGATTTTATTAGATTTTAGATGAAAGCCTCAATTTTTGGCTTTACAATTTGTTTTACTACTTCGATTTTTGATTGGATAATTGGATCTTGCTTAGGCTGAACTGGTAAAGTTACCAGATTCTTAGGAAGTTCAGGAAGACCCTTGATAATTTCATCTTCAGGTAAATCATCCACAATAATAAAAGTTGGAATTCTAGTTTCCATCGTCTTAACTCTTGGATGACTAAATAACTCAACTGCTTCATTAGTTAAAAGATTATATTTTTTCTCAATACTTCCAAAACCAATATCATCTTTTTTCCATTTTGTGAGGCCATTGTTAAGATCTTCCTTAATTGCTGATAAGGATACAGACTTAACTTGAGGTGCTGTTTCTTTAGACATTCTCTACTGCTGTTTCAGATTTTAAAACTTCAATTGTGGTTCTTTTAACTCTTTGTTCCTGGTTGAACCTAGTAATTCTTCTTTTCCATTTACGGTTCTTTCTAACCACAGACACTACAATACTGTACAGTTGTGCTAAACATTGCTCATTCTCTGTAAGAGAGGCTATATTAGCAGGAACCTCTTTAATTAAGCCGAAACCTTTGTTTAATCTGTTTTCAGCTACTTCTCTTCCTATCTTTCTGTTGAAATTGTCATGTTTTGAACAAATTGACAATCCAAATTTAAAGCTATCTCCATCTTTCTGGAGAGCAATAGTGCAAGCAGGAACTATACCCATTTTGGTTACTTCAAACTTGCTTGTGTGAAAATAAAAAACTTTTGACATAGTTGTAAATTTAATTAACCTGTAATTAACTCATAATGACCTTCAATAAACTTACGAGTTAAATCTTCTTCTTTCCAAGTACCTCTACTATCACCTGTACCAGCTTTATATAGGTCTTCATCACTATATACTTTATATAAGTTTTCTTTAGTATGAGAAATTTTATGAAATCTTATATTATATATAAGACTATCAGCATCTTTAACCCTAAACTTAGCATTGTGATATTTCTTTTCAGTCTTCTGTTCTTTAAGTTTAATCTTGAACATGCTAAAGTAATTTCTTGATCTTTAAATAGTTTTTCATAGTATCGAGATCTTTTTCTTTCACGAGATCTGACCAATCTTTAATACCTTCTCTTCTAAAAACTTTAGGTACATTGACATAGTTGAACCCATAATTTTTAGTATAGTAGGTGCTGGCCTCTATTCCAGCATCATCGTTATCATATGCAATGAAGACATTTTTTCTTTCATATCCTTTTGTTATCCATTGCATATTTTCATCATTAATGCTGGCACTGCTTTCATTTTGAGTACTACATACATCTGGAAAGAATTTTGACATTATTATTTCATCTTTTACTGATTTAGTGATAATTAATTTATCACTCTGCTTACCAGTAAAGATTTTGTGTTTAATCTCATCAAATCCAGATATGTGATCATTAGGACATGAAGATATCCATTTGTACTTTTTACTATGTGGAGAATATATTTTAAGATGCTGATCAAATTGATAAGCAAATCTTAATTCTTTTTCATAATTTGGAAGCAGTTGTTTATTGATATATAATTTATCAATACTATATATTAATTTTCTTTCTAATTCCTCTTTATAAATTTCATATTCTTTCCACCATTTTAGTTCTTCAAAGGTAAAATCTCTAGGGATAATTTGGATAAGCTTGGCTTGCTTGTGGATAGAGTCTGGTCTTTTAGTAACCTGGATTTTAAAAACGGGGTTCGCGTCTTGGAGACCAAGACCAAAATCTTCATCAATCTTCTCTAAGACTTGATAAAAATTTAAACCAAATATATGACCAACGAACTTGAAACAATCACCTCCTTTACCAGATGCAAAATCCTTAAATAGAATTTCATCATTATCTCCAATAAAGAAGCAAAGATTAGGAGTATTGTCAAAGCCCTTATCTCTAAATGGAGATGGATACTTCTTCTTATAATCAAAGTCTTGTCCTAAGTAATGTCTTATTATATTGTAGTCATCAACTTTACTGAGAATCAATTCTTTATTTAATTTACCCTCTTTCCTGACTGTTTTCCCATTAATCATATCTCACTTGGATTTGTATCATGCAGTGTCCAATCATTATTCAAATTACTCTTGATGTATTCGAGTCCAAGATCTGACATAATGATCTCTTGCTCACCATGAGTTTTCTGAACATAATAGTTTCCTTCTTTGTAATATATTAGTTTATATATACTTCCATTCTTAGTTTTAAGAAACTTTCCATCAAATACTGCACAAATTTTAATAGGCTTAATTGTAAACTTCATACTTAAAGTTTTATATAATAAAGAACCCCAGGTAGAAACCCAGGGTCTTATTATAAAATCTTCATAGATATTGGTATTTATTCTTAGAATGGCAAATCATCTACCACTGTATCCACAGTTATATTATTCTGTATCTGAGTTTGTGGTTTGATTACTGCTGAATTTGTAGAGTTAACTACATTATTCTGAGGATCATATTCCTTCATAGGTTTCAACTCATAGTAATCTTTACATCCATATTCAGTATCCTGAACTTTCTGAATGAACCTGTCTACTGCTCTATAATTCTTTTTAGCTCCGGTAAAACAATCCAAAGCATATGAAGGTAAAAACTCATAAGAGTATACACTCTGATATTCTTTACCATCATCAGCAGTTCTAATGGTTGCCATGCAGCAAATAGTTTTATCACTATTACTATCTATCACATCTTGAAGCTCTTTTACTTTACCATTCATTAATGACTTCCAATCATCAAGTACTAGTTCAGTAGAAGCATCTTCAAAGTTCCAACTACTAGCAACCCAATTTCTTAAGAATTTATAGAGCAATTCTTCACCTTTCTTGGCTTTACGAATCTTCCTGCCATTCTCTGTTAAAAACTCTGGAAGTTGACTTGCATCTTCTGAATAAGAAGTAGCACCTATGGTATTAATAAATTGATATTTACCAGTTTTGCTCTGAATTACAGTATCTTCCAGATTAAATCTTACATTAAACAGATTACCAGTATTTTCTTCTTTCAACCAAAAAGATATTGTTACCTTTTTAGCTCCAGTATCACTAGAAACTCCAGTATATTCCAAATCTTTTTCAATATCATTTCCAAGTAATTTTGAAAGTTGTTCTTTTGTAGGATTAACAGCAACTACATTTGCATTAAATACACCAACATACTTTGTGTAAGCTTTAATTTCTTTTTCTTTACCTTTAAAGGCCATAATTTCAAGTTTAGTATTATAAATTCGATTTGACTTGTTATTTGTAGTCATCAAATTTACAACTTTAGACTTGAATGATGAAATTATTCTTCAACAAAGATTTTCTCCCACTCAAAAACACCTTCATAAGATCCGACTTCTCCTCTATTACCACCTGTCTTATCCTCATTACCCTTGAATGAAATCTTTAATTCTTCCTCGTCTTTGTATACAGAGCCTATTGCACTTACATTCCTAGCATAAATATCAGCTACTGCGCCTGTAAGAGCTATGTCTTTCACAAAAACTTCTCCTTTGTCTCCTTTAGATAACATTTTATCTTTTATGTGACATACATAAATGAAACATTTGTTAGCACATTGACGACTAAGATTAAGAAGATCAACCATTACAGTTCTTGACCATCTCCAACCATTCTGACCTATTTCAATAACTGATTGATATTCAGTATCTCCATATTTCAGTCTTGGCCATTGAGTTGATGGTTTACCTTGTAGTGGTTGACGATTAAAAGATTTACCTTGAAGACTTTCCATATATAGTTCAGTACCAGCCCACTCAGCATCCATATCTGCTTGAGTAATAGTATCTAAACTAACAAAGTCATAAGGTTTTCCAAGTTTAATGAGTGCATTGAGAATCCTAGTTAATGCTTTATGGCGTTCTGAAGGATCTAATATATCAGCTATATCTAAGACTTTAGTCTTTACATCCAGAGTTAATAACTCGGTAATGTCTTTAACAGAAGCTGATAAGATTCCAGAACAATCAATTACATCAACACCATCAAGAAAATCACAACCATTTTTCTCCATACTGATAATAAGATTATTCTTCAGTTTGGTTAGCATTGTTGATTTTCCTACTTTAGGTTTCCCTGAATAAAGCAAAGTGTCAGGATTACGTCTTCTCTTTTTTACTTGGAATGTACTCATTTATATATTCGATTTGGTTATACAATACAATATTGGATTTAAGATTATTACAAGTATTTTTCTACCCAATTAGCGATTGTCTTAAAACCAGCTTTTCTTCTTGTAGTATCATTAAGATAAACAAGATAATCAACTACTTTATTATCATGGCTACTTACAAGTACTTTGGGTACTTTTTGCTTAACTCCATGACTAATATTTAATACAGCATGATTACCTAATTTGTTAGTATCGCATCCTAATACTACACCAGCAACTCCTAAACAACAATACCCTACTTTAGTTTCTCCACTAACCTTTTCTTCAATTTTACACAATTGTCCAGTTGTTCTAGCATAATCACCTGATCTTAAAGCTTCTAGCCATTTTCTTTTAAAAGCTTTGGGTAGTTTACGATCTTTTGCTGGAAGAGTTTTTAAATACTCTCTTGCCTGCTTACTTGTATACTCACTCATAGATTATTAATCTTCTTTTTCATTAACATAAGTTACTAAGAGATCATCTCCCATTTCTTTTTGAACTTCCTCAGCTACATCTTCAGGAAGATCTTTCATAGCTACAATTCTTGTTTCAACACCATTAAATGCTGTATTTAAGAATAATTGTAACTCTTCATCAGTTCCTTCTTTCATGTACTGTCTCATCACATTAACATCAGTAGCATATTTCTTAATATCTTCCTGAGCTTGAACAAGCTTAGTTAAAGATAATATTGCCATCCCAACAACCTTAGCTAATTCTTCATTCTTAGATGTGAATTCATACTGAGATTTTGGCATTGACAAACAATACAAATCTACTGTACCTTCTTGTTTATTAGACATATTTGATTTTTGATTGGTCAAAAAATTCTAATGACTTCTTAAGCCATTTAAGTTCTACTTCCTCGGTAGATGAGATAATATAAATATTACTAATCTTACCAGGAGCATCTAATATCAAAGATCTACATATACGCTGTGTCAGGTTTTCAGAATTACTATCAAAAGCATTGATAACAATATTGCTAAGATTTTTGAAGGATACACCAGTATTACCAATTTTACATACAGCAAAATGATTAGAACTACTATTACTGGATATAAACTTTTCAAATTCTTCTTGGTCATAACTTTTACTTGTATGAATTTTACAACCTAATTGATTAGCTATCTTGTTATTAGCACAGAAAACAAGAATTCTTTCATTCTTCAGGCTCTTTAATAAATCTTTTGTCAACTGAAGTTTGGCTAGAGAATTATGAATAATTCTCATTCTTGCTAGATTTAAAAACAATGAATGTCCTTTTACTTTAATTATATAAGACAATGCATTAAATTTCTGCTTTTCTGTCTTCTTTTTCTTTGGATCTACAATTGCTTTATTATCTAAATCTGTAGTTAATACAGTAATTCTATAATCAGATATAATTCCATCTTGTATAGCTTCTTCAAGACTATATTCTAATCTTACTCTTAACTCAAGATCTCTTTCTAATTCAAATTCTGTATTTGAAGACAGTGTTCCGCTCAATCCTAATATATAACTATTTGGATTTGATTCCATCAGTTTTTTGAAATTACTCTTTTGATTTAAAGATAAAAGATGAATTTCATCACAAACAATTATATCATATTGATTTTGAACTTCTTTTTTTAAAGAGATATGAGTTACATAAGTAACATTCGGATTATTATATCCTACGGCCTTAAAGTCGGACTCCCAACTTTGTTGAATATTTTTGTCTGGATAACATATTAGAACTCTAGGTCTATAACCAATCAATCTTTGTAATTTACAAAAGATCCTTATTGTTGTTCTTGTTTTTCCAGATCTTGGACATAGATGTAGAATTCCATTTCCATGATTCATAAATTCAGAAGCCCATTTTTCTTGAAGTTGATCTCTAAAATTCATAGTACAAATATACTAATTTTAGTTATAAACTCCAAGTATCTAGGAAGAAATCATTGGTAATCACTGCATTAATCTCTTTTTGAGAAATGTCTTTTGATTTGGTTAATTCTTTAAATAAGGAAACTTCACCCAAAAATCCTAGACCTATTCTTACATTATCAGTGCCATATGAATTCTTTAAGATCTTTAAACCTCTAAATTTATTACTACCTGTAATAGAGTCTGTAAATTCCTCAACTTTATAATCCATATAATCTTCTAAATTATACTTATAAGGATTAAATAAGGAAATTGCTACATCACAATCCTCAATTACATTACCAGAATCTTTCCAATATTCTACAGTCGGATCAGGATCAGATCCATCTTTTTTAGCAAACTGAACATCTTGATAAGAAGTTCTATTAAACTGACTAATTACGATAGGTGAATAACCTAAATAATCTCTGGCCCATGAACAATATTCTGACATTTTATCAACAGTGAGTTTTTTATCATATTTACCACCTATACTTTCTAACTTCACTTTACCTATATGATCTATAACTACATTAGAGATAAGATTATCATTATCAGGAATATATCTAGTTTCCCATTGATTTACTTCTTCTTCATGTCCTTTTTTAAGAGCATGAGAATACATATACTTATAACAACCAGTAGGATTCTGAGTACCATCTATTATCTTAATTATTCCACTTTCCATCATCTCCTTGAAATAGTTATCAATATAGAATTTTGCTATTTCTTGTTCTCTTTTACCAAGCTTTGTTTGCCATGATAAAAGTTGGTCAGTAGTTAGTAGAATATTCTCTTCTTTCCAGATCTTCATACAAAGCCATTTTGCAAGCTTATAAGTTTTACTTCTCTCCATAGAGAAGTAAATAACTTCAAACTTAACAGTAGACTTATGTTGATTTCTTACATACCAGTCATAGGGATTTAGAACATAAGCACAATCAACAAGAGAAGTTTTACCACAACCAGCAGCAGCTCCAATAGTTGTATATATCTTTTTTCTGAGACCAAGATATTTATTCAACCTATTAAAACCCATAGGAATACCACTATTTTTACCACTAATTCCATTACAGATTTCATCCCATAATAAATCAGTATCAGACTTTATGGATTGACTGGAGATAATGGTCGGGGATTGGCTTTCCAAATCCACTTTCCTTTGCTCTGATCGTAATTTATCTTTATTGTCTCCACTAGTTCTCTGGCTGTTTCTGCTTCTGGATCTAGGATTTCTATTGTGCTCACTAACAAGGATTTCTTCTTCTTCAACTTCTTCAATTTGTCCATTATATCCATCTTCTGGTTGTTCAGGTAAAGGTAATTCTTCAATCTCCTCTCCAGAGAGTCTATTTCCCTGTGAAGATTCAAAAGAGCTGCTCTGTATTCCGTTGCTACTCTCAATCTTCTCTGTTTGTCCATGATCTCCCTGTGTTCCTTCAAAGTTGGCCCTATCCTGTTGATCTTGAACTTTATCTCGTTCATGTTCCTGAAATTTAGATCTTTTACCTATCATATTTAGTTATTTAAGCTTACTGTTATTTGTAGCTGTCAATAACTAACCATAATAGATTAAATATCATGTACATGTCTCTTCTTACTTCTGATTTTCTCTTCTCCCTTAATAAAATCAGGATTTTCTTTATGCATCTCTAAATAAGGACGATAAGTTTCTTGATTAAGATAAGCTTCCATTCCTTTAAAGAAATCCATTTGATTGGTGTTTTTCTTTACACTATCAAGTTTCTTGAGTTTTATCTCATAAAGTAAAGCTGACATTAAATCTTCATGCTTAAATCCTTGATTTAGAAGCTTCAAATATCTTTTCTTAGCTTCAGGTTTCCTTAGATTTTTAGGATTTCTGCTACCTAAGAATGCTATTCCATCATCAGATGTCCAAGCAGTGGATTTTGGATAAGTCTTCCACCATTCTTCAAACATATCTTCTTCTGTCTTACCAAGATCTATCATAATTCCTCTTGCACTCATATTTTCAGATATTTGTACTGGCGGATTAAGTAAATCTTCAATAAGATTTTTTCCTTTTACAGATATTACCAATTTAGAAGCATCTTCTGGATCTTCAACAATATATTCTAGCTTTTTCAGATTCTGGAGACTAATAGATAGATTTAAATCTTTAAGGCTTGGTATGGTGTAGACATTTAAAAATTCTCTATCATTCTCATAGTAGAAGCATTCAAGGATAAATAGACTATTGAAGTCTAAATTATTCTCTCGTAGTTTCTGTATGAGAGTCTTGCTTTTCTGAATAAACTTCGATTCTTGTTTCTCTTCCATCTTTCACTTCTATTTTTGTGTAATCTGTATTTAAAACTCCCTCACTTACTAACTTGAGATATTCTTCATACTCCTGGTCTTTTTTAAGAGAATCATCTCTCATCCATTCTCTTTCTATATCTTCATCTCCATGTGGATAATGAACTTTCATGAATTCCTCCTTCATTTTTCCCATATTTAAATTTCCTTTCCATCTTGCTTGAAAATTCTACTTTCTAATAGGGAACAGATTGTTATAGACTTAGCATATTTCTCTTTATCTCTATATGGATCTATTGTCATAAACTTAACATTAGGATTTCTATCTGAAAAGTCTTTCAACATATCCAGTTCTTCTTTCTTAATACCAAGTCTCTTACATTTCTCCTCTGTCCAATTCTCTCTGTAATCTTGATCAAATATCTTCATCCAATGTTCTTGGTCATGATCTACATCTAATTTATCTAATTGAGGTCTTTTAAATACATCTATTAGATATTTCCATGCACTATTGATCTTACCATTGAAATCAGGTGAGATAAACATAACAAAATCAGGATCAAATTTTTCAACTGTACTGATATTCGCTATAATATGACATAGATTAAGTAGAACTTTAAGAGTTAAATCTTCTATAGAATTAACAAGAACAGTATCCTTAATACTTAATAACTTCTGAGGATCTTTTATTCCATTGCCATACATAATTCTATATGTATAAACAGCTTCTCTTTTAAGTCCTCTTTTATAATGCATTTTTAAGAATATTGTTAAACTATGCTTCTTCTTAACATCATTACCATTCTTGGTCTTCAATTTAATATTGAACAACATAATCTCTCAATTTCTCTGGTATTGTAAACTCTGCACCTGGTTCTGTAACAATATATCTTCCTGATAAGATAGTCTTTTGAAGAAAATTTACTGTATAAGGATCTGGTATTATATGTAAATTTCCACTTGGTTCATCATAATAACCTATTTTTAGTTGTCCATCAACTATTTTAGAGGTCTTAAAAATAGTTAAACCATATTTAAAATACATATTTTCCCTAACAAGAACTTCTTCTTTTATTTTAGTCTTTATCTTGAACACAGGGATAAGATTTTAATAGTTCAGGTACTCTAAAATGTTCTTCAATAGGACAAATAAGCATTTCTCCCTTCATAAGCTCATTAATATAAGAAGATATTCTACTGGTAAGAGGATCAGCTACAGCTAATCCATCTTGATATAACCAAACAAAAGTAAATTGATCAGCTTTTAAATCTGTTCTTATAATCTTATACCAATCTTTTGGATCTTCAGCACCAGGAAAATAAAAATAGCAACCAGACTTTAATCTACAAGCCATTTTTAATTTAAAATTAAACATAATTTAAATTTTAATGACAATCAGCATAACTATGACCAAAATCCATAGAAATTCCTAAAGGTACATTCAGTTTAATCTGCTCATTTACAGATTTAATGGAGTCTTCAAGTTTATTAATAATTTTCTTTCTTTCTTGAGCATTATTAATAATTCTAAATAAGATTTCATCATGCATTTGAAGTGAAACTTTAATTCCTCTCTTTCTCACTTCTCTCACATAATTGTCAAAACACCATACACCAGTTCCCTGATTTAGTGTAGAGAATCTATCCTTCTCAGCTCTTAAAGAATACCAAAATTTGCTTACTGGATTGTAAAGCCATTTTTGATTTCCCACATTTTTGACTGTACAGCTATCTGCAACCTTCTTAACACTCTCATTCCTTTTCCAGTAACCATCCAAAAGCTTCTTAGCTTCTTTGGTTGAGATGCCAATTTCTCTCGCAAGTTTTTCTGCACCCACACCATATATGGATGAGAAATTGGTAGTTTTAGCCTTATGTCGCTTGGTTTTGATCTCCTCATACTTCTTTTTATCATCTGCTTCTTTATTAAAGTTTTTATAAAAATCAACTTCCTGTTGTGTTATAAGTCCACTCCTTACTCCAATATCCAAATGTGGATCAAATCCAGGAGTTCTCATTTCTAACACATACTTGGGATCATAGAAATACATATAATGTTGCTTAGTAGTATCTTCCAAAGAAGACATATCAGAGCCACATAGTATTTCTCCATCATCAGCTATTAAACTACCTCTAATTTCCTTACCATATAGTTTGTCAATACCTGGAAGATTTACAATATTTACATGTTTTAATCTTAAAGTATTGGTGAGACCACCTAAACTTGGTTCAATAAATCCATCTACTTGGTTTTCAAGGAACCCTTCAAGAATAGCTATTCTATGAGAAATTACACTAAGTCCTTCTAAAACTTCTAGTCTAGGTTCTTTTACAAACAACTTCTTAACAGAATCACATACAGATCCGTCTTTCTTGTTACTTCCTATCTGAGGAATTTTCCTAACCTTACCATCATCATCTTTCTCATATTTGAAGTGTTCTGGAACCCATCCCATATCAAATAGCCAAGCTTTCTTTTGATCATTTGAATTTGGATTTGGATCTTTATAACCTTTTATCAATTCAACTTCATGTTCAAACTTAGGTTTATAACCTTCTCTGAAATAGTAATCATAAAGTAAATCTCCTTTGGAATAAAATTCTCCTGTATCAAGTACAATTGCATTCTTATACTTTTTCTTAATCTTAACAGCAACCTTTGGCATAGCTGATCTTAACACATTTTCTTTATTCTCTTTTTCTCTCTTCAGCTTCTCCAGGTTATCCTTTATAAAAGGAATGTTAAGCTTAATCTTTACTTCTTCTTGTTCTCTTACACACTCAAGCTTAAATTGTAGATAGTTTATTAATCTATCCATCTCACTTAAGTCATTGTCATATAAAGTGTTAAGAAGTGCTTTACATCTCTCCCATAATTCAAGATTAATTTTAGTATCTTCTTCACATCTGTGAATATACTCTTCAACAGTTAAATTCTGCCAATCTTTAATTTCTACTTTATGTATCCCAAGATCATATCCCCAATGTTCAAGACCATGTTTAAGCCTGTCAGGAAACAAATACCATGAAAGAGCAAGAGTATCAATGATTTGATCAAACGAATTATTTGTATCTATGCCAAGAAACTTTTTAATGATTCTTTCATCATATAAAGTAATATTATGACCTATTCTAAGAATATCTTCTCTTAAAAAGAATTTTCTCATATCATCATAATCAGCTGTACTTTTTACTCTGATATTACCATTATAATCTCTCCAAGCTATACTTAAACAGTGAATCTTAGTAGCACTATCAAGAAGTCCATCACACTCAATATCATATACATACTCAGGTTTTCCTAGTCTTATCATCAATATTGGATTTAGTTACTTATGCTGCTGCAAGATCTACTTCCTGAGTTGTTATTACTTCTACTGGAGCCGTTAAAACATGTTGAGTATTAATGATCTTCAAAATAACATCTCTCATTCCTGTTTGAACTCTGAGTTTATCTTGTTGTTGAATAATCTTTCTATTAAGACTATTAATATTATAGTCTCTAGTTCTTACAATACTATTAAGATCTACTTTTATATATCCATTATAAGTTAAAGCTCTAATTTGATCAACCTCAAGGAATTTTACAAGCTTACCTTTCACAATTTCTTTCACACCTCTCACTAAGGGTTTAATTGTTATCCTGCAAGCTCCAAAATTACCATTTTTCTGATATTCTGCAAAAAGTTGTTTTGTATTATTTATTTCAGTATTACTACTATAACTCTTTGTTCTATTATTAAACCTATCAATCTGATCTTTTGTAATAGGTTCTCTATGAATAGATACTACTTGATATATAGTATTGCTACTATTAGGTTTACCAATATAATCTCCAATTTTAAACTTAAATAAGTCTGATTCTTCTGGAGTATTTGTAGGATAAGCTGATTTCCTAAGATTAGTTACTTTCAACTTAAATATAGGAGAATCTGCTGGTTCATTCTGGACATCAAATTCTATCTCAGTCTGCTTCAATTCTGTCATATTGCGATATTGTTTTTAAAAACGATTCCACGTAGCCTGCATTATATCTACCCTGAATTTGCTTATAAGCTCTTGTAGCAAATTCTCTAAAGAATCCATCACAAAGAGTTGTACAAACTCTCATCAAAGCCCAATCAAAAGCATCTTTTGCATTCCATTGTGGCGTATCTGTTTCAAAGATACCTGGTAAAATCTTTCTCTCAAGAGCTATTACATATACTTCTTCAAGTACACAATATATCTGCTCTCTTACAGGTAGAGTTTTCCATTTTTCATAATCAGTTTCAACTTCAGAATTATCTTTAAGTATTTTCTCATATTGTACTTGTCCTGAATGCATCATGGCAATTGCTTTATGCATATCATCATGAACATAATATGATTTTACATACTTTTTTGATTTTCCAAAGAATTTTTCTGTATTTTGATTCATTTTAGGAGTTTTTAACTCTCCTAATCTTTTTACTGTATCTTGCTGAAGAAGTCTAGTTAGTTCTGGGTTTAGATCCAACCTATCTCTTTCCAAGTCTGCCAAATCATCTACTGAGTAGACACCTTCTTGCTTTCTTATTAAGGATCTTAACAATATATAATCTTGTATATGTTTAGAAAACTTAATAGGATAGTGAATATGAGCTTTCTTTAAAGAGTATAAAACTCCAAGACTAGCATAATGACTTGTATGCCTATAATCAAGTATCTTCATTAAGCTTTCCTGTTTATCTGCAATAAAGAATTCTCTTGGTCTAAGATCATCCTCATATTTTATAATATGACTTAATCCTGTAGGACTATGTTGGATATACTCTATTCTATCTTTCTCCATATCAACAATATTCTCAAAATACCTTTCAAGAGCTATAATATCAATATCCTTTGGTTCTCTACCTAAATTAGGATAATGAAAATTTAAAGCTTCTGAGCCAATTATCATGTGATCTGTCATGGTAAATCAACATTTAATTCTTTTGCTTTTTTAATAGTGCATTCACTATAGACTTTTTTATCAGCACAAGTTCTGAAAGTTAAAAATGTAGTTTTCATACCTACAGTAACTCTCTTAGTAAAAGAGATTGCTGGTTCACCAACTTTAATATCTTTATCACAGATAGCACATTTATAAGTCTTTCTTCCAGCTCCCACAAATTTAACTTCATAATCTCGGTCTTTGACTACTGGCTTTAGATTTATTTTGAACATAAAATTAATATTGAATATGCATATTAATCAATGCTTGTTCCCCATTACTTAACTTAGTAATTAAATAGTTCTCAGAAATACCATTTTTAACTTCAGTTACATGAATTTCACATGTTTTATCGTCATAAAATACATGTTTAATATCTTTTCCTGTCATCTCTTTTAGTTTTTCCTGAGCCATATCAAGAATTTTAAAGAATGGGTCACCTATTCTAGCCATCATTCTCTCAATAAACATTATATCGTATATCTTATATACTTCACAAAGCTTTTTGAGATCACTATCATTGAATGTTTTGATATCTGCAAGTCCCATTAACTTCTTCATCTTCAAATATTTGATAACATCTGAAAATAATCTAGTATTGGTACTCATGTATACTGGCATTCCAGGAGATTCAAGATCTTTTATGTCACATCCTTTACATGTAAATAATAAATTATCTACTTTTCCTTTATCAAGAGTAAATTCAACATCTAATTCATCAAATTCTCCTCTTATTTTACCAGTAAAATCATTAATATCAAAAGAATGATCCATTATAAACTGTAAACCTTGAGTTAAAGCAGATAATGATTGGGGAGATGCAATATAAGTAGCAGTAATATAGTTTATAATCCATGTTTGAATCAAAACTATTGTCTTACCACTACCATTTTGACCTACAAATAGAGATAAGTTCTTCATCTCTATCTTCATAGGACTACCTAGAATATCAGATTCTAATATTCTAAGATTACTTAATAATTTCTTTTTAGTCTGCATCTTCTTCCTCCTCTTCATCGTAAGACTCTTCATAAGACTCTTCATATGAAGAATCATACTCTTCCTCTTCTTCCTCTTCCTGAGGTAAATTCTCAGGTTTTCTATCCATAATAGTTACATAAAACATCTTCTTTTCAGAAGCTATTCTATATAACTCTTTTAGAAGCTTATTCTTTTGGGTTTCCATGATATCTCCCTTCTCATAAGATTTAAAGATCTCATTTCTAATTTCAGATAAATAATCTGAATTAGGACTAACATTTTTCTCAAAATATTTAAGTGCTTCTTTAAGTTCTTCTCTTGTCATTGAGTTTATTTTTAGTTTTAATATGAAAAAATAACCCCTAGAGTAAAAACTCCAGGGGATGTGACGGAAGTATTACTTGTCTTTAATCACTATTACTTGTTATTTAACTGAATCATTGGCATTGTACCACTACCAAACATATATTGAGGTAAATGACCATCCCATCTTTCAGCTTTGATTTTCTCAACAAACTGAGGAGAATTTTTCAAAGCCTCATTTACAACTTCAATACCTCTAGCTTCTGATTGCTTATTAATCATATTAACAGCAGAATCTTTCTTAGCATTAGTAATATCAATCTGTGATTGAGCCTGAGCTACAGCAACACCAGCTAAAGCGGCTTGTGCTTCTTGCACAGCTCTTGCTTTAGATGCAATTGCAGCCTTTAAAGTTTCATCAGGTACAAGATTTGCAGTAAACTGAGTAATCTGGAAATAAGGTTGTAATTCTGATTGTAATTTAGCTAAAATAGCAGCATCATAACCAGCTTGATTATTTAATATACTATCAGGTGAAAATGTATTAGTAACTTCTCTAATAGCTGTAAGCATAGAAGTTCTAATAAATCCTTCTTCCAAAGAGGATAAACCCAATCTATATCTGGAAAACATACTACCTACTTCTCCAGCAGCTAGATTGTAATTGAATGTAGGATGTACAGTAAAGACAATTCCTCCTTTCGCAGGAACATTGTAAGGATCATACTCCTTATGTTGTTGGAAAGTAGGAAACTCATACACTTTCTGAGCTAATCTCCAATAAAAGCACCAACCAGTCACATACTCAGTTTTTGCAATACCTTGATTACCACCAGTCATGTTGACTTTAATACCTACATTACCAGCATCAATTCTCTCTATACCTACTAACATAGAGAATACAATAAATAATACTCCAATTACTGCTAAACGCAGTTTTGTTTTGTTGCTCATTTGAATTTATAATTAAAAATTAACGAATGACTTTTTTAACAAGACCTCTTAAAATTTCCCACTCTAATGGACTTGGTTCAAATCTTAATTCACTTGTATCTTTCATTTTTTCAAAATCGTCAAATCTGTAAGAAATTTCCTGACCATCAGGGAGCACTAATACACTATTATATGGTCTCATCTTAAGATTTGTTTTATCTATCAACTGAGCTATCACAAGTTGACATTCTTGTGAAATGAATTTTTGATCTACTTTCTGTCCATCTATTATTTTAGCAATAAACAGTTCTTTTTGATATTTCTCATACCAAACAATAAAAGTAGCAATAATTAGGACTAATGTAAGGATTATTAAAGTTGGCATTAGGTTTAACTGTTAATGAATGATTGAATTTTGCTAGAAAGACTTGCATTCTTAGCAGCAACTCCTTCTAAATGAGCTACCTCATCAAGAATTTTTTGAGCTTCTTCTTTTTTACTGCCAACATGAGCTACAATCTCATTGTTTACAGATTCCAAATCTCTCATAGTATTAGTAAAAATACTAAAGATGTCATCACTCTTCTTTGTAAGAGAGTCTTTTGTGCTTAGCACAGGCTTTCTTGTAATAATTGCCATTGTTTGTTTTATTTTGATTTTTTATACAATACAATTGATTTTCTAATTCCATAATCAAATGGATCATTATACCACAGAACTCTTTCATCTGTCTCATAATTCCAATCGAGTTTTGGATTCATTGCTATTAGCGCATAGAGAAAACATGCTAATAGAAACAAAGTTATCAATGTTCCAGCCATACATAATATTTATTAGGTTATCGAATAATGTAAAAATAAAGAACCCCAGTATTCACCTACTGGGGTTCTATTAGGTCACTTGATTTAGTGACTCCACCACCAATTTAATTTTTGAGTAAATTGGAACTCTAAGACTATCCCTATGGCCTACAGATTACTCACAACAGCCATACTTTCGGGGCATGGTTCCCTGCACGAAACCAGAGAGTTTTAAGGTATTTACCAAATACTGAGAATGTCTTGGGTATAAGTGGGGGCCAGAGGAGTCGAACCTCCACACTTTACAGCAATAGGCTCATACGCCTACCGTGGCTACCAATTTCACCAAACCCCCTAAAAATTTTACCATTGTTTGAGAGAAATTAGATATCTCTGCCAGCACGGCAGCCTTCTCTAATCTCTCTCCAGGTGAGGGCGCAACACCTGTCTTGCAAGAATTTAAGTTACAAACATTCCGCTTACAACTACAGAAGTCTCAAGTTTACTTTCAAAATACTCAATGATCTCTTTAGCAAGTTCAATGCCATATTCATGTCCATGATATGAAAATGACTTCTGATCTCTCAAAACTGTTGAGTAATAGTACTTTTTAAAGTTTTCTAATAGTTCTTTTGTAAAAATAAGATCTATCATATAATAAATTAAAAGGATGGGAGATTATTGTAAGCATTTTTGGTTTTAAAGACCAAAGCCTAGATTTCAGGTTCCATTCCTGTGGGCGTTAGATGCTCTCCAACATCAAACGCTTTATCTTACAATATTATCATTCCTAGTGGAGCTGAGGGGACTCGAACCCCTGTCCAAACAATCTAAAAGAATCATAGTTATCTTATATGCTTATCTAGTAATTCCCTACTAGAAGGTAGCACCTTTCATTTACTTGCAAGATGTTGAAAAGCCTAGCCCCACTGAAGGGATTCAAACAGCTTAAACTGCAAAGCAAGAGTATAGTTTAACTATTTCGGTGAACTATACCAGAAAGTCCCTATCTCTTTTTACCATGAGATGGTGGGTGATTAAGCCAGAGCAAGCTCAGTCTCAAACAGTTGAGCTAAAGTAGCATCAACATCTTCACCTACAGTTATAGAAGAAACTTCTACATTTATTTTTGATTCACATTCATTAAGGCTCTATAGAATCATTGAGCCTGCATACCTATAATCCTCATAATTTGCTGTCAAAACCAAAAACAGCCCCATTATTTTAAAGTTTTAATTTTAACTTTTTAGTTTTTCTTACAAAAGGAATGAAATGCATTCCAGGTCTCCAGTACCAAGTATTGATATGATCGTTATAATCATCATATTCAAAGTATACATATAATCCTTGAACATCAAGACATAACTCATTAACTTTACGAGTTTGACCTATAAATTCATTCATTCCATCATTCCAATTCTTTTCTCCTTTAATTATAGTTACAACATCACCAATTTTCACTTCAAAGCTCACCATAACTATGAATTTACAATTAATCTACCAATTTGAACATGTCTTTGGTGTATAAGATTCTCAGTATCAAGCTTACATTGTTTAAAACCCTTCTTCATCATTGTAAATTGCATAATTGACAAATTAGGATAATCCTCTATTTTATCATTTTTAAGATGATCCTCTACTACCCTTAATCTTTGTTTAAGTAAAGATATTTCTATCTTATATTTATCAATAATTTGTTCATTTGTAGGTTTCATAGCTTAAATTTTAATCTCTCCAACTGAAGGGAATTCCTACCCTTTTACTTGCCTGCTGAACTTATCCGAGTTTCTATACCCATTTATCATTGTTAGACCCAGGGTTACCTGATAAATAAAGTATATACAAGGGTACAGGCTTATCCCTTCATGGTAGAGATTTTCAAGATTTTATTGATCCAATTATAAACATCCTGGATCATTAATAGGACACAAATTTACAACTTCTTTAGTTTTCTTTATTACTTTTCTAGCCCTTTTTTCTGCTTGAGCATCTAATGATTTATCAATTTCTTCTAAAAGAATCTCTTCTGCAAGATCTTTACTTTTAAATTCATGAGCTTCATAGAATGAACTCTTAGATTGTAACATAAAGCTAGGTGGATTATCATGTACTTTTACTACATTTTCCACAAAATAATAAGGTATAACCCAAAAGAAGATACCTCTGTATTTTACATGAGCTGTATAGAATTTTCGTCCATCAACTCTTTCATTAGTTTCAACCCAGGCTTTAACAATTTTTGCCATTATTAGGACTTTTTGGGTTTTTGGTAATGCTTTTTCTTCTCTTTAGGAGTATTACCAGAGCCAGTACTATCAGGAATTCCACCAGTGTGTTCAATCTCATATTGAAGTTTTTTCCTTTCCTTAATAGCTCCCTTACCATCTCCATATATGAGATCCAGTTTTAGAAGTTTTTGCTTAGGAGATAACTTCTTAAAACCTTCCTGTCTTTCGAGTGCTTCTTCTCTTTTTTCAGCTTTAGTCTTCATTGTATCAGATTTTGTAATTAAAGAACCATATCCATAGAAGGTTTTGATGTACTCCACTTATTCTTAGTAAGTTTATACATAACTTTCTTCTTAGATTTAATGTTTTCATCGTCATCGTACTCATAAACCAGTTCCTCATATATAATCTTATCTCCATCATTATATTTAAGCTCAGCATGATAGTTAACATTTGGAATATAATGACTTATATGATCAATCTCATGAGGAAGAGGTTTGTTAAGTTCAACTTCTTCTTGATATTCCCACTTATTCTCAATCATAACATATTTGTTATATGATTGTTTTCTCTCATGGAAATTAAATATATCCTTAAAAGTAGAATATGGCTTTCTATGTACATTGATCTCATCAATAATTGATGTTAAGATGTCAATTGTGCAATCAGGAATATGAAGATTATCTTCAAGATCCTTAGCAAATTTCTTATTCTTAAGTTTATCTGCTACAATAGCATGAAATACTTCAGGATTCATGAAATTATATTTCTTATAATATCTGATCCTTGAAGGTCTATCAAGAAGTTTGTCACTCACATCATCATTACAAGTCAAAATAGTTAATCTCTTATGCTTAGGAGTGAATGTACCATCAAGCAAGCTTAAAAAGCTACTTTGAGTATGAAACTTATTCTCAGCATCATTAGCTACAGGAGCTGGAAATAATTTCTCAAACTCATCTACAAATAGACAATAATCTTGTTTAATTTGTTGAAGATAACTAGAGAAGTCTGCAATTTTTGGAATAACTCCATTAATACAAACAATTGGTAATCTACTCTCAATTGCTAATTGTTTAGCAGTTACTGATTTACCTTGACCTTTATAACCAATAAGACCAACACCAATATTCATATTAGCTTGGCTAAGTCTTAGTGTAGTAAGAACTTGATTTCTAAACTCTTGGTCAAAATCATAGATTCTAGGTGGAAGTGTAAGAGCTTGTCCTTTTGTCATCCACATTTCACCATATACATGATCTACATTAAAATTATAAACCTGACCTGGTTGTAGCTCTTCTGTAATTATCACAGCATCAGGATAGAAATTCATTCTACCCATTGATTCAATAATAGTCATCTTACCTGGTTTGGTAATATGATGTTTAGCTAACGGTTGTGACATAATAATTATTACGGATTTTGAAGTTTTGTTTTTTGTGCTAATGCAATCTTTATAATAGGATTTGCTTTTGCAACATTATGTTGGTTAGTAGCTTGAGCTAATGAAGACATCATTCCTTGTAAATTCTCAGGAACCATTGGTGTTCTCTCATTAGCATAATAAGTTGGCATTTCTTGATCACCTTCCACAATTTTATAGCCATCAGCAAGATACCATTCTAATCTTTTAAGAAAGTTCTTTTGAGCATCATGATCTGTGTTGTAAATGAGTGGAGTAGTAGCCTCTACAATATGTTTATCATCTTTGATAAATCCTTTGTAGAATTTAATGACTGACTCTTTTTTAAGTCCCTTACTGACCATATTACCCTCAGCATCAAACTCATCTGGAGTCTCCTCTCTTACCCATAATCTCTGCATATGAACAAAAGATGGCATATCTCCAACCTCTAATCTTTGCAGCATTAACCACTCTGTGGTATTATCTGTTACATCAAAATCCCCAACCTTTTTTGATGCTTTTTTAAGTCTAAACATAGTTTTGAATTTTAAAATTTAGTATCATTTGTAGGTTCTGTCACCCTAACATAATCCTTTTCGAGTTTTTGTTTTACCTTCTTAGCTAAATGCTTCTCAGCATCTTCAAAATATTTAAATTTATGATGAATCTTAGTACCTTCAGTACCTATTCTACCAAAGTGAAACTCAACTAAATAAGGAAAATCACTCATCTTATCAGGATTATCTTTTATATACATATAATAATACTTATAATGAGTACTAGTTTTACATTCAAGATAAGTACCTGTAGTTGAGAATCTAGCTTCTATTTTCTTTAACTTAATTCCCAAACTAAATGGTTTTTCCATAGTCAGTTATTTTACATGAACCATCTAAAAGTCTATCTATCAAGTAATCTTCAGTCCAGCTTCCCCCATGATTAAGATCCCAAAAGATTTTCCAACCACTAACACTAGTTTCTTCTCTATAACTAAGATGAAGATTATAAACTTCCTTACCATCACGTCTAGCTCTTTCATATCTTAATCTCATACCATTTTTTAAAAATCCTTTGACATAAATTAGAGCATCTTTTGGTTGCTTTTTAAATTTAAACATAAAGTAAAATTTAAGGGAGACAGTTCCCCATCTCCCTTTACGTTGCTAACTTATTGCTCACCCTCCAGGAGTCGAACCTAGAATAGCATTTCTTAGCATTACAATAATGTGTGTCGGCAGCTAACCAATGCCACTACTAAAGTTGGAACCTTAATAGTAGGTTAGGGTGAGTATATTATTTCATTTCACAATAATGTATCACCATAACACTAGCATCTGGATATTCTTTAAGATTCCATTCAATAATGTTTTTCTTAATAGCTACCATATCTTCCCAGGAATTTGGCATTTTATTCATTACAAGAACAGAATTACCAGTACCAGACTTAGTTTCACTTTCCCAAGTATAAGCTACAAACATTTTTACTTTCTTTTTTAAAGAAAAGAATTGCAAGACTCTTTTGATCCATTCCATAAATCGTTCTTAAGTTTAATAATTACTTTTGATCCTTTCGGTTTACAATATACTGGTTCAATAAAATTTCCAAATTGAATTTCCTTCCAATATTCATGACCTTCTGGAGTATCAGAAAAAGTAAATTGCCCAGCAATAGTAAAATTTTGATGAGGATTTTTACCTTGTTCAGAAATTCTCTGCATTGCAAGCAATGCTATCTTTGGTGGTAATTCTTTTAATCTCATAATACAAATTGAAAAGGGTGATATTTCTACCACCCTTTTGTTTATAAATCACAGCATGAAAAGTTATTTCTCTTCACCATTCTCATTTGCAGGAGAAGTTTCTTCAGTTGTTTCAACAGGACTAAAATTACCTGATGCTTGAGAAACTAACTGTTGATTTTGTTGCTTAGCATAATTAAGCTTACCAAGAACCTTTGCCAATTCATTATTAAGAGTTTCATACTCTTTTTCTTCTTTTCTAGCAAGTTCTTCCCGACCTTTCATAATACTTTTATCCAATTCAAGCTTAGCTTGTAGAATACCAGATAGAGCTATTTTAAAATCTTCTCTGGCTTTCTTTTCTTTTTCTTCTGCTAATTCTTTAAAGATAAGAAGAACTTCAGAATCAGCTACTTTTATAGCTTTTTCAGGAGTCTGAGTCTTAGTTAGAGTTAAAATTTGGTTCCACTGTTGTTCAAACTTCTGTTTTTGTTTTTGATCTGCCATTTTGAATGGTTTTATAGTGATTAAGAAAATAAATTAACAACCTTTATACTCTCCATCTGCAATACCTTGAGAAAGTATACTTTGGATACTAGGTAATCCTCTAACAATAGGATCTCCATAATATTCATCTTTAGGACTTTCCCAAGAGGCTCTCAACCACAAAGCATAATAATCAGAGGTTTTTAAATCTTTCATATCTGCTTGTAATTGAGTATATAAAGGAGTTCTGTAATGGGATGTACCACAGTAAATAATCTCAATATCAAGATTACTATCTCTCATAGCATAGAAATCATTAGAGAATAATCCACTATGAAAATTAGATTCTGAATAGTAGAAATTAATAAAAAGTCCAATAAGTTCTGATCCTTTAACATTAGGAGACTCTTTAAGTTTCCTATATGTTCTTATTAATGCTTTTTCAAGTTTCTGTTCCATACTGATTGATTTAGAGTGATCCCCTCCAGAATCGAACTGGAAACCTACAGATTAGAAGTCTGTTGCTCTATCCAATTGAGCTAGGGGATCGTTATAGATGAGTTCATTTAAGATTTTAAGAAAATCAAGGTGTGAACTCATCTAAAAAATAACCTTTAAACTACTTAAATTGCCAAATCAGGTTAATATTATCTACCAGTATTAGTTCCATTTACATGGATAGCTGGCTGATGTTTTGCCCTTTCAGTTTCTGCTTTAATCTGAGTATCAATCAGAGTTTGCAGAGTCTGATTCTGTTGAGTTAAGAAAGTGATCTGAGCAGTTAATTGCTTAATAGTAGCAACATTCTCAGCTTCTTTCTTATCATGCTCTAATTGAGCAACTTTCAAAGCACTTGTATGCTCCGATTTAAGAGAGCCAGTTGCTGCACCTACAGCTTTAGAAACTGCATCAGTAGTAGCTCTATCAGAATCTTCAAGCTTTTTCTGCATTGCTAACCACTCAGTCTCATTTACAGTCATAAGCTCATTGTCAGACAAATAAGCTTCTACAAAACTTTTCTTGTCAGTCTTGTAAGACAACTCAATTTCATACTTGTTTTGAGCTTTTTTGTTAACCAACTCCTGGTCTAAAGCACCAAGTTTGTCTTCCATTTCCACTACTTTCAAAGAAGACTCAGCAACAATCTCATTAAGTTTGTTAGCCTCTAATAAAGCAGATTGAATACCATTCACAGCTACTGCCAATTTAGCAGCAGAAGAACCAATAATTAATTCTGTGGTTTTATTACCATTTGTCTTTTTGGTGCTTGCACCTTTTACAGTTGTACTCATTTTTGAGTTTTTGTGATTAAGAAATTAGCTAGGCCACTAGGATTTGAACCTAGATCTCTGGCTTCGAGTGCCAGCATCCTACCGTTAGACGATAGCCCTCCCGTTTTCAGCAAAACGGCTTACAAAAAAGATTTACTCACCATCTCTACACCAACCATGACTACGATTACTGGCCGTAGATAAGAGGGACAATGGTTTTCTTCTTAATCTCTTTTAGAGCTAAGAGATTAGAAACTAATAAGTTTTCTAGCAGATCAGGATTAAAAAGTCCTGGTGCTAGAAATCTTCACTCTTTTTAAGTTGAAAAGAAGTGAAAACTAATAAGTTAAGACTATGAGAGTGTGTTGTTACACCAAAGGTATCTAGCTGATCAGTCCCTAGATTACAGTACATTTCTCCTACTCAGTAAACGATAGTCACTAGTTACCATAGCTATCCACTTAGGTAGGTGTCTGTTCCACTCATTATAAGATGGCTACTTCCAAGCCAACTTCCTCTCAGTCACTGTCTAATATTTTAACTTGTCATTGTTTGATAATACTGTTCTCTTGAACATATAGTCATACCACCATACACCTTCCATCCTAGAATTCTATAGTATTCTATTTCTTGTTCTAACCCTTTTAAAGTTTCAGCATATAATACTTTATATTCCATATATAAAATTTTGAGGGCAAGGTAGGGGTCGAACCTACGACCTGAGAGTTAACAGCTCTCTGCTCTACCACTGAGCTACTTACCCATAATAGGATCATATTTCAGATCCTATCATAACACACAACAGTTAAAAAATTAAGCTTTTGGTTTTTTACCACTATAGTAGTGTACACCACCAAAGCTCAGTTCACAAATAGTTTGAGGATTGATTTGACGATCACCCATGTCCAACATAGAATAAACTGGTATATAACCTAATTCACTTGCAGGTTTATTAGATTTAATGCAGTTCATTGTACGAGCATTACCATTAGCATCTACATGAGTGCTGGTAAAGAATCTTCCTTTAGAAGAGTTGATCAGGTTAACCATATCAGTCCTTGAAGCTTTCTTTAATGGAAACTTCTTGTTGTGTTTAGCATTTTTCCAATTATTGGGATTAACTGGAGTGCTAGGAGCAGGAGCTACCTCAATCTTGGCAGATTTGATAGTTACCTTAGCTGCTGTGTTTCTTTTTTTAATTGATGCTGTAGTTGTAACAGCCACAGGAGCTAATTGTCCTGCCATTGACTTTTTCTTCATTTTGATTTGTTTGACTAATTAGTGAATAATAATTCGTTCTGCATACAGGAGTCGAACCTGTGACCCCACCATTTCACGGGTGTACTCTACCACCTGAGCTAATGCAGACCCTACTACTTTTTAAGAAAAAATAGCAAAACTATTATTTCAAAATTAAATCGGATTAAAAGAACTAATATAATACTGATCATCTCTAACACCACCATAGCCAAATGTACCACTATAAGTAATAAACTTATCTTGATAATTTAACTGAAGTGTCTCAGTAGAGGTTAGACAAGAAGAACAAAAATCAAGAGTATACAGCCATGTCACCCATTGCCATCCATAATGTGGTAAGCCATGTCCGTATATCAGCATATAAACATATGCTTTTGTAGGAATAGTCATTCTCCAAGTGTGTCCGTCTTCAATACCTGGTTGGTTTAATTCTGAAGCAATTACTATGTCAGTAGCACTACATGTTAAATATAGTGAAGCGACAGTAGGATTCCATACCCTCTTACTTAATGGATAATCCCAGGGAGCTAAAGTTTTAGCCATAGAAACACTTGCAATTGAAAGAATTGCAGCAATAGTTAGAATCACTAACTTTTTCATAATCGTTTTTGTTTGTTAAATTAAAATAATAAATACCATTATAGGAATAGATTATTCAGAAGCTCCATTAGGGCTCGAACCTAAACTAACAGAATCAAAATCTGTTGTGCTACCATTACACCATAGAGCTAAATGCCCTACCAATTAAGGTAGGGACTTAATAATCACCATTAAATCACCAGTTAAAATTGACAACTACAAATAACTGGCTCACTTGTGTAAGCAACTTCTCCTTAGAGATGATATGATTATATGGGATTATTAGAGAACACTAAAGCCATCATTAGATGGTTCTAAAGCATCCGCTAATTTCTTAAATTCGGCCTTATTAACCACGCCTCTCTCACCAATTCCAACAAATACAGGACTAACATTGATAATTCTTAATGTCATACGACCTAACACCTTATCATTGTTATTTGGATCTCTAACGAGCCTGAAAATAGTCAATTGTTTCATTCAATATTGGATTTTACTATATTACTTTTTCTTCTTTGTTGCTACTACTGGTGCTCTATTAGCTCTAGCTAAAGCAGCTTGATCTCTTTGTTTCTTTTTAACAAGCTTTTTATTAGCTTTTCTAACCTCTCTATAAGCTTCTAAAGTTACAACTCCAGCTCTATTCATAGCTCTTGCAACACTTCTTGAATATCCATGTCTTTCTTTAAAGAGTTGACCTTTAGTTTTCTTAGGAGTCAACCTTAGCTTACTAGGTTCTTTAACTTCATCTTTAAACTCTTTAAAAGTTTTCTTTTTAGGAGCTTTCTTTTTCTTAGGCTTTGGCACTTTTACACTCTCCAGTTTACCTCTCGTATCTGGAGTTTTTGATTTGTTCATGACACAAATTTAGTAATTAATAATCAATTAAAAGAAACTTGCAGACAAAACTTTTGTTGGTCTACATCCTGTACCCCTGTAAACTTGTGTAACTGTAGAATACACGGGAATCCCTGAGTCTCTACTTGGACTCGAATGACCTAATTTGTAATACTTCTTATACTCTTTACTAATGTTGAAAAGTTTTTCGGATGACTGAATTGGTTGTTTCTTTGACATATTATTGAGAATTGATTACAAATTAGACAGCAATCTCACTTACAGCTTCAAATTCTACAGTTTCTTCTTCCTCTAGCTTTTCATTCATGAGCTTTTCTTGATACTTACTTATATGCAATTCACATTGCTCGTAAGAGAGTTCTGGAGTAAAAGGAATATCCATTAAGATATATTCACCATATACCTCAACAATTCTTTCCCAGGGATTAGGGATCAACAAATTAGTAATGCTCGTTTTCTTTCTACAGACAGGTGTGTGGGTTGTTTTGCCACTGCTAAGTGTAGCTTTTCTAATGGCAAACTCATACTTTGGCATTTCTAAAATTTTAGTTTTCTAATAGTTTTATTTTCAGTGATTTTAAATTCATCCCACCACTCAAAAGTTACAGAAGGAAACTTATGAGCTGTAAATAAATGGTTATGTCTATCACACCATAAATTATGATAAGAAATATACTCAATCCTATTATAATAATATGGAGATCCTGTTACATGATTATGCCATCTTGTCAGATAGCTACCATTCTTATTTGGTGGAAATCCTGAAATCCACTTACTCATATACTTTCAGTTATATTGTTTCTTGAGTTAGGTTTTAAATCTTCAACCTTCTTCCAAAACATTTTCTCTCTTAATAACCAACACCAGAGAATACCATTAAATCTTCTGGTTATTCTGATGTTATCTTTAGTTCTAGTAACTAGAGTATAATCACCAGCAATAAAGAATCCTATTAAGAGAAATAGCAACCATTTTAAGAATATCATATAATTGAATTTTAAGAAAACCAGCCCCGAAGGGCTGAGTTTCCATTAATAATTAATAACAATAAGCTAAATCATGTACTATTACATCACCAGGTATAATCTCACTATTTGCATCTACATGCACTTGTTGTCCTTCTGTAAGAGGGAAACTATAATATGCATCAGCACTACCTGCTGGAAATGTTACACTACAAGCTGTATAAGCCCAAGCCCAAAAATATTGTCTAGGAAATCCCCATCCAAACCTTGAGTAGACTAATACTTCTACTGTAGTATACTCACAAGTAGTGTATCCAAAACCTCTGTTAAGATGTATGTCTATTCTACCATATGGAGTTCCACAAGTATTACAGAAATATACATCCTGTGTAACAACTCTCTTTGGAGTCTTAAACATATTCCAGGGAGCTGGATCATTAAAAGATGCTGATACGGATAAAGTTACCATCATAATAGTAAACAGTAATGACCACTTTTTCATATTTGGTTTGATTGATGACTAAGAAAAGAACTTCTTTAACTCAGGATCTTTATCAGCAATATAAATCATCATAATAATAGTTATTATCTCAGTAGCTATCCATGCAGCTATACAAGCTAATATTAAACCAATATTTGAAGATTTTTCATCTGAAAAGACATCACATATACCCCAAAATAAGAATGGAGAAATTACACAAATTATAGCACAGATAAGAAAATTTTTCATTTTAATTAGTATATAATAAATAATCAATTTTCTTGTTCCAAAAATCTTGATATGTACTATCCATACTATGCATAGTTTGACTATCATATAATACTTGCATACTATCAAGTTTATGCTCATATTTATAGAATGTCTCTTCTGCCATACTATATGGAACTACACTTAACTCTTTATTTAGTTCTCCAACTATATACTGAGTTATATCAAAGTGTCTTTGTTCATGATTAAGAACCCAATCAGGATGTTTAATCAGTCTTGTATTCCAACCTGATCTCTTTTTATCAAATATAGCAACAGCATTATATCTGTCTTTCTTTCTACTATAAGACATAAAGATACCAGTACTAGCATTAGCTGGTATATTACCATCAATGTAGTTTGTTTGAGTAAAATCACTAGTTTTAAGCTTGTAATCCTGTTTCCACTCAATAAGATCCTGATCTTTAACCTTACTTATATCTGTAAATGAGCTTATTAATATCAATCCAGATATAATAAACATCCACATAACTATATTTATAGTTGTAAGATTGTAAACTTTAGCTTTTTTCATAATATAATAATTTAATCGACATTTTTAAAAAATAAAGGAGAATATATTTCTATACTCTCCTATTATTGACCAAAAAACACAAAGGACTAAAACTATCTTCCATGATAACCTGACATACCAGAAGTTGAAGGACATCCATATTTAGAACTCACACATGAGCTACAAAATATGCAAATTACAACTGCTGCTAATACAGCTAATAAAATTGTCTTTCCTGTAAGATCTAATCTTTTTAACATAAGGATGAAATTTTGGGATTAATAATTAAAGTTTTATATAAAGTAACAGATTAAACAATAGGTTTAGGTTCAGATATATCAAATATAAAGATCAGATTAAACTGACCTACTTTCATAAATCTGAAATTTGTAGTATTTACTATCCTTCTCATATGTTCATGATATACTCCATCCTTTGGAATATCCATTAAACTTATAGCAAGAATGTAATTATCACCATTTTCAGTTAAAGTATTCTCTAACTTATTTAATGTTAGAGCTTCAGAAATCTTTTTAACAAGATTCTTTTTGTCTTCTACTGTCATAATCAATAGTTTTAAAATTAAAAATAAAAAATAGAAGTCCAGACGAGGATATCCATCCTACTCCAGTGTATGTCAGCACTGTGCTCAGGCTTGTAGACCTAAGCTCTGGACTCTATCCACCATTAGCCATCCAATCTCTTCAAAATCTCTTCTTAAGACATAATATATTGATAATATTCTTGGATTCAATTAATAAGGACAGCCCTATGTCTAACTGTTAATTAGAGTAGTAGCTGTCCATTGGATATTCTCAGTAAGTTACTATTTACATGTACACTATATAATATAGTAATTGTCATAGCACTGAGATTTTTGGTGATGTTTTGTTTAGTCAAACACTATACACCTTTGTGCACCAAAATGCATAATATTCTTGGTTCCCTATCCATTACCTAAGTGTACTAGATAATAAATATTTGATGTGAACAAACACTCTTAATCCCATATCGTCATATTCTATCAAGAGCTAAATCAAAGACAATTCACATTTTAGTCTTTGAATTGTATGTATATAAAGGGTACATACACTTCCCTATAGCTATTTTTCTTCATCCTCCATGAAATTGTCATCTCTTCCATAAGGATTCTCTTTTTTCTCTTTTTGCCACATTTTGACTACAGCATTAGCTGTTGACATATCTGGTTCACCATAAGTTCTACTATCATGTAAATCATTATGTTCATGTTTAGAACTATCTACATTTCCACCACTCACATGAAATGTGTTATTAACAGGTAAATATGAATTACCATAATCATCTTTTCTCCTACCTCTTTCAGATAATACTAATACCACAGCTCCCATACCACATACTAATCCTAGTATTCCAAGTGCCAATAGTACATCATTATGATTATCATGATATACTATTTGTGCTGGCTGATCTTGATATCTCACAGGATATGCAGGAATAGGTAATTGTGGATAATTATTATACTCAGGTAATTGAATATTAATAATCTTTGGTTCCACATCCCTCCTTATAAATGTTTTCTTTAACTGTCTTTTAGCAGGAATTACAATCTTCATATCGCCCCCGACTAAGATAGTATCTCCTTTTTCAACAGTAATTAGTTTAGTTTGCGCATCTAATTGATACACAGTAATAACAAACATAGTAAATACAACAAACTTTTTCATAAATAAAAGTTTAAATGATTAATAATATAAAAGGAGAGAAATTAATCTCCCCTTTTACTAATTATGAAGCAATACCTATGAAGACTACTGATATTTGGTAATAGTTACCTTTGAATATTGTGTTTTACCATCTATATCTACAGATTTAATCCTTGAATAGATAGTTCTAACATCTTTAAACCAATGAGTTACATCTACTTGTGCAGTGTAGTTATGTGATAATCCACCAGTTTCAGACATTAATATAAATCCTGTAGTCCAATCACCAGGATTATTAACATTACCAGTAGTAGATATTTCTATCTCATACTGTTTAACATTAATTTGATCATCAACACTAAATTCATAATTCAAATATGAATTCTGATTGCTAATGATATCATCATGATTAGCTTTACATGATGGTAAAAATGATATAGCACCTAATATAAGAGCTATAACTGTGCTTGTATACAAAAACTTTTTCATACTAATAACTTTTAGGGTTTAGGGTTATTTTTTACTGTGGGATAAGGTTACTGTGATACTCTTAATAGTCACTGGTAATGAAGTATTCGCAGGCCAATATCCTGTTGCTAAATCTGAAATATCAGACTCAGATTTCATTAAACTACATTTTACAGTACCAATACCATTAAAATTAGTGGTAGTTTGGTCTATAAAGTATAATCCTGAACTAGTAGACAAATATGCAGAACCAGTACTAGCAAATGCAAACCCATTTACAGTTCCACCAAATTGTGTACCATCAGATTTCCTTAAATCCCATTTAGAACTAATACTATTAACACTACTACTATTAGCAGATGCAAGACTAGTAAGAGAGATAGTATAGATCTTCGTTGAGCCGGAGCCATTGTTTGCAAGAATAAATAAGGTATTAGACGCAATAGCAAGGTCACCATTAATAAAAATACTATTAGTGTTGTCATTTGTATTTAATTTACCTCTTTTATTGACATTTACACTTGGATTAGATAAACTACCATTCCAAGTAAATGTACCAATATAAATACTATTAGAACTAGATGATTTGGATACAATATATCCTACACCATTCTGATCAATACCTAATCTTACATAATCAAGATCAACATCACCTGATGCAATATCAGCATTGTTCATGATTTTAACATAAGATCCAGTACCATCAGCTTTTCTAGCATATATATCCACATGATCATCAGTAGTATATTGTAATGTAACAATATAACCAATACCATTGAATATTCCATATCCTAGAGCAGCAGTTTGATCTACACTCATAGAACCACCAAATGAACCTGTAGCAGATCCAGTGGTTCCATTAGCTGTAATAGATTTGACTGCTTGTGAACTAAAAAATGCACCATAGATTTTATCTTGTGCATTAGTTGATATTACCAATAATGATAATACAATGATTGAGAACAACTTTTTCATGATTGTTTTTTATTAGAGTTTAGAATTAACAATTTAAGTTGTTTCTCATAGTATATTGATTATGAAATAAATAGAAAAAACCCCATATAAAAATACAGGGTTTTAACGATTGCTTGCCATTGAAAAATCAAAATCTTCTATTCCAGCCACATATTATGACAGTAATAACTCTATTTAATACAAGTAATACAAGTGAATATTATCTATGAACTAATGTTGTTAGTTCTGAATGTTCTTCAATAAGGTTAAGAGAATCTTCTCTATTACCAAGAAATAGATTTCTTGGAATAGTTTTACCAGTATATCCTAAATGAATATCACCACCATCATCTATAAATACAGCCATTAGGTCTATATTTTTATCATCATACCACGATACTTGTGATATTTCATCAGGTATATCTAATCTATGTCCTTCTAAATATTGATATGAGCTATCAACAAAAAAGTCTTCAGGTGCCAACATTGAGTTAACATCATTACTTAATTGGTTGATAACTTTCTCATCCTGTTGGTATTGATATCCTTTACCAACTAAAAAACCAATACAAATTAAAAAGGTAATTGCTAATATTTGCAATATACCTAAAGTTGTTTCCTTTTTCATGTCTACTAATTTAGAAGTTAATAATAAAAGAATAAATAAAGAAGGCCAGATATAGATATATCTAGCCTTATGGTATTAACCATTAAACCCTTATCCGTCTCTTTGTACCCTTTAACAATAATATCTTAATCATGACCTGTTTCAAGCAAACAAATCAATTTAAATCCAGATGCACAAACCATGTAAAATCCATCATTATCTTGTATGAGATCCCCAACACTACATGATCTTACATTTTTCTTTGCATAATCTGGATTAAAATCATTTTGTGATTTCTTAAATGCTTCTTCCAAGTCTTTTGCAATAACAGTGGCTGCATATTTTCTTATCTGAAATTCCTCTTCAGTATATGTAGAAGAACTTTCAACAGCTAAGAAAATATGATACAATTTCAATTGATCAGAATCAACCTTTTGATCAACTCCTATTTCTTGAGGAGTACGAAATATATTGTGTGTAGGAACTAATGTTCCATTCTTTGTAGACATAACAAAACAATTTAATTTTTAGTAATAATTGTGTTAGTCTGACACAGCATATTGGATAGATCTTCTTCATACATAATATAAAAATTCTTTCTATGTTCATGAAGATCTCTTTCAGATTCACTTAGCTTAATTCCACCTTGTTTTACCATGATGTCAAGCCATAGTTTCTTCTGATAACTGTTTATCAAATCAGCAAATGTCATAGATAAAGGATTTTAAGGGTTAATGAATTAATTGATCTAATCGAGACTGTTTTTTAAAAAATTCCTAGTTTTCTAAGAATAGCACCAGTAATTAAGATTAAAACAATCAATACTAATGCAATGAAAACTCTAGGAATTGAATCTTTCCCCTTAGGAAAATTGTAATCATATTCAGTTTCCATTTGTACAGATTTAGGTTTAGATTAAAATATCGCTACACTTATATATATGTAATAGAAAGGGAATTAAATTAATAACTCCCTTTCTCTCTGAGATAAATCAGGTATGTTTTCACTTAACAAGGTTTAGTTCTTAAGAGTATTTATGGACTATTCTTCACCTGTTTCTGTTTCATCATTTTCAGGCTCTGGAAATTCCACTTGTTCATCATCAGGATGTGGAACATAATCCTGATCTGATGTTGATACTCCACGTTCTTGTAACCATTCATCTTGATTGACAATTGTACCACCACTACCAACTGAAGTTCCAGGTCTGACTTCTCTTGCAGTTTCATGACCTTGACCAGTCGTAGTTGGTATTGCAGGATGATACAATCCTTGTCTAATTCTTACTGTTCTGTTAGATTCAATAGCATCACCTTTTCTTTGATAATGCTGCTCAAATCCTTCAGGTCTTTGAACATAAAGAACTCTAGCTTCTCCTAACTGCATTGCTGATTGTACTATATCCAATCCAGACTTTAGTTCCATAATCTTAATGAATGTATAATCAGGGCCAAACACTTCATCAAATCCAGTCTCTCTTACATTCACTAGATAAGTCTTACCAATCTCAAATCCAGCTCTTTGAGCTACAGTACCAGCTAATACATTTCTGTTTGGCATCTGACCTGCAATACATTGTAACATTACAGGTGCTGATCCATTTTTGTCAGGAGTTGAAGTACCACTAAATGCAGTGACACTTGCGACAATCATTGTGTTCAACATAAACCCTAAATTTTCAATTTAATTGATGATAATTTTTCCAGCCATCATCAATAAGCCAAAACTTGGATTTAGAACATTTGACTTTGTACTTACTAATCATCCAAGCTTGAGCATCTCAAATACCACATAAACTCAAATCATAATCTCTTGGTAAATGAGACCTAAACCCAACAATACTGGAAGATAGTTATTCTTCAATACTATTAGATCCAATAGTAGTAAATATTGAGCAAAACACTACTATTGTGCGCTTGGTTGATACTACAAGGGAACTTTGATTATTTAATACAAACAACTTAAGACAAAATACCATATTAGCTCACCAAATACCATGAACGTAAGCTCTCCGTAAAACTTTAATCTTAAAGCTCTAATTGAGTCTCAAAGTTCACAATATGTTTATGACTAGTTAACTCTTGACAATTACACTTAACATCATCATTCTTAACTATTTCCCATTCTAATACATCCTCATCTTTCTCAATAATTTGAGGATATAATCTATTTTCATCTTTCTTTGCTTCAGCCACCATCATATTCACATCTTTACTAGAACTGAGAAATATAACACAATGTCCTGATTGATTAACAAATCCAATCACACCTCTTGCAGTCCTAACCTTCAGGCCAATCAAGTTATTTCTCTGATCTATAGGTAGATCTTTAATACGCATAGCAACATACAATTTAGACATTAAAGAATAGAGCTTTGTCTTCTCTTTCATTAATTGGAGATCAGCAATGTCTCCAACTCTACAAACAGCTTTAGAATCATCAGATTTCTCATCAAATTCAACAAGCCATACAGACCTACCAAATATCATTACAATAAGCATAAGTAATACAGATTTTAATTGATAATTGGATAATGGTGTAGAACATAATTTAATAGCTTACTATATTATTAACACAGTCCACAATATAACCATATACTTCCATCAGGATCAATAACTCTTCTAGTAACTACTATAGTGCTATCATATAAGAACTCCCAACTATCAACATTCTTACTAACAATACCTCTACTTGTAGTAGCTGTAATTTGTCTAATAGTATTAGGAATAATCTTCTCTTCACAAATACCACTATGGTAAGTGAATGATAATTGATCCCCAACTAATGGAATAAATGGAACATTCATGATAACATGAACACCATAAAAGTTTTTACTAGATCTTCCTTCAAGAGATATATGAATCTCATAATGTGAACCACTCATAATTAAATGATTTAGATTGTGTTAATAATCTTATAATGCCATTGTAAGAACTTCAATTGGGATTCTTCAACTCCTATCTTATAAGCCCAACAATACCTTTCAAATCCACAACCTACAACATAAGGTATAACCTCATTAATTGTAAGATATGGTAACTTAGCCAACCTAACACATTCTTGTACATTCTCTTGTGTATCCCATGAGATAATCTCAATAAAATCTCCTAATTTTGGTCTTCTCCAATCAGGATAATCTTCTACAGTTAGATCTTCAGGATTAGCTAATAATCTAAGAACATGAATATTAAACTCATCATTATCATTACTAACTAATCCATCTTTAATTCCACTCATAAGTGAAAATAGGGTTTAGAATAAAGCCAGATTATAAAGATATATCAGTATATTACCAATAATATGGCAATCATATGATATACTCCCAATTAGATTATAACAATACTATAGTACACTATAAGCTATAATATCTCATAACCTAATCTAATTTTCATAGTAACAAACTATAACAACAATAACCAACAATAAGAATATACCCGAATTCTCATACATTTCTTTAAATTTCACTCATTATTACAATAATTTCACACTGTTCCACGTGGAACATGCATAATTATTAGCAAACTATGAGCGTAACTCTTAAGTTAACGTATAAAAAATAGAATATATTCTTATTTAGCAACATGTTGATTAACAATAAACTATATTGTCGGGAATATAATCTATTGTTAATCAATTAGTTGTAATTAATATTAATCATTGTCTACAAAGGCACAAAATTTAATTGCTGTTTGTCCTTCGCGTGGAAATTCACGACAAACGCACTGCATTTTTGCACCTTCTTTATGTATTTCAGGATCAAATGAAGCATTTACGCGTATACTATAGCCCTCTTTAGTGGTATAATATGCACCTTTTTGCCCTTGAAATTCTCTAATTTCAATCTTACCTGACAATGTAACAGTGAATGTATCACCTACATTTTTACCATTGATTGGTGAACCCGGTCTAATGCCTGTCTTAGCTTGAAACTCTTCTACATTCTTAAATGCTTTAGTTTCAACGGTTTCTACAATCTTTGTTCTAGCTTGTTGAACTGCCATAAAATAATAATTTATAAATTTGTTAAACTTGTATTGTATTAAATAAGTTAGCACAGCTTACAAGTACCCGACTACCCATGTTGCTACGCAACACCCCTGGGTGTTGTATATGAGGTGGTCTATTCTCTCACACACTTATTTAAAATTTTAGGGTAAAAAATTTTTTCTAAAATTGGGAAAAATTTTTATATCTTTATATTATAAAAACGTCGATAAATGACAATAGAAGAAATTAAAGAAATGATAAGAAGTCAAGGTTACTTATCAGAGAAAGAACTTGATTTTAGAAAACGCGTGGAAGAGCTTAAAACTCAAGCAGTTAATCAAGCTTTGGCAAGTAATAGTACTTATCTCGATCCTAATTGGAATCAACAACAATCTACTGGTATTAATAATCCATTTCCACAACCAGCTCCTAATCCTACTTATTATGATTATGAGCAGTTTAAGAAGACTCGTATACCAACTAGGGATGCTTCTAAAGATTATCAAGAGGCTATGTCTTCACTATCTAATTATATGAATAAGACTCAGAAAGCTCCTGTACAAGCTCTTTTAGATGATTTGTTTGTAGAAGATGAGAAACTTGATTATCTTCTTTCTATGGGATATAGACAATTAGAGAATAGTTCATACTTAGTAAAGGGAGAGCCTGATCCTGAGTTTAAGAGAACATTTACTCTTGATGAAGCTTTTGTTATAGAGATGAGAGTTAAATTAAAGAATATATTATTGGCTAAACAATCATTAAAATTTAAGATATAATATGAGTCAGGAAGTAATTAGTAAAATTGAGAGCTTTGGTTATAAGAGGGTTGAAGATAGAGACTTAGAAGAAAATGGTGGGATACTATTTAAGTATTCTCCAGAAGGTCAGGTAGAACTTAGATATTGGAAGATTCATCCTAGAGTTAATGTTACTTATAATGGTAAGAGCATGTATGAGAGTGGTATTACAACGAATGAAAAACTATTAAAATTTATGGAGGATGTTTATGACAAATGGAGAGGACAAAAATAAAGAGCCAAGATGGGAACCATTTATTGAGCGTAAATTTAGAGATTGCTTTTATGGTAATATTACCAAAGAAGAATATGATTTAGCTGAACAATATGTGGCAGAAGGAAAGAGTTATAGTATGACATTTCAGGAGTGGTTAGAGAAAAAGAATATTTGATATGTTTAAGATTCATTTGAAAGCGAAATTTACTAGAGAAGATATTTTAGCAATGTCAGGAGATATTATTGTATGCAGTCTTCCTGAAGGAGATAAAAGAGAATTTTATGTAAAATCCATTACTTCTAATGGAGTTATTATAGGGACATTTACAGATAATATTAATCCTACTATTGCTTGGCCATATGGAGAAAATTATAATAGAATTTGTGCAGTAGTAGAACATTAAGCTATATTAAGAGTTATAAAGCGATTATATTCTGGTATGTGAGAAGTTAATGCAAGGAGATTATTTTAGTTTTACAGTGTTGAAAACCAATAGATAAATAGATGGAAAGACAAACAATAGTGAAGACAATTAAGAAGTCTTTTGCTAATAAAATTAAAGCGGGGATTACCTGGTTCAGATTTATGGCTGCTATTAATGATATTAAGTTGACTAAGCGTGAACTTGAGTTACTTTCTTTTATTAATCTTAGAGGTACTATTTCCTCTCTTCAAGCTAAAGAGGAATTTGTTAAGATCTTTGAATCGTCTTCAGCTACTGTATCTAATATGATTGGCCCTTTAATAGAGAAGAAGTTCTTAGTGAAGGATAAGTCTAAAGTACGAATTAATCCTTCCTTAAGGGTAGATTTCTCTCATAACTTTGTAGTGCGATTTTTTATTGATATTGAAACCAATGAAGATGGAAATTAAAGAAGAGTTATTAGATATTGAAGATATTAAGCGTAGTAGGAAACCATTGATTGATTTGTTTATTAGAAGGACTGCTGTAATTAATCAGACTTCTGAAGATTTAGTAGACTTAATTATAAGGGATCAGTGGAGAAATATGCTGAAGGTCGCAAGTAGCGATACTCTAGTAAGTGAGCTAGATGTACCAATGATAGGTTTACTTAAACTTAGTAGAACTAAAGCTAATAAGAAAATTGGTTTATATGAACGTAAATTAGAAACATATAAATCTAATATGTCAGAAGATGAAAAGCGTAGAGAGAAACAACTGACTCACATGCAGAAGTATGAGAAGCTTATTAATAATATTAAATATAAACTAAGATAAAATGAAATTCAATATCAAGCATATTATAGAAGGAGTTACTAATAGTATTTTTGTAAGAGAAGAAGTAGAGAAGATAGCTGAATACAGACATGATATTTGTAAAGCATGTCCTAAAAATTCTAAGGTTATTGCTGAACAAAAATCACTACATTTTGATACTGTAGAACCAGGCCCTTATTATTCAGAGATTAGACCTGATGAGCATTGTTCAATGTGTGCATGTAATATTCATGCAAAAGTTAGAAGTTTACACACTGACTGTCCTATTGACAAGTGGGAAGCTGTAGCTTCAAAAGAGGAAGCAGCTAAGATTGCTGCGGCTATTGATGGAAATTCATAATTTAAATTTATACCTATGACAGCTTACAATATAAACATTGAACAGTTCATTAATATATTAATAGATATAAGGGAAAGAGGTATTCAGTTAATGAATCTTGATATGGTTCCTGATGAGAGTAATCCTCAAATGAACAAGTTAATAATCCATCCTAATGAAAACATAGTTGATCGTAAACCTTTATTTAAACCTTCTGATACTCCAGAAGACTTAGGAGCAGATAATATTAAAGATCCTGATATAGAAGGTGATGACATATTTAACTTATTTAGTAAAGTCCTGTAAGACTTACACACATATATAGTTCAATGGTAGAATGCTGGTCTCCAAAACCAGAGGTAGAGGTTCGAGTCCTTTTATGTGTGCAAATTGGACATATGGCTGAGTGGTCAAAAGCAACGGTCTGCAAAACCGTACAATCACTGGTTCAAATCCAGTTGTGTCCTCAAAACATAATCAATGTATAAACTCGAAATCAAAGTTCCTATCTATGACTGTACTTGTAAAGTGATAATTGACAAGGATATAGATAAAACTATAAATAGATATGCAAAGAAATTAAACTGGGAAAGACATGATTGCAAAGTACATGGATTAGCTTTGAATCCTGAGAATATGAAAGAATATTATGTTTTTTATTCTCTTGATAGTCTGAATGTTAATATTATTGTACATGAAATTACTCATCTTGTAGATTTTATTTTAGAGGATAGAGCGATACAAAATGAAGGAGAAGCTAAAGCATATTTGACAGGGTTTATTTCAGAGAAAGTATTTGATTACATATTAAAGAAACATTTATTTATAAACAAATGGTATAAACCAATTGAGAATGAAAAACCAAGTAGATTACTTCGAGAAGGTGATGAGGGTATTGAGAGATCTGAAGAGGGATCACCCGGATGTGGAGATCAGCAAACATTACCTATTAGCAACTGATAATAGTTCGTATCCTTTGACAGATAAAGAGTTATATTATGCTCTTGGTAAACATAAATCTGAGTTAGATATGAATACTCTGTCTACAGAAGACATGGAGAAAGTGATATCAGAAACTGAAGAACTTTTTAAAGAAGTAGAAATTGATGATGAATGGTCTGAAGAAGATCCAGTATTTTAATAAATATAACTACATATGGCAGTAAAGAAGAGTATATATGTTGAAGCTGAACTTGAATGGGCTGAACAGCAATTACAGCAGTGGAAAGAATATGTTGACTCTAGACCTTTAGCAACTCTTAAAGATAGGGAAGGTCAAAAGACTACTATGAAAGGAGGTATAATTCCTTATACTATTGCTTCAATAGAACAACAGGGTAAGTTTATCCAAGATACAATGGAGAAATATCTCAAACTTTTAGTTGAAGTTAATAGAATGCGAACTTTAGAAGAAGAAAAGAAAATTAAAGCTCGTGGTATTGATAATTTAAGTCCTTTAGAAGATGGCTCAATATAAACAAGATACTAAGAATATATGGTTTCCTAAACAGAAAGAACCTGTTTTTGATCCATTAGATCCTAATGCAGTGTTTCTCTTTAATACTTATTGGAAAGCAGAGAAGGATAGATGTATTAACGGATTTTATTTGGATAAGAAGAAGACAATATATGTTTCTGGATGGTTATATTTCCATACAGTATATTGGAAAATTGCTATGTACCAAACTCTATATGAGGGTACTCCACAAGAAAGAACAGTTCGTGAAATAAAAACTCCCATACTGAGAGATGTTGATTGGATGATAGCTCAGGATTTGAGAAAATGTGAAGTTGAAGGAAAGTTTTATGCTCTTATAGGTGCTCGTGGATTTGGTAAATCTATTATTGCTGCTAGTAGAGCTGGATGGTTATATACCTTTTTTGATAACTCTCAAAGTGTGATATCGGCAGGTGCGACTGGCTATATTAAGCTGGTGACAGATAAAATTGAGGATGGATTAACAAATATTCATCCTATATTTATTAAGAATAGATTAATGTCTAACTGGAAACTTGAGATAAAAGCTGGTTGGAAAGATAAATCTACAAATGCTCCACATCATAAGTCTTCTAATTCTCAAATTCTTATGAGAAATTTTGAAGATGGAAACAACTCAATGGTATGTAATGGAACCCGTCCTGGGTTTCACTTAATAGATGAAATTGGTACTTTACCTAATTTAATTGGTTGTTATAAAGATAGTGATGGTTGTTGGTGGGCTGGAACTTCAGGAAATTCTAAACCTTCTTGTCTTACATTTATTACAGGTACAGGTGGTGATATGGAAGTTGGAGCTGAAGCTGCTGAGATGTTCTATCATCCTAGTTCATATAACTTATTAGAGTTTGAAAACACGTGGGAAGGTGGAGCTAAAATAGGAAGGTTTATTGAAGCTGGTATGGGAAATCTTGGATTTTCAAATGAAAAAACTCTTAATGAATACTTAAATATTCCTACATCAGAGATAGATCTTTCACATATAAAAATTTTAGTATCTGATCTTGATAGATATAATAAGAATTGGTGGGAACCTAAGTATATTGAAGCTAAAAAATCAGGTAACTCTAAAACAGTACTTAAATTTAAAGCATACTGGTGTAAGAAACCTAGTGATTCATTTATAGTACTTACAAAGAATGATTTCAATACAGAAGAAGCAAAGAGACAACAAAAGAATATCTTGGATAAAGATCTTAAAGGTATTTCAGTTGATCTTGTTCTGTCTGATAATGGCATGGTTACTCATGAATTTAGTGAGAGGTTGTCAGTAACAGAGTTTCCTGTAAAAACACAGAGTAAAGATGCTCCTGTAATTATATATGAATTTCCTATGCAGAATCCTCCATTTGGATTATATGTAGCTGGAGTTGACCCTTATAGACACTCAGAATCTGAGTACTCGGACTCTTTAGGAGTTATATACATATATAAGAGAATGCATGAAATTGGTTCTGAGAAATATCAGGATATGTTCGTAGCTTCATATGCAGCAAGACCTGGAGATATTAAGATATGGAATGAAACTGCTAGAAGGTTAGTTAAATTTTATAATGCTAGGGTTTTATGTGAGAATGACGAAATGTCATTTATAAATTATATGATTGACAAAGGAGATGGACATTATTTAGAAGATACTCCAGAATGGCTAAGATTAATAGTTCCTAATACTACACAGTTTAATAGAAAGAAAGGTATTTCCAGAGCAGCTAAGCAAGTAAGAAGTTTCCTAGATGGACAACTTAAAGAATACCTAGATCAAAGTATTCATAAGGAATATGATGATAATGGCTCTGTTACAAGAGAGATATTAGGAGTTTCTAAGGTGTTAGATTATATGCTATTGGAAGAGATAGTAAGATTTGATAAAGATAAAAACTTTGATAGAGTAATTGCTGCTCAACTTGCAATAGCTTTAGCTAATAAACTTAATCCTGTAATAAAAGTACAGTCATTAGATAATGACAATAGAATAGAAGCATATTATAATAGATATAAGAATCAAGAATCCAGAACTAATTCAATGTTTTCTAGGAATTCTTCATTCTCAACAAGAAAAAGATCAAAATTATTTCTATAAAATAAGTAAAAATGGTAATAACTCATATTGATAGTGCCATAGGTCAATCAGTAGCAAATGAAGTTTATAATCTTTATCCTGACCAATATGTTCCTGAAAAGGATAAATATAAAGAGAAGTGGATAAAGACTAATAATGATTACTTTGCCAATGTGGCATATTCTCAATACATGGCTAATTATAAAGAAGTTTCTAAGAACTATAGACTTCTAAAAGGTATTCTAACTAAAGAAGATTTCTATGAGACTGAAGAAACAGTTTCATTTATGGAGACTCTTTCAAAGAATATGGGTCTTCCTGAACATGTAAAACACTATCCTATTCTCAATCCTCCTATTAATACAATGATGGGAGAACTCTCAAAGAGACCTGATAATCATAGAGTTAAAGCTTATGATGAAGATAGCAAATCTGAAGAGCTTCAAAATAGAACACAAGTACTTCAAGATTATATCTTAGATAAAGCAAGAAGTAAAATCTTAATGAAACTAGCTCAGCAAACTGGAGTTTCTCCAGATGAGTTTTTAGCTTCAGAAGAAGGTCAGCAACAACTGGATCAGATGACTGAAGAGCAGATAAGTGAGTATATGGTATCTTATACTTCTACTGCTGAGAAGTGGGCCAATATAACTCTTGAAGCTTTAAAGATGGAACTTAATATGAAAGAGAAATCCGAGGAAGCTTTTAGAGATCTTTTAATATGTTCAAGACAGTTCTATAATATATATGAGGATAATTCTAAACTTGGATTCTCAGTTAGAGTTTTAAATCCTAAGAATGTTTGGTATTTGACAACTCCTAATAAGAAATATACTAAAGACTCATATGCAGTTGGTACTATTGATATTATGGAGTTCTCTGAAATATTAAATACTTTCAATCTTTCAATGGAAGAAATAGATTCTTTGAGAAAAGGTATGGAAGGTTATGAGACTAACTTGGGAAGAGAATCTAACTTATTTAACTCTGTTAAAGGAGACAAGTCAGTTACGTATGATGTATATGATCCTCTTGTTCAAAGAGAAAGAATGTTAATGGAGTCTCAAGTACAGACTGATGATCATAGAAGTGGTACTGAAGCTTTAAATGCTTATTTAGGTTTAGGAAATAATATAGCTACATTTGGATCTAAATTTGTGGTAGTAAGATCTTATTGGTTAGGTAAGAAGAAAACTGGTTTACTTACATATAGAGATCCTGAATCTGGACAAGTTCTGAAAGCTTTAGTAGATGAAACTTATAAGAAGATTCCAGAAGAAATTAGTATTGAATGGGGTTACCAGAACCAATGGTGGGAAGGTATTAAAATAGGTGCAACTGTTTATTTTGCAAGACCTTATACTCTTTTGAACTATCCTCCAGTTATAGGTGTGGTTCATGAGAATAAGAATACTGAAGCTAGAAGCTTAGTAGATCTTATGAAACCTTTTCAGGTATTATATAATATATGTATGAACCAACTCTTTGGCTTATTTGAGAAAGAGTTAGGTAATGTAGCTAATGTCTCTATTAGAAGAATCCCAAGATTAAAAGATGGAGATGATCAAGATGCTATAGATGCTTGGGAATTAATGGCTAAAGAAAGAGGTATTACATTTGATGATGATTCTCCAGAAAATACTAAAGTACCTGTTAGTAATCAATCAGTTGCTAGAAGTATTGACTTAACTAGGACTAATGAGATTAGCTCAAGATATCAAATTGCAGTAGGTCTAAAGAATGAGTGCTGGGAACTTGTAGGATTTAATAGACAAAGACTAGGTTCAGTCTTGGCAACAGAGACTGCAACTGGCACAAATACTGCTATGACACAATCTTATGCTCAAACTGAGCCTTATTTCAGCCAGCATGAGTATTGTTTAAATGAGCTTTATCAAGCTATGTTGGATGCTGCTCAAACTATAGAACAGGAAAAACCAACTTCTACTATCTCGTATGTGAATGATGAAGGTACAGAAGCATTTATTCAAGTTAGTGGTTCGGATCTTAAATTAAAAGATCTTAAGGTATTTGTATCTAGTAGATCTGAAGATCAGAGAATCTTTAATGAGCTTAGACAACTGGCTCAACCTATGTTACAAAATGGTGCTTCTATCTATGATATTGCCGTACTCTATTCTACTAATTCAGTTAGACAGATGAAAGATACTTTCAAACGTCTTAAAGATAGAATGGATGAATTACAATCTCAGCAACAACAAATTGAACAACAAAAATTACAACAACAACAAGAGCAATTCCAGGCTCAAATGCAAGCTGAAGATGCTAAGGAACAAAGAGTTATGATCAATGATAACTATCAGAAAGATCTGGATAGAATCAATAAGAAAGAAGTTGCTCTTATCAATTCATTTAGCAAACAGGATGATAATCTTAAGGATGAATCTGGTAATGGAGTTCCTGACATACTTGAAATTTCAAGACTTTCTATGGATGAAGAACAAGCTAAGAAGAGCCATATGGTTGATCTTATGAAAGAACAAAATAATAAGAGAAAGAATGATGATCACTTCAAACTTGAAAGTGAAAAGCTTAAACTTGAAAAAGAGAAACTTAAACAAGAGAAAGAATTGAAAGAGAAAGAGTTACAAACTGAATTAACAGTTGCTAAATATAGAGATAAAGGGACAAAGAATTCTCCAAAATCTGGAGGAAAAAAGAAGAAATAAGCTATATTATATACCTCTTTAGGCTCTAATATAATGTAATTTCTTTGTTAATTAAAATAGTTAAAATATTTTTACACTGCGTTTTGGAAGACAAAATGTTGATTCACAAGTTCAAACAAACCAATAAATAAATATTCAGTTATGCCAGATCAAGATAATGTATCATTGGAGAAAATCTCTTTGAGTGGCTCAGACTTTGCTGATGATCTTGGAAACTTTGGTATTCAAGATACTCAAGTCTTAGCCAATAAGGATCTTAATAAATTCTTGTTAAGCGATCCTGATACTGTTAAAGATGTTGATGATGAGGAAGAAGAACAAAAACAACAGACTCAACAAAAGCAACAGCAGAAGCCGCAACAGAAACAACAAGCTTTTGATGAAGACGAAGATGAGGAAACTCCATTAACTCGTAAGCAGAGTCAGAAAAAAGAAAAAGAGGAAAAACCTAATGGTAAAGATTTCCTTGATAAGTATGTTTTTGGTGATGGAGATGAAGATACCAGTGAACAAAATGTTGATCCAAAAGATGCTCCTCAAAGTGGAGATGATGACACTTACTCAACTCTTGCTAAAGATTTAATGAGATTGGGTGTTTTCTCTAAAAACTCTGATGATGAATCTGAAGAAAACCTAACTATTAAAACTCCAGAAGAATTCCTTGAGAGGTTTTCACTAGAGAAAAAGAAAGGTGCTATCTCTATTCTTGATAATTTTTTATCACAGTTTGGAGATGATTATAGACAGATGTTTGATTCAGTCTTTGTAAATGGCATGAAACCACAAGAATACTTGCAATCATTTGCAAAAATGGAAGCAATTAATTCTTTGGATATTTCTTCAGAAAACAACCAGGAGAGAATTGTAAGAGCTTATTACAAGAATCTTAAATGGGATGATAATAAGATAGAAAATAGAATTCAGAAACTCAAAGATTATGGTGATCTGGAGGATGAAGCTAAATCTTATCAAGAAATATTACTGAATAAAGAGAAAGAACAACTTGCTGAAACAGAGCGTAAAAAACAAGAAGAGCTGTTAGAAGCTAAAAATAAAGAAATTAATACTAAAAAATCTTTACAAAGAGTATTAGGTGAGAAACTGAAAACTCAAGAATTTGATGGTATTCCTTTAAATGATAAAGAAGCTCAAGCTGCTCTTGAATATATGACAGATAAAAAGTATAAGCTTCCTAGTGGAGAATTACTTTCTGAATATGACAAAGATCTTTTAGAATTATCTCGTCCTGAGAATCATGAACTTAAAGTTAAGTTGGCTCTCTTACTGAGAAAGAAATTAGATCTTAAAGATGTGAAGAAAACTACAATCTCCAAAGAATCAGGTAAACTGTTCAATCTGTCAACAAAAAATGCTAAAAATAATCAAAAAGAAAAAGAAGTTAAATCTTTCTTCTAATATACGTTTAAATTAAAATTAATAAACAATGCCTTTAAACAAAATACCTGGCTTTACTGGTTTTGCTGCCACTAGGGTATCATCTCTTGATAAGAGGGCTATTGGTAAGTTTACTGACTCTAATCACTTGGAATCCTTACATCTTACTGATCCTGCTGATTATGATAAGAAAATTATCACTCTCTATACTCAAACGCAGCTTTATTCTAATGATTTCCAGCAAATGTTGGATAAATCCACTCCTTTCTACATTGATAGCAATAGTGATGCTTTCAAATGGGATATTAATGTTCCTTATGAATTCCCTAGAGTTGTAGAAATTCCTGAAGAAACAGAGCTGCTTGACAAGCCTGGTATTGATGGACAGGAATTTACTCTTGTATTTGATAAGAAAGAGTTCTTCTTGAATGATGTTATCACTTCTCAAAAGATGGAATTGTCTACCCCTCTGGTAGTTACTAAAGATCCAGTTCCTCATAATTCTGCTTGGTTATATACTTTCACTATCCTTTCTGAAAATCCAAAAGTAGATTTCATTCACAAGAAATTCTTTGGTGTTGGTGTTGAGTTTGAATTCTTATTCAACATGGTAGGTGAGACTACTACTGATTTAACTGGTCTTGGTAGCATGGGTAGTAAAATTACTCTGTTTGAGACTTTAGGTGCTGGTTTTGGTGCTGAACATTCTATCACAGATTGGGCTGATGCTCGTATGTTGAGAGATGGTAAAGGTCAACCTTTGGATTTGATGGTTTATGGTAATATGCGCAGAGGTGCTATTCCCGAAACTATGTCTACTGATGTTCGCTGGGAACCTTATGTTGAGTATCTGATGCGTAAAAAAATGTATGACATGAAAACTGCATACATGATTTGGGGTCGTCCTGGTACTTCTAAAGACAGAGGTTCTAAACAAGAAATTAAGAAAGCTTCTAGTGGTATCTATCACAAAATGCTGAACAATGGTAATACTGTTTACTACAATCGTGGTGAATTCAATATTCAACTGTTGAGAGATGTGTTTGGTGATCTGTTCTATAGACGCGTAGATATCAAAGACAGACATGTTAAGATTTATACAAACGAAGCTGGTTTTGAAGTATTTAAAAAAGCTAACAAAGAAGATCTGTTGAACTCTGGTTTAACTGTAATCGCTGATAATAGATTCATTCAAGGTTCTGGTCAGAATATGACTGTATCTTATGCTTTTGATAGCTTGATTACTTCTGATACTGGTAGAATTGATCTGGTACATTTACGTCAACTTGACTTACCAAATACTAATTTGGAACAAGGTCAAAATAAGAAATCTACTCCTATCTTCATGGTATTTGACGTATCACCTTCTTCTGATGGTGGTTTGCAGAATAACATTAGACAGGTTAGAATGAGATCTCGTCCTTCTATGACTTGGGGTTATATTGATGGTGCTATCCATCACTTAGGTTTTGCTAAGTCACAGGGTATGAGTTCAGTTTCAAAAGATCCCTGGTACACAATTTGGATGAAAGACAGATGTGATGTGTTCATTGAAGACTTAAGCCGTTGTGTCATTATAAAAGAAATTCCAAGCTTCTAATTGTTGCTTGAGTTCTTATTCCCCAGGTTCCCTGTGTAAACAAAGCCTGGGGTCTTTTTAGATATAGTTCATATAAAATAAACCAATAAAAAATTACATTATGGGTAGATCCGGTAAAATTAGCTCTATTAAAAAAGAGTATAATCGCAGTAATGGTAGCTTAGAAGCTTCCTTAGCAATGAATGGATATTCAAGATTTCCTGGAACAATGGTAAGAATGATTCCATATAAAGAACCTACTACTGGAGCATATAGAACAGGTTTAGATCCTGATGCTTTATATATTAGGAGATTAAGGGATAGAGATCCTGAAAGTGCTAAAGTTGAGATTGAAAGAGTAACTACACTTAGAAAAGAATTAGAGGATATGACTGGTTTGGATTTAAATCCTAGATCAGATTTTTACTCTAAAATCTTTGATGATAGGGTGAGTATGAAAGCTCATACAGTAGCTCTAAAAGAAGGTGATAATGTTTTTGATCTTAATATAGCAATGGATGCTATTACTTACGCATGGTTGAGAGTACATCCTTTGATAGCTAGTTCATATCAAGCTTATGAAAGAGGTGAGTATCCTTCTAATACACAGTTTTATGTAAATGATACTAATATTGAAGAAGAATTACAATATAAGAAAAGAACCTTAATCAATAAAGCTATCATAGAACTTGATGCTATGAGTCTTGATAAGAGAAAGAAAGTTGCTCGATTACTTGGACTACCTGTAACTGATAATAGTAAAGAAATCTTTGTATATAATCTTTTGGATGCTTTCATCAAAGAAACTGAGATTAAAGCTGGTGATTTTAGAGGATCTAATCCAATTGAACTGTTTAATAAGTTTAATAAAATGGATGAATCTCTGTTAGCAGCTAAAGATCTGGTAGAACAAGCTCTCAGACATAGTATCTACAGAATTACTAAAGGTGGAAGAATTACAGAAGGTAAAACTGAAATAGCAAAATCTAAAGAAGAATTGGTAGATTTTATCATGGATAAGAAAAACCAAGATGACTTATTTGCTCTTCAGGAAAAACTGAAAATGAAAAAAGCTTTATTAGTATAATCATATGATAGATGTAAAAGAACTGTTATATGACATTGATTTAAAGTTAAATAAAATCGGTTCTAATGAACATCAGAATATAGAGCTGGAAAATAAAATCATAGCTTTAAATGATGCTCAGATAAATCTAGTTAAAACTAAATTCTCTGGAAATAACATATTCAAGATTGGTTTAGACGGATTTCAGAAGAGATATAATGATCTTGAGATTTTAATAGAAAAAGACAAGTATATTGATCTCAAGAATGATTCAAATCCTCTAAAATCCTACTCAGGTAGTCTTGATCAATTAGATCCTAAATATATGTTAGGAATTCCAGGAAGTGAGTATATATTAGCAGATAAAGGATCTTGTAAAGATCATGTAATAGAAGTTCTTCAAATAAGACATGGAGATATAAATAAGGTTCTTGGAAATTCAAATATGAATCCATCATTTGAATGGCAACAAACTCCAGGAGCAATATCAGGTCATAAATGGCAGGTATATACAGATGGAAGCTTTCTTCCTACGAAATTATATCTCTGGTATGTGAGATATCCAATCTTAGTAGATTTTGAAGGATATACTCACTTAGATGGTTCAGCATCACAAGTAATTGATTGTGAGCTACCATATTTCTTAAAAGAGGAAATTGTAGATATAGCTGTGAGAAATCTGGCTCTATTTACAGAGAATCAAGGTGCTGCTCAAGCTGCGCAATTAAAAATTCAAAATAACGAATAATAACAATGGGTATGATGCTGATCCACACTCATTGGTAACCAGAGTCAGCAGTAATATAAAAATTTAATAACGAATGGATTATTCATTAACAACCTTGTATGTGTTGGGTACTGGGAACTTGGTTCCTGATGGTTTCAAAAGAGAAAACCTGAATCCTACACAATTTGGTATCTTCAACAGCAGATACAAAGCTGTTACAACTGCTAATGAGGCTGTGAAGTCTCCTTACATCCAGTTTGGTCAAGGTAGAATTGAAAAAGTACCTGGCTTAACTGATAAGTATTCTGATAAAATCTCCAGAGGTTCTCTGATTGAGTGGTACAAAACTACTGGCTCTGCTGAATCTAAAAGCCAAATCACTTATGCTGGTTTTGATGGTATTGATAATACTAAAACCATAAAAGCTTCCTGTGACGAAGAATATTCGTTGACAATTAGAGCACGTTCTTTGTATATTGATGTTTTGACAGCTTATGGTTTGACAAGAACTGTAACTGTAAAAACTCCTTGTTGTGAAGATTGTGGTGATAATTGTTCTACAATTGATCCTCGCTGGTTAGCTGAACAGTTTGCTGCTAAGATTAATGCTGAGCCCATGCTCTCTAAATTCTTTGTAGCTACTCCAGTATTTGAGTGTGGTACTCCTCCTGATGCTCCTACTGTAGTAAACGTAATTGTTTATTGCTTGAATGTGTGTGATAATGGTGATGCTGGTTCTCTGGCTGCCGTACAAGCACAATATCCTAATGATGTAGTAGTGAAATCTGATAGAGTAGGTTCTATTTCTACTTATCAAATCACCAGACTTTCTACAGATTCAGCTCCTGCTAATGCTCTGGTAACTCTTCCTGTAAGACAGGCTGTATGTTCTGTATGTCCTGCTACTTACACTTTACAAGCTGCTGCTAATCAGTATATCATCGAAACTGCTTTAGATGGTTCTGAAGATTTGAATAGTGCTGCTGATCAACAAACTTTTGCTAATACTATAAAAGCTTTGTATGCAGTTCCTGTAACTTTCAATGGTGCTACTGCTGTAGATCCTACTACTGATCAAATCACCTTGACTGCTCATCCTTATGTAACTGGTGAAGCTATTGTTTACTCAAATGGTGGTGGTACTACTATCGTAGGTTTGACTAATGGTGCGACTTATTACATCATAAAAGTGGATGCCAACACTGTAAAATTAGCTACATCTAAAGCTAATGCTATTGCAGGTACTGCTGTAGATATTACTGCTGATGGTGTAGGTGCTGCTCATACTTTGACTGTTCAAAGTTCTGCTACTTTCTTGGAAAATAAAGGTGGTTCTGCTAAAATCTTGATTTCTCTTGATTCTCTGGCTCCTGCTATCACTGTTCCAGTACTAGCTGACATTGTAACTTTCGTAGGTGATACTGAAGCTCTCTGTGTACCTCCTGCTGGCACTTCTGTAGCTTGGACTTCTTGTGATACTGGTTTTAAAGTTCAAAGAACTCTTCACCTAACTATCACTGATGACTGTGCTTCTGATTTGGCTGCTGTTCAAGCTGCTTATCCAAGTAATACTGTTACTTTGGTTGAGTCTGCTAACTGTAACTCTCAATATGCTTTGGTTCAGACCTCTGATACAATCCAGGAAGATTGTGAATTCCATGTTCCTCCTGTATTTGCTGATGTTCAACCTTATAAAGGTATTGAGTGGGAAATAGTACCTGACACTTTAACTGGTGCAGATTGCGTAGCTGGTGTTAAAATTGAAGGTAAAGTACTGGATAAATATGGTAATCCATGTAATCCTCTGTCATGGCCTTATGAGTATGACAAACTGACCTTTGAAGTATTTGCTTATAAAGCTCCTGCTACCTCACAAGATTTCAACACTTATGATCGTTGTGATAATATTCCTGTAACTACTACTCAGAAATCAACTTTCCCTAAAGGACTTGGTGATGAGATTTATGAACTGGAAAAACAATATCATAGCTATCAGACCACTATGAAGCATATCTACTTTAACACTGATTACAATGGTGGTTTTGTAAGATATTCTGATCCTAACACTGTATATGATACTTATGTTCTGAAATTTAAATCTCCTGATTTGAATACTTGGAGTGAGACTTCAAGACAAGATGAATCAGTAATCATAGCAGTACCAACTGGTACAGGTGTTCAGATCGAAAACTTCTTGATTGGTTACTTTGGTATAGAGAAGTTTACTGCTGGTGTGTTGAGTCAAAGTCTATAATTGGTTTGTTTTGACTATATAACAAGGAGAAGGGAGGATAAGTCCTTTCTCCTTTTTTATTTAAAAATACAATAATGGTAAGCAGATTAAACTTTGATATAATTGATACTCATGATTTTAAGACACTTGGTGTCTTGGACACTTCATGGTATAATCCAGATATAAAAATAGAAACTCCTATAATTGAAATACTTCCTCCAGGTTATACTGTTGCAGCTTCTCCCTTCTTTATGATTGGTGCTTTAAATGTGTATAATTCTAATGGATTAGGAATTACAAAAGCTTCTTGTGAAGAAGAACTTGTACAACTTCCTGATGGTATTTGGAAAGTAAAGTATTCTATATGTCCAAACGACAAGCTATTTATAGAGAAATTTTTTCTCAAAACTGATATTATTAGATGTAGATATACAAAAGCTTTTCTTAATTTAGATCTTAATGTATGTGATAACCCTTATAATATAGAGAAAAAAAAGAAACTTGAAGAGATTGAATTCTACATTAATGGAGCAGTTGCAGCAGCTAATGATAAAGATGCTAAATTAGCTATAGACTTATATAATAAAGCTAATAAACTCTTAGATAGATTTTCTGAAAAATGCTCATGTTAAAACCAACTCAATATGGCAAAATGTTCTAAGTGTGGTAAAGAAGTTGGTTGTGGATGTAATCTTATTACTGGTTCTTGTCATACTTGTTATAATAAACAAGTCTCTCTTACAAGTGTAGGATTAACTGAAACTCAAGCACAAAGTTTGCAATTGCCAGTAGTTCAAAATCCACCTCCAAATACTGAATTTGATAAGATTCTTAAAACTCAAGGTCTTTCAAAGGAAGAGAAACTTAAAAGAATTAATGATATCTTAGAAAAAGGAATACAAAATGCTCTTAATCAGTAATAAAACTCAAGACATTGATCTTATATCAGATACACTCGATCTTATATGTCAAATAGATACTTTTCTTTCTCAGGAAACTAAAACTAAACTTGATAGTGATAGATTTGGTACTAGAAAGTGTAAAGTAAATATAGAAGATTCACAGTTATTAGTTAAATATAAGAAAATCTTAATAGATAAAGTCAACAATTCTTATTGCTTAAGAGATTTCCAACTTGATGATATCATACATCGTATTAAACAATTGTTAAACAGAAATTAATGTGTAATCACTGTAAAGACAATTTCATTGTTAAAGCTACTTCTAATGAAATCTCATGGCAGGGCAATCCTGTAACTGAGCTTGATATATGTGTTAATGACTCTCTCACTTACGTAGAAAATATAGTTCTTAGTAAGATTGTAGATTTACTTAAAGGTAGAGGAATTATACTTCAAGATTTGACAATATCTGATTGTGAATATTTAGAAGACTTGTTAGGAGTTCAAGAAAAGAATTTACTTAATATTCTTAAAATATATAAACAAGCAATATGTCAACTCAAAGTAGCTACAGATACTAATGCTGCTACTATTGCAAACTTTACTACTGTAGCTAATTATACTTTAGGATGTATAACTCCAACTGATCCTTGTGGAGATCCTTTGACTTTTCAGTCAATGATACAAGCTATAATCACAAAACTTTGTGCACTTAATACTCAATTTGCAAGTATAGCATCAACTATTCTTGATGCAATTGAAGAAGGTACAGGTAATATGCTCATAGGTGGTGCAGTAACAACTGCTGGTCATAATGGTTATATTACCTCTGGTACTGGAGCTACTGCTAAAGTAATATTTGAAGCTGTTGTTCCTCCAAACTGTCCTATTCTTTATAGAGGGTCTACTTCCTATTTTGATGTAAATGGTGTCGGATTACCTAATACTCCTTATCAAGGATGGTATATCTGTAATGGAGCCAATGGAACTCCAACATCTAGTACATTACCTCAAAATTTGGCTGGAAACTTAATTTATATTATAAGATTCACATAATAAATTTAAATAAATGAATTATTCTATCTATTTTCCTAACTCTTGTAGCTGTAATAGCAATCAAGGTATTTATGGAACCAATATGTGGAATGTAAATGGTAATCAACCTGGAAATCAATATTCTTGTGGTCATCAACAGGCTTGTAACGGATGTATAGACATTATAAAAGATATTTGTACACTCTATCTTGGAGCTAACCTTGTTAATACAGGTATTAATACAAATGATGATTTAAGAGTTATTTTCCAGAAATTGGATGCTATTAAAGCAATCCAAGATACTAAGAATACTAATCTTTTAGCAGCTATTAACGATTTAAATACAAGAGTTAATACTCTAGCTGGTGGTACTCCTCATCCTCCTTATACTTTACTCTAAAATATTATAAATGTCAAGCCCTTGTAATCAACAACCCATGAAGTGGGTTTCATGCTGTCAAATAGTAGATTGTCTTGATATTAAGTCAAGTGATGGCACTATTGAAGTACTGAAGTCTGATTGTGGGATAGATCTGAAATTTTCAGGTAATAACCTGGATAAGGTAATAAAATTAAATGATGGAGATTGTGTAAGCTTCATAAAAGAATTTGTTGATGGAGTATTAACATTTACTCCTCAGATAGATTTTGAATGTTTAGCTCCAGAGATATGTAATATTTGTGCTCCAACTGTAACTTGTCCAGCTCCCTTATTTTTATCTATAACTAATTTATAAACTTACTTTGGTTTATTGGTTTACCAAAGATTCAGCCCTTGTCCAGTCTTGGACTGAGGGCTTTTTTATTAAAACTAATCAACTTGATTAAAATATCTTTCACACTATTTGGTAAAATCAATTAAGTTAATTATTTTTGAGCTTAGAATCTCGAATGTCTAATTAAAAAGATTTTGCATGGGTAAAGATAAGGTTCTCAAACAAGAGATGATAGAATTCTTAATTGAAAATTACAAGCCAGGAAGAACTTCGTATACTTGGAAACAAATTGGTGAGCAGTTTGGATTTGAAGCAGAACAAGCAAGAAAAATATGGCTCAACTACAGAAAGAAAGTGGATTTCACTTCAATGGAAGATGTTCCTCAAGAAACACAACCAGTAGAAAGTATAATTAGTAATTATCAATCAAACTGGAGAAGGATAAATGATCTTGATAAGTTAGTTAACAAGAACTACAATGATGATGGCTGCTTAGTATTAAACCTCCCTGATCTTCACTTAGACAAAAGAGATTTAGAAAATAATACAATAGATGAGAATATAGAAAGATATTTTGCTGTTCTCAAATACTTAGTTGGTAGAGCTTATGCTTCAAGTAAGATAAATCAAATTGTGTTTGTAGTAGGAAATGATCTTTTTAATACAGATAATATTTTAGATTCAACAGCTAATGGTACAATACAAAGAGTTAATACAACGTGGGATAAAGCTTATGAAAAGATTTATGATGCTATGGTTCAAAGCATTGCTTTGCTTAGCAAGTTTTGTAATAATGTCCATGTTGTTCTCATACAAGGAAACCATGACAAGTCTAAGAGCTACTATATGGCTCATGCTCTTGAGCAATATTTTAGGAACGATCCTAGTATTACTTTTGACAGGGAAAACAAAATCAATAAAATTGTAACTTGGGGCAATAGTTTTATAGGATTCAATCATGGTAATAATATTAATGATAAACTTCCACTAGCATTTGCTCAAGAGTTCTACAAAGAATGGGGATTAGCCAAATACCATGACATTTATATAGGTGATAAACATCACAATAATGAGAAATTGTTTAATAAAAAACAAGCTCAGGATGAGAAACAAGGTGTAAGATTAAGAATTCTTCCCTCTTTAAGTAAGCCTGATACATGGCATGATGATAACTTATATAGATCAAGACAATCTGGAATAGCTCTAATATATGACAAAGAACGAGGAAAAATCTGCGAATGGGAATATCAAGTTTAAGATTAAAGTAATTAAAGTAAAGGAACCCCCTGTATTTGAATCTTTAGTTGATAAGATGAAACCTTTACAGCAACAACAAAATAAACTTAGTCAAGGTATTTACCAACAGTTAAAAAATGGAAATAAGGTTACTTATAACAGAAATTTTTCTATAAAAGAAATGGAAGAGGTATTTGCTGAACTCTTCTATGGTAAAAAGTAAAAAATGAGTACAGGAAGAGAATTAGTATCAGAAGTAAGATCTCTGAATAAACTGATAAACTCAGATAACAATATAACTGATAGATTAATCTATAATATTCTTAAAGATAGTGCTACACTCTTAATTAAGAGAGAAACTAACTTAAGAAGATTATGGAATTCTCCTATTATATTCACTCCAATACCATGTTTAGAGATGACTCCAGTTCCTCTCTCAGAGTGTTGTGATTATAAAAATCCTTGTATGGTATCTAGGAGCGTCAAGAAATTACCAACTATCTCTGAAGGGATATTTGGACTTTTAGTACAAAGTGTATTTTCTCCAGGAAGAAGAAAATTTGACTACGCTCCAGTTGATAGATTTGTAAACTTCTTAGGTCTTAAACTTAAGAATACAAAGAAATACTATTGGGTATATAATGATTACCTCTATGTATCAGATCCTGATATTGAATATGTAGACATTATAGCATATTTTGATAAGGATATAAATCCTTCAGATTATGCTTCTTGTAATAGTGCAGAAGATACCTCTTGTGTAAATCCTCTTGATAGAGACTTTAAGATTCCCTCCTATTTGATTAAAAATCTTAGAGACTTGGTAAATGATGAATTAAATAAAACTTACTTTAGACATATTGTAGATCCACAGACTAACGCAAAAGATGAGGAGCAAAGTTAATTATGAGTAGAAGCAAGGTAGAATTTTGGACGCATAGTAGAGATAATTATGACAGATTTTTATTAGAAAATCGTGTTATAGAGAAAGAATTGTCTTATAAAAAATATAAGAAAATTATTGAGACTTGTAACTGGATGTATGTTGAATATGCTCTTAGAACTGGATTTAAAGTAACTCTACCTTTTGGATTTGGTAATATCTCTGTGATCAAAAAGAGAATTAAGACCTTCAAAGAATTTAAAGGAAAACAATATATAAATCTTAGAATAGACTGGGCTAAAACTAAAGAGGTCGGTAAGAGAGTTTATCATACTAATGAACATAGTGATGGATTCAATTATAAATGGAGATGGTCAGGAAAAGAAGCTAAATTTAATCTTAGTGACTTGTATACATTCAGACCTCAAAGATATGCCAGTAGAGCCATAAGTAAGTATGTTAAGAAGCCAAGCTCTCAATTTAAAGATTTATACACAGAACAATTATCTAAATAATAAAATATGGACAACTTATTAGGTCAAATGCTTCCTCTTGGATATAACCGAGATCCAAAAGTAAGTTGGTACTATAAATATAACTTTATTTCTCCAGAACCTATATACTCTCTTGTAAAAGAAGAACTTAAGAGTTATTTTATAACTGGAGTTATTGATGATACTCTTTTTCCAAGATATACAGAAGAATGTCTTAGAAAGCTTGGAAAAGGATCGTTGAAAATTGAACAAAATATATTTCAACTTCAAGATTACGAAACTCTATTACCAGATAACTTTGAGTCTGTAAGAGAGTTATGGCTTTGTACTCCAGTTGAGTATAGTTATAGAATGCCAAATTCCTGTTATGAACAAGCTTTAGTAAGACTTGGAGCAGAAACTGCTGATAGATGTGATACAGGTTCATTTTGTGCTCCACAAGAAATTAAAGTTACATATAAAACTACAGGAAAAGTAATTCAAAAATTCAATACACATAGACTTTTAAGACCTGGAAATGTTCATGCTAAAGATGCATGTACTCCAGATAGTGCTAATAGATTTTGTGACTCTTATGATACTTTTGATATTAGAGGTGGTAGGATCTTTACTAATTTTCCAGAAGGTCATTTATTCATGACTTACTATGTAAAGGATTATGATGAAAATGATTATCAATTAATTCCTGAAAATATTTGGATTGAAAAGTATATAGAATCTTATTTGAAATTTAAATGCTTTGAAACTCTATATAATACAATTACAGATGAAACCTTAGCTCAAGTAGAAAGAAAAATGCAATATTATGAGCAAAGATATTTAGAGGCTAAGGTTAATGCTGAAGTTGAAATGAAAAAACAGACTATAGATCAACAAGTTAGAGCTACAAAAGCTGCTAGAAGAAGATTAAATAAATATATTATAAGATAATAATGGCAGATATAAATCAGAATCCTAATCAAGCTATGCTTGGTCTTAATCAAGATAATATATCTCAGCAGATTAAACCAGGTCAGCTAACCTATGCTCTCAATGCACAAGTTGAATCATTTGATGGTGATATGGTCACTTATCAAAATGAACAATCCAATGTTTTATGTTCTGAATTTAAAGCAGGGTATAAAGTAATTGGATTTTATAACATTGTTGAGCAAGATAGGACTATTATTTTCATGACCAACCCTCATACAGGAGATTCTGAAATTGGTATTATTTCTAATGTAATTACATGTGATGTAGATGATCCTACACACTTAAATGAAAAGAAATCAAGTAACTATGTAAATAATGGTTACAATAATATAGATGGTGAATGTAATTGTGAATCTCCTGAAATACTTACATTTTATCAACTTTATAAAAAGCTAAATCCTACCAACACTCTACAAGTAAATCAATGTTGTCAATATAGAACACTTGTTAGTGCAAGATGTTTAGGTTTTAATATTAATTATCCAATTCATAAAGTTGCACATAGAATAGTAGATCAGAATGATGATGCTAATAAATGTGGAACTGAGATTTATTGGGGAGATGGATTAAATCCAAGAAGATATTTAAATATTGATGATCTTCCATATGAGACTATTATTGATGGTTGTGATAGAGTTCAAAGTAATATAATTGATTGTGATTTACTAGAGGTAGAAGCTGTAATAGATATACCTTGTATAACTCCTCTGGTAGTATCAGATGGAGGTTCTTTAGTCTCAGGAACTTATCAATTTGCTATTCAATATGCAAATGATAAAGCAGAAGGATATACTGCTTATTACAGTATTACCAATCCTATTGGAATATTCAGAGATAGATATGGTCTTGATTTTAATTTTGAGACTGACAAATCTATAAAACTTAGAATTACAGATTTAGATACAAGATTTAAATATTTTAATCTAGCTGTAATCAAAACCATTAACGGAGTAGCTGATCCAGAGTTAGCTGGTACATTTGAGATTGTAGGAGAAACTATGGAAGTAGTTTATTCTGGAAACAATAAAACTCAAATAAACTTAGCTATTGAAGATATATTTCAAAAATTTCCTAGTTACAGAATTGCTTCAGAAGTAGCTACTGTAGGAGATACTATTATGTGGGCTAACCTTAAGTCAGATAAAAGACTCAATTACCAGGAAATTGCTAGTAACTTAAAACTTCAATGGATAACTTATCAAATTCCATATAATCAATTTCAATCATATGAAAATGGTATAAACACAGCTCTTTATAGAGGTTATATGAGAGATGAAGTTTATGCTTTTGAAATTGTATTTATACTTAAAAATGGTCAACAAACTGATGGTTTCCATATACCTGGAAGAACATCTGTTTCAGGAGATCTAACTTTAGTATCTAATAATGATGTTATAACTGGAGCTATGGATAGCTGCATAGTTGAAGATCCAGATCAACCAAGATGGAAGGTTTATAATACTGCATCTGTCACTGGTACAGATCCTGCATATACAGCAGCAACTAATAAAGATTGTTATTTAGGGCCTTACCAATATGGTGAATTCTCTTATTGGGAGTCTGAAAGAACTTATCCATGTAATTCCAAAGTATGGGGTTCTTTGACTGGACAAAAAATAAGGCATCATAAGTTTCCTGATAATTTGATTACTCATATCCATGATAAAAATCCAACTCCTACTAATAAGGCGTTTGAACATAAAATATTTCCTATTGGAGTTAGATTAGATCAAGAAAGTTTAAGACAAGCTATTCTTAGTTCTGGTTTAACTGATAGGGAAAAAGCTAATATTATTGGATATAGAATTGTAAGGTCTGATAGAATTAACAATAAATCTGTCATTGCTAAAGGTCTTCTTTATAATATGGGTGTGTATACTCCATATTCGGAAGGAGTTCCCGCTAGTAATCAAACTATATTTTATCCAAATTATCCTTTTAACGATTTAGGTGGAGATCCATTCTTGACTAACTTAAGTTCAGCAGGAGATGGTGGATTTTCTATCTATATACTTGATAACTTAGATAATAGAATAGATAGTGCCTTAGGTCAACTAGATTCATTAAAATCAGTATTAACCATTATTAATGCTGTATGTTATTCAGCAGCAGGTAAAAATGATTGCGGCTTAGGAAATCCAGCAATTATTCAGATTACAAATTCTGAAATAGCTGATTTACAAAATAAAATGTTCACTACTGAACAAGCTGGTACAGCTCTTCAGAATAGAATAAATGAAATTGAAGCTTATTATCAAAATAAAATAGCTAACAATGAAGCTGTGTGCCAAGATGATGTTACAGATTTAACATTGAGTTCAACACTAGTAGATAATTTTACTAATGCAATATCTGCTATTGGATCATCTGGAGCTATTACTAACTTTACAGCAATAGTTGCTTATATTACAACTAATGCTTCAACTTTAAATAGCCACACATATGCTGATGAAATCTTTCAATTAAGATCTGATTTAACTTCAGTTCTTGGTGTGAATAGTGATTTTCAAGCAATGATAACTCCTATACAAGATAACTTCTCTGATTGGGAAGATGCGTTGACACAATTAGCAATGGTAGACTGTAATGGAAGTATTATTGTAGACTCAGCATTTTCGAGAGCTAGATTTACTTTTCATTCACCTGACACTCATTTCTTTCAGCCATTCTTAGGAACTTTCTTAAAGTTTGAAACTGTAGAAGGTGGTATGGCATTAGGAAATTTTGTACAAGTTCAGGATCATGCTGGTGCTAAAATGATGTCAGCATTTTCTGCTAGTATAGCATTAGCTGCTGGTATAGCAGTAGGAGCTTTATTTGCTGTAGAACCTAAACCACACGTTATAGGTTCAATGCCTGGCCCAATATATACAGCTTATTATCCTGATTTTCCTTCTTTAGGAACTATTGCTGAAAAAGCTTTATATTGGAATCAACAATTTAAAACTTTAATACAGAATTTATTACCATTTAAAAACTATGCTTATCAATATAATGCAGTAGGTTATTATAATACCTTTAATGCAATTGCTAATAATGGTAACAAACAAAGAATGGTAGACAGAGCTTACTATCTCTTACCTGGTATGCAGAGTCTTGGAGATGTAAATCCTATAAATAATTGGAAAAGAGAAAGTTCTGTATTTTTTAGAATAGATCAAAATTCTTCTGCTCCATTATTACCAAATGATGCTTCTATAAAAGGCTCATTAGCAGATGATGATTCAAGAGTTGCATATTCTGCTGATAGACAAATTTATAGTAATGTACTCTCTTACTATGCGAGTAATAAAAGAAAGTTCTATGATCAGTATGGAGATATTTATAGTTATGGAACTGTTGATACAGGATTATGTGGAAAAGTAAATATTTTTACAAACTATGGAACTCAAAAGATTGATGTCTTTGGTGGAGATATTTTTATTAATAAATTTGGTCTTAAAAGAAAACTTTCATATTTCATTGATACTAATGTAGGTAAACCTGATGGTACTGATATATCTTATTCTGACTTATCAAATGTTGGTAGAGTCAAATATTGGTATAATACAGCCTCAGCTCAGACTCCAGGTTCTGGTTTTAAAGGACTTATGAAGTCTATCTTAGGAGTTCCTCAAAGTAATATGGATGGAAATAGTAATAAATTATTTTATCAAAATGGAAGAATTTATTTGTACAATTATGGTATTGCTTATTTCTTTGTTGAGAGTGAAGTTAATGTTGATTATAGACAAGCAGGAAATGCAACAACACATGATTTTTTCCCACATGTAGGAACTGGTATTCCTAATGATTGGTTGCAAGAAAAGAATGTACCTATTGTGCATGATAATTATTATATTTATAATAAAACATTCTCTAAACAAAATAAAGAAAATTTCTTTAGTCATTTACCATTAAGTTATGATCCTAATGAAACTTGTCAACAGGATTATACTCATAGAGTTATATATTCAGATCCTAATAGATGGAGAATATACAAACCGATATCGTTCTATGATTTTCCTAAGAATTATGGAAAATTAACTAGTATTGATACTATTAATAATCAAGCAGTTCTTGTTAGATTTGAAAATAAATCTTATGTTTACAATGCTTTAACAGCTATTCAAACTAGTTCAGGAAAGTATGCTTACTTAGGTAATGATAGTGTATTCAAATCTGCACCACCTTTAGACTTTGGAGAAACTGATATTGGTTATGCTGGTTCTCAGCATCACTTATTACTTAAGACTCAAGCTGGACACTTATTTATAGATGCTAAGAGAACACAGATATTTTTAATAAATGGAACTGGAGTAATTCCTATTTCGGACGTAGGAATATCTAAGTGGTTCAATAAGAATGGTGCATTTAGAATCTTAGATTATTTTTCAAATGTGAATGTAGATAATCCATATAATGGTATAGGATACACTGGAGTTTGGGATAACAAATATGAAAGATTTATTATAACTAAATTAGACTACGAACCTGTAAAAGAGTTTGTTAATGACATAACTTATGATTCATATTTTGGTAGATTTTTATATAAAGGTTCTGAGATACTATTAGAAGATCCTAAATATTTCTGTAATAAATCTTGGACTGTATCTTATAGTCCTAAGATAAAAGCTTGGACAAGCTTCCATAGCTATATTCCTAGTTATTATATAGGACATGCTGGACACTTTGCATCAGGATTAAACTCTAGCTTATCAAATGGTAAGTCTTCTATATGGTTACATAATTTAGTTCATACATCTTATCAAAGATTTTTTGGTAAACTTTGTCCATATACTCTTGAATATCCATTTGTATTCAAAGCTCAAGATGAAATTTTACAAAATGTAAAAGATTATACTACAATTCTTGAATATTATAATGAAAATGATTTCTATGAGATTAATGATGGAGTTTACTTTAATAAAGCTGTCTTATGGAATAACCAACAATGCTCAGGTATTTTAAATCTATATCCAAAACCAAAAGGTAAGATGAATTTATACTTCACTTATCCTAAGTATAATAAAGATAGTAAGGATATAATATATACTAAATCTGATAATTTCTTTAACTATAATACTTTTTGGGATGTTATTAAAAATCCTAATAATCATATTCCAATTTGGGTTGATTCTTGTATTAATAAATCAGTTGATAAAGAACTAAATAATGATAAGTTTGATTATAGTAATAGATCTCATCAGAAAACTAAATTAAGAGCTAAAGATTTGAAAGTTAGACATATAAATGATATGTTTGATAGATATAGATTTATTTCCAAATTTGTATTAGCTAACACTCAAATTTCTTACAAATAATGAAAAAATATCAAGATGGAGGAGGAGTAGAACCCTTCTCCTCATCATATGCTTTACAGCTTGCACAACAAGCTCCAGTTATGATTGATCTTCAAGATACTAGAAAGGTTAATCCTGCTACTGGTAAGCCTTTAACCGATAAACAAAGAAAATCAGTTAAGGTAGATCAAGACAATGTAAAGAATATTATTTCCCAAGCTAAAGCTGCTGGTATAGATCCTTATACTGCTCTAGCTATCTCTTACCAAGAATCTGGTTTTCAGAATGGTGATAAACTATATAATCTTAATCCTCAAGTATTTGGAAAACCATTTGGAAATGCTGAAGAGGGTATGAAGAGTCTTCAAGATATGTTTAAATATGCTAAGAATCTTCAATCAAGAGGTGTAGTTCCAGAAGGAGAAGAATATCTATTACAAGGTAATAATGGATATGGTAAAATCAAAAAAGGTCATGCTGATCTTGAAGGATCAACTTCAATATATGGTATGCCAATTCCAGATGAAGGAATTGATTTTAAACAACATCCTCTTTATGGAAAGACAATTATTTCTTTAAGAGATGAAGTATTAAAGAAAAACCAATCAATAAATGACTTAATTCAAAATACTCCAGCATATATGAAGAAACCTGTAAAAAAATATGCAGAAGGTGGAGCACTTACTAGTGGCCCTGGTACTGGTGATCCTTTAACCCCTGCTGAACAAAAAGTAGCTGATCAGTATACTAAAATGGGATATAATGTAAGTAAAGTAAATGGTCAGTTACAATATAAGAAAGATCCTAATTTTAAAGCTCCTGTTCAACAACAAGCAGCTCAACAATCTGCTACTCAACCAGTTCAACAAGCACAGCAACCAATGATGATGAAAAATGCTGCTGCAACTTCTGGTAGAGGTAATATAACTGAAGATCAATGGAATACTTTAAAAGCAAAATATACTCAAGGACTTCCTCAAGTAAAACCATATGGATCATCTGCTAAAGGTGGTGCTCTTGATAAGAGAATGAATTGGGTAAAATGGGCTGATCAAGAATTACCTACTGGTGGTACTCCAGCTAAACTATCAGCTCAAGCTGCTAAACAAGCAGGTATTGATCCATCTATGCTTTTAGCATCTTCTTTAGAAGAAGGTGTTGGTCTTAGATTTATGGGAGAAGGTAATGATTATTCTAATGCATATGAAGCATCAAATGAAAAGGGAGAATTAAAAGATTATCCTGTAGATGCTTTTAGAAACTATGGTCTTGACCAGGTAGCAGGGAATATAGATAACTTTATTAAGAAAGGTTGGGTTCCTGCTGATATTAAATCTAAAATGAAACCTTTTAATGCTTCTAATGAACTTGATGAAAAAGAATATTATGATAATGCTTATAATGTTCTTGGTAAAAAAGGTTTATTAAAAGGAGTTAGTAGGAAAGATACTGATAAGTTAGATGAAATTATAGATGAGAAAGGTTGGGACTTACCATTAATGAAAGAAAGTGCTCACACTGCTGCTTTTAAAGATGATGCTAGTGCTTATTATGCTAAAGCTGCTTTTTTAAGATCTGAACAAGATAATCTTTTATCTTATGCTAAACAAAAAGGTTATAAGTTAACTCCTGAAGAAACTAACTTCTTCACTATGGCTGCTTATAATGGTGGATCTGGTAATGGTAGATCTATGTTAGATTTTTATGGTGGTCAAAAACAATTAGGTAATAATGGATTTCTAAAGATTAGAGCTAACAAGGGACAAATATATGATAATATTATACCACGTTATGCTGGTGCTCAAATGTTTAAAGGTGAAGGTTATTTTGAATATGGTGGAAAGATGCCAAAAAGTCCAAAAGGAGTACCTAAATATGATAATGGTGGCCCTGTTGATCCATTTACTCCAGCAGCAGATTTAACTGGTGGTAATAATTGGTTGAATACCAATAATGGTGCAACTCCTATCAATCCTGATGGAACTACGGCTATACCATTACAAAATCAATCTGGAACACCTACTAATCAAGGTAATATTGTTCCTTTAAGTCAATTCTATGATACAGTAAATGGCCCTAATGGAAATAAGATGTTACAAGGAACTGGTACATATGTTAATGCTCAAGGACAAACTACATCTCCTGAAGACCAACAAATGATTGCTGATCAAGTTACTGCTCAAAATAAAAGTACTGCTATGAAAAGAGAAGGTATAAAGGATGATGCTGAGATGATAGCTGATACTAGTATGGCTGCCATCAATGCTTTTTTCCAAAGAAATAATGCTGCTCAAGTAGATAGATCTGGAAAAAGAAAAGCTATCCAACAGACAATGATGGCTCAAATGAGTCCTTATCTTGAAGGTACTGGATCTCAAGCTATCATGAAAGATGGTGGAAGTATTCATATTAAACCTGAGAATAGAGGTAAGTTTAATGCTACTAAAAAAAGAACAGGAAAAACTACTGAAGAACTTACACATAGCAAAGATCCAGTAACTCGTAAGAGAGCCATATTTGCTCAAAATGCTGCTAAGTGGCATCATGGTGAAAATGGTCTCAGTTTAGATGGTCAAGGTCAAAACATGCAAGTTCTTGATGGAGGTAATACTGAAATGATATCTAGCTCAGACCATAGTAACCCTATGATACAGTTTAGTGGAAGAACACATGATGAAGGTGGTATTGGTCTTAAATATGGTGGAAGTCTTGCTGAAGTGGAAGATAAAGAAGTAGGATGGATAGATCAACAAGGAAGTTTAAATATATTTGGTAAACTTAAACTTCCAGGTACTAATCAAACTTTTAGAAAAGCTGCTGAAGATATAGCTGGTCAAGAAAATAAAGTAGATGGTCAGAAATCTAAATACCTAAATATATTAAATAATAGTAATCCTGCTAGTCCTTATCAGGAAAGTGCTATCTCAACATCAAAAGTAATGTTTAAATCATTAGATAAACAAAGTAAACAGATAGCTGAAAAGAAAGAAGCTTTGGCTTCATATCAAAATCTCATTCTTGATATGGTAGATAAAGGACAGAAAATGAAATATGGTGGTCAAATGCCAGCTATGCCAGGTGTTCCTAAGATGGCTAAAGGTGGAACTTTAGATGGGCCAGAAGATCCTACTGATGTTAAATCTGTTCAAGCTTATATTGATAAAGCTTCAGGTGGTAAATCTCCGTTAAAAGCTGAGGACTTTATTGAAGTATCCAAAAAATACAATGTTCCTCTTGATTTAATGTTAGCTCAAGCCACTCAAGAGTCTAACTTTGGTACTAAGGGAAGAGCTGTTAGAACTCATAATATATTCAATGTAGGTAATACAGATGATGGTACTGCTAACAATATGGGAGATTGGAAGAAAGGTTTAGAGAATTATGCTCAGGTTTTATCTAAAGAGTATTCAAAAGATGGTAAAATTAATACTCAGGATTTATTGAATAATGGGTTTACTAGAACTAAAGATCATGCTAGGTATGCTACTGATCCTAAATATACTCAGAAATTGTCATCCATATTAGATGAGATTAATCCTAATAACACATATTCATACATAAATTCATATGGTGCAAATGATCAAGCTAATGCTCCAGCACATAAAACTCCTGGTACTATTACTACATCAGATGTAATGGCTGATTATAAACCTATTAATAATCCATTACCTGACAAGACTGAACAAGTTGTTCAAACTAAATATGGAGCAGCCAAGAGAAATGCTACTCCTTTTAGCGATAAAGCTCTTATTACATCTGGTGGCAGAGAAAGAGGAACTCAGTCTTCCTTAGATGTAGCACAGATAGCTCCTGAATTAATTTCTTTGGCAACAAATCAAAGACAAGCAGTTCCTGGATTTAGTTATGAACCTGATCTTCAACAGACCTTTGATATTTCTTATCAATTAGGTAGAAATGAGAATGAATCTACATTTAAACAAACTTCTGCTCTGGCTGAACAAACTGGTAATATGGATGTTTTAGCTCAGTTGGCTGCTCAGAAATATAAAGCTGATCAACAATATAATATGCAAGAAGTTCAAGGAAATGCATCTCAAAGATTACAGACTTATGCTCAAAATATTGCTACTTTAAATGATGCTAAGGTTAAGAATTTAGCTCTTACAGCAGATCAACAAGCTAAACAAACTCAAGCAGATTTTAATACTAGAGTTCAAGATATGGCTGCTATTAAGTCTATTTCAGGTAAAGTTGAACAAAATAAGCTTGAGAACAAAACATATAATGCTTATGCTAATCTATTCCAAAATTATGGATTTGATAGTAAAGGTAATGTAACTTTTGATCCAGGTAAGGTTAGTAAGAAATTTACTTCTGGTGAAGCTCAAGCTTTTGGAATGATGGCTGCTCAACAAGGAGCTAGTTCTATTTTAAATGGTGATTACTCAAGACAATTTACCAAAGTAAAGAATTCAGATGGTTCTACAACCACAACTGAACAACTTGGAACTAATAAAAAGATTCAAGAAGAGTATAGTGCTCTTAAAAAACAAGGATTTGATGATGCTATTATAGGAAATATGCTTCAAGCTCGATATCCTCAAACCATAAATGGAGATTAACTGATTTCATTAATATTTTTCCTTATTTCTAATTAACTTGATTAAACTATCTATCTAAGGATTTGGTAGTCTTAATCAAGTTAATTATTTTTACAGCAATTTATTTCGCTAATTTTAACGAACTTAATTATGGCCTCATACGCTGGTGCAATAACAGAATTTAACCCATATATACAGCAAATTCCCACTGAAGCTTACACTAAAGTTGGGATGTTTAAGCAACAACAATATGATGCTGGAGTAGCCAAGATTCAAGATACAGTAGACAAAATAGCTGGTCTTGATATTGCTAATGAAGGTGGTAGACACTATCTTCAATCCAGAATCACTGAACTTACTAATACTTTAAATAAGTATAATACTGTAGATTTCTCAAATCCTAATAATGTAGCTCAATTAGCTAGTTTAGCTAAACCATTATATCAAGATGAAAATATTGTAAATGATGTAGTTAATACATCTATTTATCGTAAATGGTCTAAAGATGCTAATGATGCTTATAAAGGTGGTAAGATGGAGCTTGGTCAATTCATGAGAGAATCTACTGACGCAAATCAATGGCTATCTTCTCAGAGTGCTGGTGCAACTTACACTGGTAGACAAACTCCTAATACAGCTACTAAGAAGGATCTTACAGATAGAATTATAAAAGCTAAGAAAGATGGAATGGAGAAGAATGAATTTGTATATGATACAAGATATTCTACTGACACTCCATATTATGTAAAGTCTACTCAGAAGTATTATTCTGAAGCTGATTTCAATAATTTTGTAGCTAACAATTTAATGTCCTCAAGAGATAGAGAAATGCTGATGAACGATCACTGGTATGAGAATCAGGGTGTACCAACACAAGGTCTTCAGTTACAAGACATTAGTATGTATACTGCTAAAATTGATCAAAATAATGCAGAAATTGATAAAATCAAACATCTTCCAGATTTCTTAACTGGTGATTCTAAAACTGAGTATCAACAAAAGATTAAAGACTTAACTGATTATAATAAAACACTTAAAGATGGTAAGATTGCTTATCTTAAATCTTTAAATTTAGCAGATCCAACAACTAGAGATGTATTTCATAGAGATTTGTCAGAGACCAGATTCATTAATTCTTTGGATGTATTAAGAGATCAAGTAAAAAAAGAAGAATTTCAAAAGAATGAGCAGTGGTTTAAGGATAAAGATCTTCAGATTGAATTAGCAAAAGAGGCTGCAAAAGCAACAACTAAAGCTGAAACTGGAAAAACTAAAACTCCAGGCGAAGAAATAGATGAGGTAGGGGTTTATACTCCAGTTGCTCCAGAAGCTCCTAAAACTGAAGTATCTTTAAATACTATTCAAAGGGGTTATCAAATCAAGAATGATCAGATAAATGAAGCTATGGATGGTCTTATTGGTAAACTCCAACAAAATGGAGTAGACATGAATCAGTTTATTTCAGGTTGGGATCAAGTACAAGTAGGTTCTAAGGGTGGTGCTGCTATGTCTGTACCAAGATGGAAATCAGCAGCAGATAAAGAGAGATTTTATAATATGGTTTCTGGTCTTGATTATATGTATAATGTTGAATCTTCAGATGGTAAAATGGATAATAAATCATTTACAGAGTATGTAAAGAAGACTATTGCTGGATATAATGATGATGATCCTAATAGTAAGTTTACATTTGCTGATAAGATGGTGTCTGATGCTCTTAATACTCTAAAAGGTACATCAGCTCTCTTGCCAAGAATGGAGAACTTGTTTGCAGATAAATCTGTAGTAAAGTCATTAGCTCAAATAGATAGTTCTATTAAAGATAAAAAAGATATGGCTAATGCATACAGAGAAGCTTTGTTGAAATCTGGAGCATTAACTACCCAGGAGGTAGGAACTTTGAAAACTTTAACTGACGATCAAATCTTGTCTAATTCATATCATGTTAACACAGAAGTAGAGAAAAGAAGATTTAATAATCAAGGTCTAAAAGCTGTACACACTGTTGTAAAAGATTCAGATGGTACTTATAATGTTGTACAAAATGTAGTTTCTGATCCTAATAATGTAGTACTTGAAGACTTTGAATTAGGAATAGTACCAGAAGGTATTATGGGTAAGATAAAGCAAAATACAACTCCTCAACAAACTAATGTACTTGCTAGAGGATATAAAACATATGATGAAGCTCATAATGCTTTAGAAAGTGGTGACCTTCAAATTAATCCAGGTATTTCTCCAGAAACTATTGCTAAAGCAAATGAATATGTAAAGAAGACATACTCATATGTTCAAGAAAACATGAACTTCACAGTTGAGAATCTAAAAGAAGATAAAAATTCATATGCAGCAGTACAGGATGGTCTTACATTATGGATGAATTCAGCTAAACTTCAAGCAACTTCTCAAGACTTTAATATCGAAGGTGGAAAAATTGATCCTAAATCTTTAACAGGTATAACAAAAGTAGATGTACTTGGAGCTACAGTTTCTAATACAGAAGATCTTTTTAATCCTAATCCAATGTATAACGTACAATTTTCAGCTACAACTGGACAAGGAACTAAAGAAGAAAAAACTTCTACATATAATGCACAAGTATCATTAAAATCATTCTTAGCTGCTAATCCTAACTATAGAACTACTAAATATGCTAAGTACTTTGCTCCTATGTTATATGCTCAAAAAGATGCATATGCTATGATTAAGTCAGCAGTAAATCCATTAGAGGGATCACAAGGATCTTATCTTAATAGAAATGATATGGAACCTGTATATAATTCTATTAATCAACAAGGTAGATCTCAGTTCTTTAATGATAGTCAGAGTGATATTCAATGGGAAACTTTACCTATTGAAAAAGATGGAAGACAGACAATGATTTCTTATCAAGTACAAGGTGTTGGTCAAAGTGCTACACTTGCTAATCAGAAATCAAAAGATATGAAAAACTTTGATAATGGAGCTTTCTATGTGAAACTTAGAGTTCCTACATCGACTGGCGAACCAAAAGTTATATATTTAAAAAGACCTAATGGAGAATCAATGAAATTTGATTCAGCGGCAAAAGCACACTATACAATTAGAGATCTTATTTTTAATAATCCTGATGTTAAATTTGATGAAGTTGATCCTAAAACTGGTCAAATAAATTATTTAACCATTGATCCTTCAACATTAAGAGGTATCTTTAATACTCAATTGGCTTATAGTGGATATTCTACTCTTGAGACAATTAAAATTAAAGATGCTCTTGGAAAAGAAGTGCAGAAACAACAAATAGCAGCAAATTCACAGGCTCAATTTATAAGATAATAAAATTAATATGGCAGATCCTATACAACCAAGTAATAATCCAAATCAGTATTATCAGGCTCCGCTTGAGGTAAATAACTATGTACCTCAGTCATCGACTCCTATACAAGCTCAGCCTATTGATTTGTATGGATTACTAGGTATGATACAACCAGCTAAAGGTAAATTAGCAACAAGGAAGAAAACTCCATATGAACTTATGATGGAGGGTGATAATCCTTTGCTTACTCCTGAAGCTGCTCCTATACAAACTAGCTTAAGAACTTTAGAACCATTAGATGATTCTGCTGGTTTATTCCATTCACAAGATGGGTTTGGCAAATATGGTTATTCTTCTATTCTTAATGAAGGAGATAATGAAGATAGATATTCTCAGAACTTTAAAGCAGATAATCCAGCTAAATTCTTTAGACCTGGAGCACATCCTATTGAAGGTGTATGGAAAGGTATTTATTGGGGTGGTGGATTTCTTGAAAAAACCTTAGAGTCAGCAGTTGTAAAACTTGGTCAAGGTCTGGGTGCTGTCTGGGGCTTGACTTTAGGTAATGCAGCTAATGAATTAACAGGACAGAAGTATGAGAATTATGGTGATTGGTTAGCCAAGTCCTCTGATAATATATTAAGCAATTTCTTTAATGGTTGGGATCAAAACTTAAAAGACAGATATCATTATTTCCAAGAAAAATCAGATAGAGATAATAAAGGTTTTATACAATCAATGGGAGATGGAGACTTCTGGATGAATGATGTTTCAGATGGTCTTGGTTTCTTAGTTTCATCTATGTTTGAAGCAGGTTTAGTATCTAAGCTTGGACTTGGTACTAAATTGGCTACAAGATTAGCTCCTTTAGCTGAGGATGTATCTCTATCAGGATTATCAGCAGGTGAAGCTGCTAGTAGAAGTATGTTACAAAGATCTCTCAATGCTGTAGGTTTTGAAGGTTCTGGTAATATGTTAGTTAAGAATGCCGTAGATTTAACTTCCCAAACCCTCGCTCTTACGGCAATTGAGTCTGCAACTGAAGCACAAGAAGCTAAAGATAAAATATATCAATCATTTGAAGGTAAAATCAATCCTGAAACAGGAATGGTATATTCAGAAGATGAAAAGAAAAGATTATCTGCTGCTGGTGCTGCTCAAGTATTTAAGCAGAATATGATGATCTTAGCTGGCCCTAAGTTTCTCGAAACTATTGTATTCAATAGAATTGGAGACTTTGCTATGGGACAGTTTAATAAAGTCTTAGGAAGAGCTGAAGTAGAAGCTGGAAGAGCGTCAAATGCTTTAAGATCAAGACTTGGTACTTTAGCTTCAGAAACAACATATAATAGAAGTTCAGCTCTTGCTAATATATGGAAAGTAGGGTCTGCTGCTGCAATAGGTTTTGCATCAGAAGGTCTTTTTGAAGAAAATATTCAACTTGCTATTTCAAGAACTGCTGAAGACACATATGGTAGTGGAGATGAGTACTATAGACCCAAGACTACTAAGAAAGAAATTGATAAGATGGATCTTAGTGATGAGTTAAATATTAATCCTTTAAAAGGAGTTAAAGGTATATTTAAAGGTAATGGTGTATCTGACTTTTTTGGAGGAACTGTAGGGGAGAAATATGTACAACAAACTAAACAATTTTTCAAAGGAATTAATGATGATAGATATTTAGATGATGAGTTGTCTAAATCTATTGGTATTGGTGGTGCTTTTGGTATTGGTGGAGGTGGTATCCATACTATGATTGGTATTAGACAACAAGCCAAAATAGATAACTATTGGAATAATAGATTAAATCAAGCTAGAAATAACTTGTTTACTTCTAATTATTTTTATCAAACTAGAACTGAAGATAAACCTGATCCTGAAAATCCTGGAAAAACAATTCCTACTACTAGTATAGTAACAGATCCTACTACAGGTAGTCCTTTGCTCGATCAACAAAAGTTAAGAGATTATCTTAATAAGATGAATAATATTCAAGGTATAATGGATATTATTGGTAATACCGAAGATCAGAATAATGAATTAAACCAATTACCTCAGAATCAAGAACTTAATAAGTTAGCAAGAAATGTGCTATTTACACAGCTTGCTATGGAATATATTAAAGCTGGTAAGAAAGATCTCTTATTATCTAACTTAGCTTCTACATCACAATTTAGCGATAAAGATATTCAAGCCTTAGGTTATGAACCTGGTATGATGTCTGATCAGGACAAGAAGAATATGTTGGCCAAAATGGTTAATGTAGTTAATAGATTAGATAATGCTGATCAATGGATTGAGAATAACGTACTTGACAATCTTAGTGAAAAAAGACAAGGTAAGTTTGGATTATCTTATACTAAATCTCAGAAAGAAAAAAGAAGACAAGAATTTGAAGCTAAGAAAGCTTATTTAAGAGGACTTGCTATGCAAAATGCTCTCTTAGATACATATTTAGATGATATTAATCAAAGTGAGCAAGGATTAGGAGAACCACAAACTCCTATATTATCATCTACTATTGATGAAAATGGTCTTCCAGTCAGAGACTTTCAAGTTCCATTAGACGCTACTTTAAGAGAATACAATACAAGAATGCCAGCTCTCAAGAATCAAATGAGAGTATTGGAACAAGAATTTGCATATCATTGGGAAAACAGTAAAACTTCATTAAGAAATGCTCCTAAAGGTCAAGAATTTGATGCCTGGAGTAAATCTAATAATGGAACTATCCTTAGAAATTCTCAAGCAAAATCATGGGAAGCTCTTGAGAAACTTAATAAATTACAAGCTGAATATGATGAATTAACAAATAGAAGAAAGCAATTTCTTAATGAAGGAGAATTTGAATTAGTTGATGAAGATGGCAATCCTATAACTGATGAAACTGATCCTAACCAGAACTATTTTGTTCAACCTAAAAGACAAGAAAATACTTCATTAGAGCAACTTAATAATGATAAATTAAGAAGAATTAATGATGTTAAAAGAGAAGAAATTGGAATTCAAAAGTCTTGGATTGAAGAAGAATGGAGGTTAACTGCTGCTTTAAAAGAGTCAAAAGAAACAGCAGGACTGAAAGATACTAGACTTTCAAGAAGAATGTCTGGTAGTGAAAACACCTATAACCAATACTTCCAAAGAGAAGTTGTCACTAAAGATAGAGGTCAAGGTGAGAGAAAAATGAAGTTATGGCATAGTGATGAGAGTAAGAGAGTAGGTGCTAAAAGATATAAAGCTAATGAAGAAAAGCTTCTTAAGGTTGAAAGAATTCAAGGTAAAGTAAGAACAATATTAGCAGAAGTAAATGGTCAAAAATTATTAGCTGAAATAGAGGCTCTCTTAGAGAGAGACCTATCTTCTGAAGAATTTGCTGTTGAACTTCAAAAGGTTATAGATATATATAATGGTAGACCTGTAGTTTTATCTAAAGATGAGAAATCTTTAATAGATAATCAAATTGAGAATACTCAAGATGAATACAACTTTGTTCAGGCTATATTTGAGTTTATGCCTGAAGATGAAAGATTTAATAGTAAGTATTATAATATTGATGATAATGGATTCTTTGTAGTTAAACCTGAATATGATGATCTTCAAGCTTTAGCTAATGTTGCTACTAATCTTAATAGCAGACTTGAAGATCTTGAAGGAGTTAAAAAATATCTTGATAGTATTCCTGAGAATATACCAGACAACGAATCTTGGAATAACCCTAATCTTGTAAGAAGAAAGATAGCAGATACTTATAATGAGACTGCTGATAATATTATTGATGCTTATAACAGAGTTTCAAATGATGGTCAATCTGATATTGCTGGTGACTCATTAAATTCTAAGCAAGATCTTGATAAAGTAGAAGAAGAAATTAATGAACTTGAACAACTTAAGAAAATCTTTGAAGATAGAAATAAGACTGATAACATATTATCTAGTCCTGAATTCCAGGGATTTATAGAGGGTTTAGATTCGAGATTAGCTAAATTAAGTGAGATTAAGGATAAAGTTAAAGAAAGAATTAATTCGAGATTAAGAGAAAATCAAGATTTTTTAGTTGATAGTATAAGTAATTTAGTTGAACAAATTGGTCTTAATACTAATGGTGAAATCAAGAGTGAACCTCTTCAGAAAGAATTTGAGCAAGTTGCAGGTTCCGAAATGATGAGCAAACTCGTAAATTCTCTTCAAGATTTACAAAAATTAATTGATAAGGAAGATAAAACTGCTGATGAAAAGAAACAATTAAATGAATTTTATTGGACTATAAATGGTCAAGTCTCTGCTATTCAAGACATTGTTAAGAGAAATGGTAAAAAAGAAATTCTTGCCGAAGTTTCTAAGCAAAAGAAAGAGTTTATCCAAAAGCTTGAAGAGACTAATTTAATGAAGAAGTTAAGTACTACTTCTTATTATAAAGATATTATCAATAATATTGATGATTCTTTATTAGGAGTATTACAACTTATGTTCTATCAAAGTGCTTTTTCTCAAATTGGATTGGGCTCAACTAATGATTTTTTAGATGATAATCCAGCTTCTCCTGTATATAAATTCAGAGAAGACTTTAATCTGAGAAAGTTTGTAAGAAATGTAGAAAAAGATAATTCAAGAACTCCTCAAAATTCTGAGATTAGTAAAGAAGATCTTTTACAATTTTTACAGATTGCTCAAGAAATTCAAATACTTGAAGACTTACAATTAAATCTTGAGTCTGAACTAAACTTACTTGATCAAGTAGAAAGAGAAAAGCAAGTAATTCAAGAGAAGGTAGAAGATAAAGATAATAAGTATGAGAACTTAATTATTCCTTCTATACAACAATTATTCTTTTTAAGAAAGATCGCTGCTTTTTTAAGAACTAATAAAGTTATAGGAGAAAATCCAGGATTTAGAAATTGGATTTATATACAAGCACCTGGTGGTGCAGGTAAAACTCAAACTCTAGGAACTTGGTTTAATATAATCTCAGGTATTCCTAGAGACAGAGTATTAGCTACAGCTTTTACTGAAGAAGCTTCACGTGCAATAAAGAAAGCCCTCCTGGTAGGTGAGTCAGGCCCTAAAGATGTTACTGAAATGTCAGCAGCTATAAGAGAGTTTACTAGAAATAAGAATTTTGATCATGATGTTCTCATAGTAGATGAGTTTCCAGCTATCTCTGTAGATCAACAAAAAGAATTATTTGACGCTGTAACTGAATATACTAAAGCCAAAAAAGCTGCTAATAAGGGAGAATTTAAGGTTATTACAATGGGTGATACTAATCAGTTAACCTTTTCTGATAACTTTATTATCCCTAGACCTTCTATTATAGCAAATCCTAATTATTTTGCTGAAACTAGGAAAGGTACAAATGATAATCATACAGCTAAGATGACTATCATTCCTTCATTAACAGTAAACTTTAGATCTAATATATTTGCTGTAACTTCTTTTATGGATATTTTTAAGGGTTCTAATAAAGATCATATTAATGAAGCTATAAAAGTAACTTCTACTGATCCTGAATTAGAAAGTAAAGATGTAAAAGGAGTTGTATCAATTGAGAAAGCTTCTTTTCCAGCAAGATTGATTTCATATTTAAAATTAAATGAAAATTCCACTAGAACTAGAGCTTTAATAGTAAATGAGGATAAATTAGCTTTCTATAAGAAATTACTTGAAGATAATGGAATTAAAGTAATTACTGATCCTAACGATGAAGTTACCAAAGGTGTATATGTTTCTACAGTTAGAAATGTACAAGGATTCTCTTTTGATGAAGTATTTATAGATTTTGAAAGTAAAGACAAGGGACTTTTTTCAGGTTCTGCATCTCCAAACTTCAACTATAATAAAGCTATGTATGTAGCTGCTTCAAGAGCTAGAAATCTTATTGTAGCTACTAATTTTCCTAATTTCCAGAACATTCAAGATGATTCTATTAATAATTTAGAGAGTAAGGCTTTATCTGAACTTCAAACTAAAAATGAAGACTTTTTAAATCAAAGAGATCTTGAGATCAATGGAGCAAAATCACTTTTAGGTGATCAATATAGTAAAACTGTTGTAAATCAAAATCCTGAAAAAGCTGAAGAAAAAGTTGAAACAGTACTCGATCCTGAAGAAGAAACTACTCAAGCTGAAGAAATCGAAGAGGAAGAAACTCAGTCTGAAAATAGTGAAAACAATACTCCACAGGAAACACAAGAACAAGTTAGTGAAGAAGATGAAGAAGGAGCTGACGAAGAAAGACCTGGAGAAGTTATATCCTCTGATGGAATTGAGGACAATCAACAAGAGAATGATGTTGAGTCTCCTGTAAAAACAGAATTGGTTGAAGCTGTTACTTCTATGTGGGAAAGTATTAGAGATAAAACTATAACAGCCTTTGATAAAATGAAAGCTGGAGTAGTAGAATTACTATTTCCTACTGGACAAACTACTAAATATAAAGTAACAGAAGGCCAATTTACTTTAAGACCTGAAGGAGAATATGAGAATAGAAATCTTAGAAATGGTGATAAAGTAATAGTAATTCCTTTTAAACCAAGTAAAACTAGTAAATCTGGAAGGAAGTTTGGTTATGCTGTAGTTACTCCTGCAATAGGAGAAGATGGAAAAGCAATTCCTAATAGTTATAGAACTGTATCTATCTTATCAGATTCAGAAATAGACAAGTTTAAAGAGAATAATGATACTATTCCTTTATACGACTCTATTACAGAGAATGAAGGTAGAAATGTAGGTTTTGTATCTATTTTATATGAGGATGTTAGTGGAACTAATGGATTCATTACTACTTCTTCTAAGGTTATTAATTCTTTACAAGAAGGTCAAGTAATTCATAGTCAACCAATTAAATACTTTTATAGTGCTCCATATAGAGATATGAATGCTCAATATATGAGTAACCTTATTGATCATTTTATAGATAATTATTATGATAATCATTTAAATGCTTTACCACCTGCTCAAAGAGAAATAGAAAGAAGACGTATTAGAGAGTTTTACAATAATTCTCAGAATGCTCAAATTATAATCCCTACTAATAAGGATGTAATCGAGACTCCCAATAGAAAACCTCTTCTTAATATTCCTCCTGAATTAAAAGGTATTATAAGACCAGGTAGACCGTATATGATGTTTAGATCATATCATAGAGGTGGTGCCATGCAATTTGTTGGATTATCTCGTAAATTCTTAAATACTAATTTACATAATGAAAGTTTAGCTCCTATTAGAGACTTTATTAATTCAGCTAGAGCTGTTAAGACTTTATTATTAAGCAAGGGTATTACTAATAGAATGGGCTATTCAAGAACTTTAAGTAATTTATTATCAAGACTTTCTAATACTTATATTAGAGATAATAATCAAGATAGTTATACAGTCTCATATACAGAAAATACACCAGGAGGTGTAAGAGTAACTAGAGATATTAAATTCTCAAATACTGAAGCTGAAAGAATATATAATCTATATGCTATGTATTCAGAACCTAATACTCAATATCAAAAATCTGAAACAGAGAGGGAAATAAGAAACTTAACTAATTCTAAAAAAGCTAGAACTTATATCTTTGAGGATGGTGAAGTTATTTATGGTACTATTGAGTCTTATGATCCAAATACTAGGTCATTTGTAGTAAAAGATGTTAGAGCCAAAGGTACTGATGAAGAATTCAAGACTAAATCTGGAGTTATATATCATACTTCAAGATCTGTAGTAGGAAAAGCTCAAAAAGCTCTTGATGATATTATGAACTCAAATTCTAATATTTCAAGGTTATTCACAGCTACTACTGGAAGAACGGGATTTGTCACTGGTAGGAGAGAAACTGGTATTTCTACTCAAAACAAAGCTTATAAATTCATGGCTCTTTTAGGTTCTAAATCTGTTCCTGTTCCTAAATCCTATAACACAGATGGTACAGTTTCAGAATATTATGAAGATGTTGTTGATATTCTCGAAGATTTGTTTAACTTTGCTACTAGAGGTGAATTACCTGGAAAACAAATGCAATATATAAATGATGAAGGACAAATACAAAATACTCAAGTGAAGTTTAGAGTTCCTGTACCTCTTAATGCCTCAGATGATGGAGGCCAACTTATACATGATTATTCCTATTCTCCACAGAATACTTCAAGGGATAATACTGTTCCTAACACTAGGTACTTTGAAAGTAATTTTGATTCAATGCTACCTACAAGAGTATTTGTTCAATTTGGTGAAGTTACTGAAGAACAGCCTGAAGTTGAAGAAGTAGTACCTACTACAGAGGAAGAAATAGGAGAACAAGTTGTAGAAGAAGTTACTCCAGTACAAGAACTTACAAGACAGGAAATCAATAGTCTTCCTTTTGAAGAAATTGAGAGAAGATTGACACCTGAAAATTGGAGAAGATTAGAAGAATATGCTCAAAGAGAGGGTTTTGGTACTGCTAGAGAATTCTTTGATACTTTATATTCACAACATCCAGAAGAACAGGAAATGTTTAGAGATTATTTAATTGAATGTTTATTATAATATATGAGTTGCGTAAATATTAACAGTCCACAGTATAAATCCCTTATAAAGGGAATGTCTCCTAGAGAAAAGTTTGTAGCTAAGGGTGTAATGAGTAGATTTATGTCTGAGAATGAAGGTAGAATGCCAGATTTCATAGAACTTAAATCTGCCATTGCAGATCTTTATAATACCAATAAAGGTGGTGTTGACTATAAAACTTTTTATAATGAAGTAAAAGATATATTTAAATCTCTCTTACCAGGAATGTCTGAAGCTGAGTTAGATCAACGAGTAAAATTTGTTGATAAACTTGAACTTATGAGGCTTAGGGATGGTAAAGAAGTTTTAACATCTTTTATTAATGATGTTGTGTATATAGCTAAATCTCTTCCTGAAGAAAGAGGTGAAAAAGCTTATACTGATATTAGACATGAAATCTTCCATGTTATCTTCAATAATTTTTTATCTGAAGATGAGCAAATTAAGATGGTAGAAACCTTCAAAAGATGGAAACCAGAATATGCTAAAACAATGGGCAAAGAAGATCTGGAAGAAGCAATGGCTAATTCTTTTGAACACTATAGGACTTCTCCTAAAAAAACTATTCCCATTATGATAAGAGATTTCTTTGTAGATCTCTTAAAATTCTTTGGACTTATTGGTGATAATTATGTAGATATTAAGAAACTATTTGATGATGTTGAGAGTGGTAAATTTACTCGTAATTATTTGAAAGATAGTTTGGTAACTAGGGATAAAACTATATTATCAAAATATACTGAGTTTTCCACAAATCTTGATTTATTCCTACAAGCTAAAGCATTTGTACTCAATAATTTAAATGAGTTAATGTTTCCTGAGAATAATACTCAATTATCAGAAGTTGGTAATAGTAACCTATTCTTAAATCAGAACTATAATACTGCTTTATTTCAAAATAATAAAGAATTATTTAAGTTAGGATTAACTAAAAATGATGCTCTGAAACAACTTCAGAGAAGAATTAGAGACCTTTCTAGTGGAAGAACTACTGATGCACAGTTAACTAATGTTCTTAGTGTTTTATCTAAAAATCATATCTTAAAAGATATGTTTGAGTATTTACAACCATATAGTATTGCTAAAGTAAATGCTAATGGAGAGCTTGTACTTGAAGATCAAGTAGAAGAAGATCCTACAGAAGAATTGTTAGAAACAAGTGAAGATTATAACTCTTTAGAAATTGGTAGTAAAGAGCTTATAAATCCTATTACTAAGATTTCTGAAGTAGTTAAAGACTTTCTTTCTTCTGTTACATATGAAACAACTCCAGGAAACTTTATCAATATTGATCCTGGTGCTGGTTTTATTTCTCTATTAAATATGTTAGGTCATTTATATGGAAATCAGTCTGTAGAGGATAATCTGAACTCATTAAATAGAAACTATTCTGAATCTGTAAGAGGAGTCCAAACTACAGCAGTTTATAATAAACTTAGAGAATTACATGAAAACTTAATAGGATCTAATAGAATTGTTATAAATATACAAGGAGTCTCTGCTGAAGACTTAAATACTATCAGACAAACTTTAGGTCAATTTGGTATTCAGCATGAAACCTTTAGAGATAATATGACATTAATAGTTCCAGACAATATGAAAATAGAAAATCATGGAACTAATAATGTTGACAACAAAGTTGTATTTACTCTTAATAGATTCAAAGATGGCTTAGAAAGCTTTAAAATAGAGCAAGGTGCTAGAGAATCTAATAAAACTTTTATTGAAAAAGTTGCTAATGAAACTGGTCTTCCTAGTTTTGTAGTTGCTAAATTATTTAAGTATAATGAACAACGTAATCAGTTAGCTGAATTAACTAAAGTAGCTGGTTCTTTAAGAAAACTTTCACCTAAGTTTGTAAGAGTTCAGACTACAAGAACTAGTGTAGAAGGGTTTACTCAAACTACTACTTCTTATGCATTTCTTAACAAGGTAAATGAATATAGAAGTTCAGGTTCTATGGCTTCAGTTATCAGAGATAGATTGGATCTCATACCGTCAAGACAAGATGTTATTGGCTCTATGAGAGCCTATCCTAGATTAAAAGAAAGAGGTAATAGACAAGAATTAAGAAACTTATTACAAGATGTATTAATTAATAAACTTAATGCTATTTCTCCTTCTGATTTTCAAAGAATTCCTTCAAGAGGAAATGAAGTTACTACAATGCTTGATACTCTCGAAAGAATTATGAATATACCTGAAATGTCCACAGAAAAAGCTACAGAGGAATTTACAGATTCTGATGTTTTTTTGAGACAGACATCTAATTTTTCTAATTTATTAAATAAATATACATTTGAGAAAAATAATCCTACTAGCTTCTCAGTATCAACAAGTAATAAACAAAAGTGGGAAAATGTAATGTCTAACTCTTCTTTTAAACTATTTAAAAATTTAAAAGATTTTGCAGCAGGTTTGAGAGGAGTTAAATTATTAGGATATCTTGGAAATAGTTTCAATAACTATTTAAGATTTAATCCTTTATTTGATCATAATTTTAATACAGGTGAAGTTGATGTAAATAGAACCTTATTAAAAGTTATGGATGAGGACTTCTATGCAGATCACCAAGAGACTTATTTTGATAATAGAACCTCTGCATATGCCAAACCTCCTGTTCCATTTGCTAAGGAATCTCCTAGAGATTGGATTAATAGAAACTTTTTAGCAATGTTTCAGTTACCAATTCTTGAGACTCAACAAGCCTCAGAAGGTGAAAGAACTGGACAAGCTTATTACCAACAAAAATTCCAACCAGAATCTGCTCCTAATGTATCTGTTGTAAAAATGGGTATTCATGGTTCTAATTCTATACAAAATGCTATTGCTTATATGATCCTTCAAGAGGCTTATATGCATCACTTAGCAGGTGGTTCTGTAAGAGGTAATATTGTAAAAAATACTAAGAAATCTTTGTTACCAGGTTTAGAAGGTTCTACTTATTTTATTAGAGAAGGTAGAAATATATTCTTTGATGGAGCTGGTAATTTAGATGCTCAATTTGGATCTATTATTAATGGTAAATTAGCTATAAATAGAAATAACTCGATTTTAAGTGAATTAACTAATACTATATTAAGTAACCTTGATAACTCACTAAATGAGTTTGTTGATCTAGCAATTGAAGAAAAAGCTACTTTGGAGGGCTCTAATATAGCTGATATGTATAATAAAATTAGAAGTTCATATCTTAATCAATATCATTTAACTGATTCTGAACTAACAGTTTTAAGAGGTGTTTATTTAACAGCTCAAACAGACTTATCTGAATTTAGATCTGGTCAAAATTTTGTACAACAAAGAGAAGTTTTAAAGAAAGCTTTATCAAGCTATTATTTAAACTCTTTTGTTAATGGATTCTTCATGAACCAAATATCTAGTGGAGCTACACAGAATTATAAGAATCCTTTAGATGAAATTAAACGTCAAGCTGGTGTAAATGCCATGAATGATACTGGTCTTATAGACAACAAACATGGTATGAAGAATAGCTATAAAAATATTGTAATAGCTGCTGCAAATAACTTTTATGGAGCTTCTCACAGATTTGCTAATATTCCTTTATTAGAAAGATTCTTCAAAAATAAAAAACAAGAAGTAGGTGATGCTCAATCATGGGATATTCCTGAATATAAAGGAATGCTTAGGAAATCTTTTGGTAAATCTGTTGATATTGGTGTAATTACTAAAGATGTACACTTTGAAGTAAATAATGATGGTTTTGTAGATTATCGTAAAACATCTTCTGCTGAACTTACTAATGAACTTGTTAAAAATAATAAAACACTAAGAGATCTTAGGTATGCTTTAACATTTCAACCTTATTTAGAGTCTCTTTCTACAGAGGAGAGAGAAGCTGCAAAAGAAAGAATTGATTATCTATATAATAAACTTGTAGACAATAATGATCTTGATAATGTAGATGAGTTTATGGAATATCAAGATATTCTTCAAGACATTGATGATAAAGACTTAATGATTCATAAAGCTTCATTTGAGTCTGCTATTAAAGGTAGTAAACCTTCAAGAATGTCTCAGTTTATAAAAAATCAAGAAACAGGAACATTTGATTTTGTTCTTGAACCTTCTAGTGTAATAACATTAAATTCGGCTTATAATGGTATTCAACAAGCTATAAGACATAGATATATAGATTCATTCATAACTCACTTTACTCAACTTACCTATTTGATAGGTCTTAATAGAACTGAAACATCTATTAAGAATAATAAAGCAATTACTAGAGCCTTAGCTAAGTTTGCTAAATCTGGTATGTTTGATACTTTATTTGATATGAGAATGGCTTACTCTGAAGAAGGATTACTTAAAGCTAATAATAGAAGTAAGAAAGAGTTTATTAAAGAATTAGTTAAGAAGTTAGATCTTCCTGGTAATGAAAGGATTGTAGAATTACTCAATACTCCAAGAATCTCAATGAATAATCCATTATTCTCTGAGAAACTTATGCAAACATTCTTTAATTCATTTACTAAATCAACTGTTAAACCTAAACACCCAGGTGGATCATTTGTACTTCAATCTGAATTTGGATTTGAAGCTAATAGAATTATATCTGAGAATTCAATGAGAATTCCAGAACTTGTAACTGATGATCAAGGGAACTTACTATATGCAGAGTGTTATTTACCAGAAATGTACTCTGATCAAATTAAAGCTGGTGAGATGGTATATTACAATTCAGAACATTACAATAAAATGTTTGGATTTCGTATTCCCTCATCTGATTTACATTCCTCTGTACCATTGAAAGTGATAGGATATTATCCTTCTTCAATGCATGATAATGTAGTTGTAATACCTTCTGCTGTTACTGCATTACATGGATCTGACTTTGACGTAGATAAATTGTTTGTTGTTAGATATGGTGTATTTGGTCAAGATGATGAAGATATAGATCCTAAAAGTCCAGATCAAAATCCTGAACAACCAGATGTAAAGAGAGAGTATAAAACTAAATTTCAAACTAGTAATAGTGTCATTGCTCAAAAAGGAGTTAAATTTGGTTATGTAGCTCCTGATGCTACTTATAATGATAGAGGAAACTTAACTTCCTTTGGCCCTGATGATAGACATACAGAAATATTTAATATAGATTCTGTTCTATTAGATGAAAAGAAGAAAACTCAGGATAGAATTATACAACAAGAAGTTGCTATAACAGAACATGATAAAACTCCTACTGCTAATAGAGCACAAGAAAATGCAAAAGCAGCAAGAAGAAGAGAGCTAGTAAATGAGCAAAAGAGTCTTGAAAAGCACTTAGATACTCTTAAAACTATTCAAAGAGGTCTTTATTCTAATCAAATATTAGATGCTGTCCTAGATAATATTTCCTATTCAGGTCAAAATGCTGAAGACATTCTTTTTGGTATTACATTCGATCCTGTAAAAGGATATGAGGAAACCTCCGAGTATTCAGAATTAGCCAGAGTATTCTCTGATATTAATAGAGCTAAAGGTTCAGAGGATCTTTTACCAGAAAGACCTACTCTTTACACAACTCTTCAACAAGCACAAGATGCTGATGCTGAATTATATACTAAGATTAAAGAAAATCTTGAAAATAATTTAGGAGTTGATACTACAACTCAACAAGGTCAGACAGACTTATTGGCACTTATTAATGATGAATTAAAAGATGACTGGATCTCAGATAGAGATGAATTTATAAGAAGACAAAGAGGAGCTGGTTCAGTTAATATTAATAAAGTTGAACAACATGTAACTGTTCACAAAGAAACCTATATGGCTGCTGGTCTGGTAGGTTTAATTGCAAACTTTTCAAAAGGTCTTGCATATGCATTTCATGGTATTACTAATAACGCTAATCATATTGAATTAGATATTCCAGAAAATTCAGTAGTAGAATTAGATGGTCAAAAGTTTGATAAACTTACTCTCTCTAATAGAGATGGTATTAAGAATCAGGAACTTAGATCACTAGCTCTTAATGCTGCCATTGACCACGTAAAAGAACAAATCTTAAACGTACTCAATGTTGGTAATAAGACAGCTAAAATATTCCTAGCTGCAATCTCTACTGAGATGAACTTACATCAGTCTACTATGATTCTCTTGCAACCTGTAGCTAAAGAATTAAATAGTTCTAATGCTACTACTGTAAGAAATACTTTAGCTTCTATGAGAGACAAGATTGCTGAGAAGTTAAATGAAATACAAAGACCTTACTCAGATCAAGAACTTCAAGAATTAAAAATCACTACAAGAGATCTTGAAAGACATGTTCAAACTAGTTTCACAGATGTAATGGCTGATAGTAATAATCCAGCTTATAGAAGAAACTTAATGATTCAACTTAAGGTAATTGAGCAGTTAAGAACCTTAGATCAAATTGGTCAAGAAATATCTGACGTTTCAAGAGTATTATCTGTAATTCAAGAACTTCCATATAACTTAGAAGCAGCATATGAGAAATTAAAAGATTTAAATAACTATATAGATGTAGAAAAATTCTTCAATAAACTCACATACCAAGAAAGAAGTGAATACACTCAGAATGGATTTAAGAATGATCTTAGATCTAATAAAAATATCTTAGCAAATGTAAATTTAGCTAACAATGAAAATGTACTTGCAGCTCTTGAAGCTATTAAAGTTCAAGTAGATGTTGCTTCTGAGATGTTCACTGAGAATTCAATTCAAATGCAGTATTTAGTTCAGAATATACTTAAAGCAATAACTAATAATTCTGAACCTGGTACTATGTTTACTGGTGAACATGATATTAATGTAAGTTTTGATACAACTAGAACATTTCCCATACAAGGGAAGTATTTAAAAGGAAAAGATACATTTAATATGGTTAAGATGATCTCAAGAAACATCTTTAATCTTTTAACTTCAGGATTAAATGTAGGATATAATAATGATAATCACTTATTCTCATTAGCTATAAATACTCAAGAATTACAAACATTTAGTGATGGTGATCAACAATTCACTTTAACTGCTGTAAGATCATATATTAATGCTTTCTTAATGAAAGAAGGTGAAGCCATATCAGGAAGAAATTATGATGGAGATTCCTTTGTAGTATCTCAAATAAATCCTGATTGGAGATTAAAACCTTTAGCTATAATTAAAAGAGAAAATCCTAATAATAAATTTTTGAGAGGATTAGGTATTGATACTAACTTTAGAGATAAGGTAAGAATCATGACATATGATGTTTCAACTGCTAACACTGCTGAAAATTTAGCTGAAGTTGAACAAGGCGTAAATGAGTTAAATACTCTGAGAAATATTTATGTAAAACAAGATAAAAATGGTAACTGGATAGATGTTCCTTCAAATGAACATCCTGAGACTCCAGAAATGAATGAAATTACATTTAACATCTTAAAAGCTTCTTTATATATTGATAAGTTTAAATTCTCAATGTCAAGAGCTACGAATGTAATTCCTCCTAAATACTTCCAAAAGATATTTTTATCTTTAGAGACTTTAGTAAAAGACTTAATATATTATCAGAAATCAACTCAAGGTAATAAATATTATAAAGACTTTACAGATCTTGATAATCAAACTAATAGTACATCAGCTTTAGGAAATATTAAAGAAAACTTATTTGTAAATACTATTTTTAGTGTACCAACAGTACTTCCTAATTTAAGAACCGTACTTCCTAATTCAAGAGAAAGATGGAGACATTTACATAGACAAGCTGGTATTTTGCCAAATGGTAATGTGTATGATCTTTATTTTGATGCTAGTGTTTTAGATCAACAACAGGAACAACCTGAAGTACAAGCAGAAACTACAATTCAGGCTTCTGAAATCTTAAATGAAGAAAATACCAATGTAGAGACAGATCAAGATACTGCTGAATCTGAAGCCGAAACTAGTTTGAGTGAAAAACTTAGAAAAAATCCTTCTTTTATTGTTGATGAGAATCCTAGAAAATTAGGTACATTTGAGATATATATGAAGGTTGGTACAACTGGTTCTAAGGAAACAAATGATCAGAAGTACTTCTATAAGAAGATTTCAGTAGTTAATGGTAAACTAACTAATAACTCATTTGATCTCAACTTATTATTAAATAGATATAGAATATCTGATTATTTCAATCCTAAAAGATTAGCAATTGGAGTTAAAAACGTAGACTTTACTGGTAACAGAGTCACTTTACCTAATATCACCATTAGTAGTTTCTTAGTAAATGCTTATGATGATAGAAGAACTCAAGAACAAGAAAGAGCACAGATTGATCAAGCAGTTGAAGCTCAATTTGAAGCAAGGAAAGCAATGCCTGAAAATGCTAATAAAAGTGATGCTCAAATAAGATCAGAAATTAGAACAAAACTTAATGTTCAAAACGTAATAAATTCATTAAATGAGGTATCTTTGTATGACGCTCGTAACATGGATAGGATTGGAATTAAACATTTCAAAGTACTCTCCAGATCAATTTCTGAAGATAAAAGATCTGTATCCTTTACACTCGAAGCATTACCAATTAGTCAACAAATAACTTATAATAAGTTTGATGCTCCATTAGAACTATTAAAAACAGTAAGAAAAGGAGAAATGACTAGGGAAGAAAGAATAGCTTATATCAACTCTATACCTGGAGCTAAGAAAATAACCTCAGCAGTAGCTGCTACTATGACTGATGCTCAGATAGATGAAGAATTTGATAGAGCAACAGAAATTGAGGAAACTAAAGAGATAGATCAGGTTTTAAAAGATAAAAGTTGTTAATATTATTAATTATAAAATATGGCATTTTGCACAATTTCAAGAGATGAAAACAAGGAAATACAGGAAGTTTATGCTCCTAATAAGAAACCTTCTAAGCTATTCAGGGACATTTTACAATCTTTAAATAACTTTACTAAGGAAGGTAAAGATCAAGCTCTAAAAATATGGGCTAGAGCATATACTTCTAAGTTTAAAAAATCATTTGGAGATTGGGAAAAAGTTTCAGAAGCTCTACAGCACTCAAAAGAAGTATCTGGAATTTATAGAGATATTTTTGTACAGAATCCTCAGCAAACCTTGTTTGAGGCTTCTGTACAATCTCATTCTTCTCAAACTGATCACAAAGAAGCTACCAAAACTTTTGGCCCTAATGTAATTAAGATAGCAAGAGAGTTATATCCTAATGCTAAGCCTGGTTCTGTTTATAAGCCTATTGTAAGTAAATCAATTGATGAGAATGGAGAACCTCTTGTTAGTTATATACTCAATCCTACTGAGAAACAAAGGTTTACAAGAATAGAAGTAGCGCCTGAAGTTACAGGTATGAGTCCTGTTGCTTTAGCAGAGAGATTTAGTGAGAAACTAGGAATTCCATTTGAATTTGATCCTAACTTAGATCAACTTGGAGCTATTAGAGATGGTAAGGTAATTATTAATCCTAATACTTTAAGTATTGATACTGTATTTCATGAATTCTCTCATCCTTTTGTAGACTCTATTAGAAGAGCTAATCCTTCTTTATTTAAAAATCTGAGTTCAAGAGCTGCTGATTTTACATATCAGGGAAGATCTTTATTTGATTTTGTTAAAGAAAATTACCCTAATCTTAAAGAAGGTTCTCAAGAGTTTATGGCTGAATTAATTACTACTGCAATTGGTATAGAAGCTGCTCAACCTGGTTCTATAGTAGATAGACAAAAGTTTACTCAGTGGCTTAAAACTGTAATGCAGAAGATAGTAGATTATATTAATTCTTTAATAGAAGATCCATCTCAACATATTAAACCAGAAAATCTGGATATTAATATGAGTATTAGAGATTTGGCTGATTTAATGAAAATTGATAATAAGATTGATCTTGATCCATTGTCTAAAGATGTAGAATTTGTAGCTGATCAAGTAGCTTCAGCAGCCCCACCTCTGTATGGGAGCCGTGCAACTATAGACTTCTTTGAAGATAAACAAAGAAATATAAAACTAGTTGAAGATGGAGATGTGTCTTATTATACAGATGGAACCATAGATCCAGAGACTGGTCAACCTAGAAGATTTACAAGGTTAACTGAATTTACTTATGCTAATTTTTATGGAGCAGAGGACAAAGATCCTTTTGATCCTGAAAAATACTTAGATAAACTTACAACTAGAACATTCCAGGAAGCTGGAGCTACTCTTAATGATAGTATTCCTTACGGACAATCTCCTACTCCATTGACTTATGATCAAGTTAAACAAGAGATCAAAAAAGCATTTGAAGAAGCTAGGATTAGAGGTAAGATAATGCACAAAATGATTGAAGGTTATCTTAAGCATCAAGATATTAATTTCTTTTCAAAAGAAATAGAAGATTTAAGACAACAATCAAATATCTCTGAGTATGATCTTTTATGGTTTGACGAGAAAAGAATACAAGGAATGCTTAATCAACTAGGTGTTAATACAGAAGAATTTGGAAATACAGATGTAGCATTTAGAGATAATGTATCATCTGAACTTATGATGGTAAATAGAGATCTTTATATTGGTACATCAAATGATGGTATTATAGAACATAATGATGGTACTATTTCTTTTGTGGATTACAAAACTGGTGCTAAATTTTTAGCAGATGAAAACACCATTAGAAAAATGCAATATACAGATGGTTTAGCTTCTCCAATATTTGATAGTAAATTAGATAGAGCTAAGCTTGAGCTGGTCATGCGTATGGTTGTTGCCAAAATGAATAAACCTGATTTAAAAGTAAGAGATCTTAGAATTGCTTATTTATCAAGATACTATGGCAATCAAATTAGATATATAGATGTTCAAAAGTTCTTAGACTATATTAATAATAACTACAGAATATCTATTAATCAACTTAAAAGTGATGTTAAAAAGAAACCTGAATTAAGACCTATTCTTGCACAGAAAATAAAAGAGTATAATGCAATGAAACAGGCAAGAGTTTTTGATTTTCATAATTATCAAGGAGAAAATAAAATCTTTGATCAAGATGAAGATTTGAAAACTATTACAGATCCACAAAAGAAATTAGACTTCTTAAAGAATAGAGTAGCTACTAAAGCTAGAGAGTCTCTATTACAGAATGGAGAAGCTGGTGTTGGTAGAGATGCTCTCAAGAAAGTTAAAACTTCTGTAATTGCACTTTTGAATCAATTTAAATCTTCAAATATAACAGATATACAATCATCTGGTACTGAAGATATTACTTGGTTTGCTGCTAAAACAATGGGTCTTAGAGATCAAAAGAATGCTTATTTACAATCTTTTTCTGAGTTTTATGAAACTTCAGTAGATAAGAGTATAAAGAAGATGGAACAACTCTTAGGAGAACAAAGTGAATTCAGAAAAGCAGATAGAGCTTTGTATAAAGAATATTTTGAGAGAACTGGTAGAACTATAAAAGCTGCTAAAACTTTCAGTTACAATAAAGGAAATACTCAAGTACCTGTAAATGAACAAGGTGTATTTGACTTTATGTATACCTGGAAAAATGTAGCTGGAGATAATGTAAGAGTAGGAGCTGTATACACAGAAAATGATGTACAAGCTGGCAAAATCACTCAAGCTCAATGGAATTATTATAAAGCTTCAAAAGCAGTTCTTAAAGAGGTCTATGAATCTGTAAGAAATAAAGTAGCTTATGTAGACCAATATGGTAAAGCTAGAACTTATGGTGAAGAGTATATCAAAGCTTCTAAAGGCCCTAATGGAGGTTTTAACTTCCAACCATTCACAGATAGTTTTTTACCTACAGTTCCATTTCAAAATAAAGAAGAGATAATTGAGAAAAATATTCAAACCAGAGATCTTAATCCCATAAAGATCACAAAAGAATTCTTTGAAAATTATAAAGATAGATATGATATGTCTATCCAAAATGAGGATAAGTTTAACATTGGAATTCCTCTTAAATATATGTCTCAAGAATTCTTAGGTAATGATGATCATAGTTTTAATGTCAGCCAAGCTGTTGATGTTTTTGCAAGACACATGATCCAAAAAAATGAGTTAGATGATGTATATGATGTAGGTATGACTACTATTGCTGTTATGAGTGATGTGAATGATCCTAATAATAGAGATAGAAGAAATAAATTACACTTGGAAAATTCTATTTTTCATTTACAATCATTCCTAAATCAACACTTATTAGGTCGTAGGAGAGTCACTTTAAATTATTTTGGTAAAAAGAATGAAGTTCTTAATAAAAGAACAGATTTAGTCATAGATAACATTGGTGGATTTATATCTAAAAATGCTTTCTGGTTTGCTCCTGTAACAGCATTATTTAATGGACTTTATGGTTTATTTACTAATATGAAAGAAGGATTTATTGGCTCTCTTAGTAGTAGATTATTTGGAGATGAAAATGCTGTTACATTAACACATATTGCAGAAGCAACTAAAATATGTGGAATTCATCAATTTACAAATCACACTAAACAAGGTAACTTAGTAAGACAATTTAATGAAGACTGGGATGGTTCTTACTATAAAGATAAAGTAAACTTTTTCTCTAAAGTATTTAGACTATCTAATAAGAACTATAGATATACTGATGCTTCCTTAATGTTAGGAGTTCATAATAGAATCTTTACTGCTGATAATGCTTATGCTATGGAAGGCTTAGGTGAAGATTTATCAAATGAAATCTTAGTAGTAGCAGCTTTAAAAGCTCAAAAAGTATATCAGACACACGTAGATAATAATGGTAAAGAAGTAAAGACCTATCAGAAGAAAGATGGAACTTACACTACTGATAAGAATGATAAGAATATTAAATCTATGTGGGATGCTTATGAGTATAATACTCAAACTGGGGAATATGAGTATAAAGGCCCAACAAGATTCCTTGATAAGAATGGCGAAGAGGTAAAAGGACTTACAACTCTCGAAACTCTTAGAGTAAAGACATATCTTGAAAGAATGTATGGTGCTTATTCTCCAGAACAAAGGACTCACTTAGAAAGATATGCTCTTGGTAGAATGGTAATGAAGTTCAGAAAGTTCTGGATCATGAATATTAAAGAGAATTTTACTTTGAATTCTCACCAAAAATATGTAGGAGAATATCAAATGTTATTAAATCCAGATGGATCTCCTAAACTTAAAGATGGTCAACCAATGTATGAATGGCAATCTGAAATGATGAAATCCAGAGTTAGAGTGTTTGCTTCATTAGTAGGTTCTATATGGAATGCTAAGAATAGTAAAACCTGGGGAGAAATGTCTGTAGAAGAGAAAAAGCAATTTGTAAGATTCGGCACACAACTTGTATTTATGGCATTAGCTATAACTCTTGGAATGGGTGGTCTACTCCCTCCAGAAGATAAGGACAAACTCTATGCTAAAAGAATAACAAGACTTGCTGAAGACTTGGCAGCTATACATCCTTTGGATATTCTTAGAGGTACGACAACCATAGATTCATATCCAACTCAATTGTATAAAGCTACAGATGCTGCTTTAACTTTCTTTAATTCTATACTCACAGATGATATTGTAAGTAGAGGCCCTTATGCTGGAGATTATAAAGGTTGGAACACTCTTGAGAATTTCTTACCAGTTTATCATAGTTATAATCAAGCAGTTAAGTTAGTAGGAGGTAATTAAGCTATATTAAGCATTCAAAAACTATTCACAAAAGGGTATTAACAAGGTAAATCAAATATTTCTCATAAATTTGTAGCAATCTGTTAATACCCTTTATGCTAATTAAAATATTCAAATATCTTGAGAATTTATGGACTGGAAAAGATGGAAGACCTTCTAAAAGAAGTGTTCTTGCCATAATTTTCTCTATAAACTTTCTTCAAAATATAACTTATGCTGTCCATAAGTGGGATGCAAATAAGTCTTTGGATGGATTAGCCTTAACTCTTAGCGTTGAAGCTGGACTAATCATGGCACTTCTTGGCTTAAAAGCTTGGGAAAATGTAAACTCACTTAGAAGAAATAGGTTTGATAATCAACCTTTTAATGGCTTTGATGATGGTAAGGGACAGATAGAAGAAGTAAAATAATCCATTAACTATCAAACTCGAAGCATGAGATGAGGAATGACATCTTTAATTTCTTAGACGGTTTAGGTCTCGTCTGGAAATATATGATCAATGGTCTTGTTGGGGGCTTTATATGGTCTCTGTATAAGAAAGCAAAATTTTGGGAAGCTCTTAGACAGATTATTATAGGTGGCTTTGTATCAGGTTATTTTAGTCCAGTAATAGTGACTAAATATCACATGGATTTGTCGCTTATAGGTTTTACATCCTTCATTATTGGGATGCTTGGAATGGTAATTATAGATTCTGCTTATAAATATGTAGCAGGAAATTACAAGAAATGGAGTCTAATATTAAAGATTCTTTTTTCAAAAGAAGAAACAAAAAACTAATAAAATGAAAGTAATCAATTTTGTAAAAAGGTATTGGCGAGCAATTTTATTTGTGCTTTTTGAAGTATCTATGCTGGTTTTAGCAATTGGTGGCATTGGCTGGACTGATTATGCTGAAACTAAATTCTGGCAAACAGCTTGGATTGTTCTTGCAGTCTTAGGTGTAATTGGTTTTGTTGCTGGTATGAAATGGCTAGATAATCAGAAAAATGCAGATTTCTAATGCTATTGGCAGAAGCTCTTTTAATTATAGCAATCTTATTTCTTGCAGGAAAAGATGCTTCTTCTTACCTGTTAAAGGATAAGACTCCTAATAACCAGGAACTTACACTAAAGAGAATACAGAGATGGCATAGAGATGGAGTTGCACTCTATCTTCTATATATAATTCCTCTATTATTTTTAGAAAATCCCTGGCTAATATTATCTTATGCTCTTTTAATTAGACTTGCAATTTTTGATATTGCATTTAACTATTGGGCTGAATTAGATCCTAAATTTCTTGGATCAACATCAAAAGTAGATCAATTCTTTGCAAGATTATTTGGTCAAAATGGTGCTATAAAGAAATCAGCAATCTTTTTAATTATATTATTGCTGCTGAACTTAATATTCATATAATAAATTCAAAGTTATGAAGACATATAGAGGGAATGGAGCCATGAACTCCTAAGCCTTAAAAATGATTACCTGAAGATTTTTCTTCGGGTTTTCTTGTTTTTATAATTCAAAAACCAATAATATGAAAGATTTCATAACTAAAAACTTCCAATTCTTAATAGTCATAGCATTATTTTTTGTGCTGATGATACAGAGATGTGGAAGTGATGGAAAATCAGATATAAATTTTGTAAAGAGGGATACTACAGTAGTTCTTACTTATCACTATTATAAAGATACAGCTAAGTCAGTACCTACAATTATAAATTTTATTCCTCCTAAACAAACTGATATTCCACCTGCAATGATTCCAGATGGAACATATACAGACTTAAAAAAGAAATACGATTCACTCTTGACTGCTTATTACACAAAAAATATTCAGAAAGATAGTATAAAAGTTGACACTTTTGGCTATGTAAAGACTCTGGATACAGTGAATCAAAATAGGATAATAGGAAGACAATGGATTTCTAATCTAAAAATACCAGAGAAAACGACTACAATTACTATCACTAAAACTCTACCTTCTAAAACTCAACTATTATTAGGTGGTTCTATATCAGGTACTCAAGAGAATCTAATTAATGGAGCTGGAGCTGGCTTCTTAATTATAAATAAGAAACAACAAGCTTATGGAGCTGATATAAAACTTATGAACAAAATTGGAGTTGTATATGAAGCTCGTACTTATTGGAACCTTAATAAAATATTTAGATAATGGAAATTAAATCAATGGATCAAGCAGGAATAAACTTCCTGGTAGGAGAGGAGGGAATTGTATTACACCCTTATTTAGATTCAGTAGGAATTCCTACAATTGGTGTTGGTTGTACTTATTATGAAGATGGTAATAGAGTAACAATGAGAGATTCTTCTATATCAAAAGATAGAGCTATTTCACTCTTCAAAAATGTTCTTAAAAATTATGAACAAACAGTATGGTCTCTTACAAGAGATGATATTAATCAAAATCAATTTAACGCTTTAGTTTCAATTTGTTATAATATTGGAGTAAATGGATTTAAAAATTCTACTCTATTAAGATTAGTAAATAAAAATCCTAAAGATCCTGCAATAGTAGATGCATTTAGAATGTGGAGAAAACCTGCGGTTCTTTTACCAAGAAGAAACAGAGAAGCTAAACTATACTTTAGTTAAACTTATCCAAACCTATGAAAAAAGAAAAAGCCATTGATTATCAGTTTGTAAGACCAATTGAAGTAGGAGCTTCATCAATGAAAGGTAAAATACCTTTAATAAATCTCTTCAAAGAGTATCTTAAAAGATTAAATGTTGGTTTTTACGATCCTTGTTGTGATAATCCAGCTACATGTCCTCCGATATCACAAGATGTTGATAATGTAGTTCAGTGTAAACCAGATGGTTTATATGTAGCATACCAAGATACAGGTGGAGGTGGAAGTGTTAATAGTGTTGGATTATCAATGCCCACTCCAGCTTTTAGTGTAACTAACAGCCCAATTACAAATACTGGTACTATTGCAGTTACAATGACAGGTAATAGTTCTCAATATTTAAGAGGTGATGGTACTTTAGCTAATTTTCCAACTATAGTAAATACATTAGATGAAGTTCTTTCTGAAGGTGGTGAACTTACTACTAATAGACAAATAAATTTAGGTGCATCAAATTTTAATATTGTCGATACAAATAACAAGGGTTATTTAAGAATCAATCCAGGTAGTGAATTCTCTTTAGGAGACTTAGATTCTACTCAATTTGGATTTAAGATTAAAATAGAACCTAGATCAATACTTTTAGGTAGTGAAACTTATGCTGCTAACTATATATTCCTAGAAGATATTTTCAGTAGGATTACGATAGTTAGTCAGGATATTATAGCAAATGGAAATATCAATGTGATGGGAACTTTTAAATTAACTTCAGGTACATTAGGATCTGGAAAAGTTCTTACCTCTGATAGTAGTGGTATAGGTACATGGCAAAGTCCTTCTCCAAATTATTGGACATCAAGTACGACAGGCTGGATAAACAATACTAATACATTTGGTATTGGTATTGGAGTTACAAGTCCTAGTGCCTATGTACATATTAAAGCTGGTAATACAACTTATGCACCTTTAAAATTTACTAGTGGTGGCTTACTTGCAGCTCCTGCTGATGGTGCAATTGAATATGATGGTGTAAATTTATATTTTACAACAGGGATTACTAGAAAAATATTTCCACTTGGAACCACAGACACTACAATCTATACAGGTGATGGTAATATTGGTGGCCCTAGAACTATTAATGTTCAAAATAATACAATCACTTGGAATAATACTGGTTTGTTCAGAATTGTAGAAGGTGATATGACTACTGGTGGAACTTATGACTTTAATGATGGAGTCGATTTCTTAGCTTTTAATGCTACTAATTCAGCTAATTTAGTAATCAACGCAATCAGTGGATTCTCAATGGAATACACAGCTCTTGCAGGCCCATCAGTACTAAGCTCAATGGTAGTAAATGCTACTGGTATAAAGCTTACTGGAATTCAGGATTTTGCAGATAATGCTGCTGCATTAGCAGGTGGTTTAACTGCTGGTTATATTTATAAGACTGGAGATAATCTTAAAATAGTGCACTAATGAAGAAGAGATATATAGTAGATAAAGCTGCATTAAGTATTCTAAATATTACTGCTCTTGATGCTCAAACTGAGTTAGGATCTAGTAAAATAATTACAGATGAACCTCTTGAATATAGAAATATTCCATATGTTAGTTTAATGCTAACTCCTTTTCAAGTTAAGTTATTAATTCATAATGGTTTAAATCCACAAGAAGAAGTTTCTAAACAAGATGTGAGTCTTGCAGTAGAGAATACTGGTTATGAAAAAATAAGATCTTCATTTTATAAAGCTCAAAGAAGAGCAATTACAGGTAAAGGATGTAAAGTAGGAGTATTAGATTCAGGATGTAATCAATCAGTTGTTCCCTGGAATTATGCTTATAACTTTATAGATAATAATACTAATGTTACAGATATATTTGGACATGGAACTGAAGTTTGTTCTATTATAAAACATCCTTTAATAGCATTAGCTCCAGATTGTGAACTTCATTTTCTAAAAGTAATTGATGATGGTGGAGCTGGAAATGAATCAGCAGTTTTAGCAGCTCTTGATTATGCCATTACTCATAGTTTAGATGTGATTAATTGTTCCTGGCAGTTTGATACTAATGCAATAAGAAGTGCTATGGCTAATGTTGTAGCTGGAAATACAATAGTCTCAGCAGCCTCTGGAAACTCAAGTGTAGAAACATATACAGTTTCTCCAGCTTGTCTGCCTGGAGTAGTTGCAGTAAATGCAATATCATATGATTTCTTTCCAGGATTTAAAAGTATTATTGCTCCTCCTGGAATACCTAACTCTCATGGGGTGACAATAGCTTGTAATGGAGTCTCTTGTCAATTATATAATAAAGATGGCAATCGTACAGCTTCTTGGGGAACATCATTCTCAGCTCCATTTTTCGCAGGCACATTTGCTCTTTATAAAGAAATGTTAGGAATATCAGATAATAAAAAAGTATTAGAATATATATTAGATAGAGCTAAAAGAAGACAAGAAACAACTTATTATGGTGTAGGATTACCTACATTTTAAATATTAAAATAAAATAAAATGGCTTCAGAAAGATTTATAGATCTTCAACTAATCAAACCCCTTACTAAGGGTAGTGGAATAAAAGGAAAGGTTTCTTTAACAAATCTTTTCAAAGAATACTTTAATAAATTAAATGTGGGTTATGTTGATCCATGTTGTCCAGTAGGCTCAGATAATGCTTATGGTTGTCCAGCTATCTCTGAAGATGATGGCAACTCATTAGAGTGTAGACCAAATGGATTATACTCTGCTGCCACTTTGGCTTCTGGCCCAGGTGGTGCTGATACCAATGTACAATTTAATGATGCTGGTACTTTTGGTGGCGTTTCAAATTTTGCTTGGGATAATTCTACTAAAACATTAGGAATAACAAATAATAATGCTGGTCAACAAGCAACAGTATCATTACTTAATGATTTAGCTAACTATTTTAGAATCAGAATAACTGGTAGTACTAATTCTACTCCTAATACTGCTATTATGCAGTCTGATAAAGCTATAAATGTAAACTCAGCAGTATATATTAATTTAAATTCACCTGGAGTATTTGTTGGAGTAGCTCCTTCATTTCCTTCTGCTAAGATTCATATTGAAGCCAGTTCAGGTGCTGTAAATACTGCCCCAATAAAACTTACTGCTGGAACTTTAATAACTCTTCCAGAAGCAGGTGCTATAGAGTTTGATGGAACTCACTTTTATGGTTCTATTGGTTCTACAAGAGTTCAATTAGATAATCTATCTGGTGTAATAACTGCTGCAAATAATGGTATTACAAATACTTCTGGTACTGTAGGATTAGGTGGCTCTCTTACGAGTTCTCCTACAATTACTGCTGGTTCAAATGTTCTTACTCTTACAGGCACAAGAACCAACTTTAACCAACCTGCTTTACAACTTACTAATAATAGTGGTGGAGCTGCATTACAAATAACAGGTACAGGTATTCCTGCTTATATAAATGTCACAGGTGGTGCTGGTAGTTATGGTTTATATATTCAACAATTAGGTACAAGCCAAAATGCTGATGCTGCTAGATTTGAAGCTTCAGGTAGTGCTAAAGCTCTGGAATTAACTGCAATTGGTGGTACTCCACTTGCTATTTATAGTACACCTACTGGTACATTAAATACTGCAACAGAAATAATGAGACTTACTAAAAATACTGTTAGTACTACTGATGGTAATGGTATGTATATTAGCATGTTTCTTAATTCTTCATCTGGCCCTGGAGGGTTGCCTACTTGTCGATATGAAGGTGTTTTAACAGATTCGAGTGCAGGAGGTCTTGCTACTCAGATGAACTTCTACACCTACGGTACAAGCTTGGCTACTGGTACTAATAGAGCTGTACTTTCTTTAAAAGGTACTGGTCAAATGCAAACTCCTTTATATGGAGTAGGAACATATACAGGTACATATGCTCGTAGCATTGCAGTAGATGCAGTAGGTAATCATATCGAAGTATTATCTCCTGTAATTACTTCAGGTACAGCAGCTCCAGCAACAACTCCTGGAAAAGTTGGAGATATTTTTGTTGATACAACTGGTAAAAAAATGTACATTGCTACTGGAAACGCTTCTAGTGCTGATTGGACAATAACTAACTAATATATTATAACATGGATTTAGTTAATATAATTTTAAAAAATTCAAAGGATATTAAGAATTTGAAAAAGCAGATTTGCTGCATTCAAAATCAATGTCCTCCTATTTCAGCATCCCCAGGAAATGCGATTACTTGTAATCCTGATGGATTATTCTCCACTGGTGGAGGTGGAGGAGCTGGTTCTGCTTCTAATGGATTACATGTGGATAGCCCTGATATCAAATTAGGTGGAAATCTAATAGAGGCTACTACTATTACTGGTAATACAACTACTGAAACATTATTATTTACTGGTGTAACTGCAAATACTATTGGAGATACTCAGCCAAATATTGGAAATAGCTTTTTCAGAATAGATAGTACTTATGACTTAACTGCACCAGATCCACAATTTGGAGTTACATTAGGAGTAAGTGCTCCTGCTGATGGCGCAAGTAATGTAGCTATATATACTCAAGGTGGAGACACTGGTATAATAGTAGATGGTGTAGTACCTGGTGGAGGTCAATCTGGAGTAGGTATACAAGTACAAGGATTTACTAGTCAAGGTATATTAGTTAATGGAACAGGTAGTTTTATTGCTATACAAGTTTCAGGAGCTACTACTGGTATTCAAGCATCTGGAAATGCTGGATATGCTGTAAAAGCAGTTAATGGAAACTTTACCACCATTTATTCTGAAACTAATGATGCAGTATCATCATATACTTTTCAAGGTATAAAAACAGGTAACTTAAATGTTGGTACTATTGAAACACTAGCTAGTTTTAACAGAAATACTAATGCTGTAGTACCTGCTAACTCAGCAGTATCCATTGATATTGGTGCTCCTCAAGTAGGAAATACTGGTCTTAAAACTATAAGACTTGTATCAAGAAATGCTAATCAAGCTAATAATACTTCTAAATTTGAAATTTGGGGTCTTAATGCAGGAGTTGAAACTCAATTATTCACAGTTGATGCTTTACTTAATGGTAGAATTGGTATTGGGTCTACTATGACTTCACCTACAGCTAGATTACATCTTCCTGCTGGTGCTGCTGGTGCTCAAACAGCTCCTTTGAAATTCAGCTCTGGTACAAGTCAGACAACTCCAGAAGCTGGAGCAATGGAGTATAATGGTAGTAACTTATTCTTTGTAAGATCTGGTACAACTAGAGAAACAGTATTTACTGGTGTATCTGGTGCTACTGCTCCAGCTACCACAACAGGTGTAACAATTACAAACTTTTATGGTAGTGCTGCAACTAATTTCTTAGGAGATCCTAACTCATGGGCTTCTGTAGTTATTAATGGTACAACCTATAAAGTTCCATTATATACTTAAAATATTACTTTAAGTGGTATAAAAATTGTATTTTTGATGGAATTAATTAACTTTCAAACCAATAATTAAATGAAAACTTTAGAATTAAAAAAAGTAGAAGAAACTGTAGTAATTAACAATCAACAAGTTAAAACTGAGATTAGCTATTTAGACCTTTTAAAAATTGCAGTAAATGCTCCTTCACAAGGTGGTTATACTGTAAGTGAGATGGGACAAAGGCTCAGGATACTAGATGTTATTAATGCTACTGAAAAAGCTAATGATAATAAAATTGCTTTTGAAGATGCTGACTTCACAGTTCTTTCTAAACTGGTAAAAGATGCTAAATGGTCTGTAATTAGTAGGACTATAGTAGATTTTGTCGGTGAATTTGACAAATAATTAAAATTATTAAAATGCCGCAATTCAAACTTGACTGGTTTGCTGCTCCAGTGATGGTTAATCCAAATGCTACAGGTCAAAGAGCCGTTTACAGACAAAAATCTGTAGGTGGTTCTTTTATCTCCACTGGCTTTACTCCAGCTAATGATTTATCTATTGTAGCTCAAACTACAACTTCTCCTAATCTCGATGCTAATAAAATATGGGAATTTAAAGTACAAGCACTATGTACTTCAGGAGGCCCAACTGATAATAATAATGGTATTATAGAAGCCCTTAAATTTGCTTGTCTCTTACCTACTTTATCGTCAACTAGTTTTACAGCTACTATACAGCTCAACATTGCAAGTCTTGATATTACAAAAGCAGTATTTTCACTACATTTAGTTAGTGATGATACTATTGTATATGGCCCAGTTACAGCTACTCCTTTAGGTACTATTATTCAGACTCAGGCTACTGGAATTGACGATGATACTGATTACTATTGGACTTTTTCTCTTAAATCAACTGTAAATGGAGTTGAAATATCTTCAACAGACTCAACTCAATTAAATCAAGAATGTCAATCAGTAGAATTTAGTACACCTCCTGATGTATGTTTACCTGTTACTGCAACAACTGCCGTAGCAACAGAATTCTAATAATATTAAAAATTAATATAATGGCTTATCATTTTACCTTAAGTGGTATTACGCCTTCAACTCCTCCTGCTGATGGATGGAATGTGGGATATAGAATACTTGGTTCAGGTGGTTCTTATACAACTGCTGGCCCTTTTATGTCTCAACCAATTGTTATCCCAACAGCAGATGCTGTAGGTACTTTATATGAAGGGTATATTACTAGAGATTGTGGAACTCTTGTTTCTACTCAATTTTTTTGGCAAACTCCTTGTAACTGTGTAGGTGCTGGATATTCTGTAGCTCCTTCTGGAACTCAGTGTCAAAATGTTCAGACTCAAGCTCCTACAATTACCAATCCTGGATATTGTTTGGCTACATCTCAAGATGGAGTTTATACTCAATTTGGTTCTAGGATATATAATCCTGGATTTACTACTGCTACCCTTAATTTAAATATGGGTACAATAGATTCTAATATTTTTGCCGATTTAACTACTCCAAGTTTATGGGCTAATCCTGGAAGTTCTAGTACTATTGGGCCTCTTAATAGAGAAGGTGTTTGGATTGACTCTAACTGTGATGGTACTAAAGATCCATTATCTAGTGGAGTCCAAACTACTGTAGCTTATACATTTAATAATACAGGAGCAACAAGAACAATTTTTGTGGGAGCTGGAGCTGATAATCAGTTTCAGATAGTAGTGAATGGTGTTCAAGTAGCTGATTCCGATACTACTGGTGTTGATAAGCCATTTAAAATATGGCATATAATGCCAATAACGGTAGTTCCTGGTGTAAATTTTATCAACTTAGTTGCTACAGGAGATGGATCTGTAAATGATGCTCTTGGTATGATAATATATGATAATACAGCTAGTCAAATTCAAGCTGCTGGTAGTGAAGGAGCACTTACTATTCCATTTAGAACATCCTCTTTAAGAGGTACATCTTATAATGTAGCTACATGTCCTACTGGATGGTCTTTAGATACTAGTTCTGGTAATCCTGCTACATGGCAGTGTGTACAAACAACTTATAAATCTTGTAATACTTTATCATAATGAAACTTAGATATTGGTATAAAATTGATCAAAGCAAACAACCTATTCCTGGCTCCAATATTAGGAGAAAATCAAGACCAGGCCCTAACTATCAATGGAAAGAGATTTTAGATCCTTGCTGCTCTCCACTTGATATCACATGCAGTTGTGGCCCAAGATACTTTATCCAACTTGATGGAAGAGGAAAACCTGTAGACGGTTCTCTTATTAAGAGAGCTGAAGAAGGTATGCCAGAGGGTACTGATGGCACTAAATTCTATGAACTTCAATGGAAATCGCCATGCTGTGGAGGTATTACATATGATTTCTCACTAGGATTCTTAGCTGGCGGCACATTTACTGTCTCTGTAAACGGAGTCTTAAAATTAAGTACAATGACTGCCAAATCAGGTAAAATAGCAGCTAATAAAGGTGATAGTATTATTGTTAACTTAATACATTCTACTGGAGCAATGGATAATAGTTTAGTACTTACTGGTGGACACACTTTTGTTAGTACTTCTCAACCAGCTTCATACTCATTTACATGGAATGGTAAAGACACTAATATTGAAGCTAATATTGAAAAACAACCTGATATTATTAGCTGGAACTTTAATGTTGAAGGTGGTTACAGTGGCTCTGTTCAAATACTTGATAATGCAGATGATGTAACCGGTGGAGTTTTAATAGATCCTAATGGTGGAACGTTTGGATCTGTCGTAGGTCATACAATTACAGTTCATGTAAATAAATTAGTAGGAGCTTCTACTGCTATCTCAATGGATTTAAGTAATTCTATGATAGACCACCAAGAAGGTACTAGTCCAGCAACATTTACTTTTGTTTACACAGGTGGTCAACTTACTATGGATATATTTGTTCCTATCCCAGGTTAATTTAAACTTTAAACCAATGATAGTTGAGAAAATCAATATTCCTAAATTAATGTTAGATAATGATGCTGCTTACATTAATCATGTGGAATATTTAGTGAATTCTATAGACGAGGAAGCTAAGTTAACCATAATTCAAAAAATAGGTTCACTTGGCTTTCAAGTTATTCCGTCAGATCCTAAGCTTAAATCTTTTATAATTAAAGCAATAAGAAAATCTCACTATAAGTTGGGTCTCGAAATTAAGTTTTCTAAATCAGTGAATGCTACTCAGAATATTTCTTTTTGGACTGAATTTTAATATGAAAAAAAAATAACCCCCATAAATGCATTTCTGCATCTACGGGGGTTATTACTCATTATACAATATAAGTCTACAATTAAATATAAGCTTCTAAAACTTCATAGAGTTTAGCAATTTCTTCAGGTTTTTCAAGAGTGATCTCACTTTGAACCCAAACTGTTTCTTTTCTTTCAACAACATTACCTTCTACAAAGCCTTTCTTAGGATTCTTAAGACTTACAGGAACCCTTTGATCCTCATGATGACCATCAGATAATAATACAATTACTTTACCATTATCCAGTTCATGAGTTCTGATAAATAAATCTAAGTTGATATAATCAGTTTTCCACACAAACTCAGTCTCAAACTTTCCAGGAACAATTACTTCCTCATGAGTAACTTCTTCATCATCACCATCAATATCAACTGGAACTCTCTGTTTCAGAGGAATAGGATTACCTTGTGCATCTTTCTTTTGAACTTCTTTCTTTCTGCTGTACTTAAATGGAGTCATTATTAGTTTTTATTTTTACGTTCTTGAATAGCGTTTAATAACATTTGAGCTTTATCAAATTTTCTGTCTTGTACAGATTCTTGTAATAATAATTGTAATTCTTCCAAAGAAAATTTCTCAGTATTAATCTCTTCAGATACATCTCTCATTGAGATATTTTCTTCACCAGAGTTAGCTAGATGATATTTGATCTTAAATAGTTTTCCTCCAAGAGTTACATCTGCATAATCAAATTTACCCTCTTTTTTACCTAACTTTTCTTCAAAATTGTCATAATTAAGACAAGAAGGACATGTACAATTTTCATCCTCGGACACTTCTTCTTGAACTTCCTCATTTGAGGTCTCATTTACAGGAGTAGGTTTTCTACTTTCTTCCAGTTTTTTGGCTAACTTACCCACTAGTTCCTCAAGAGAACTTTTCAACTTAGATCTCTCAGCTTCAAATTCTTCTTTTGACATATTCTTTACTTTGTCTATAAAACCAGGAGGTAACATAGAGTTAGGAATTTGTTGTTTTGGAGTTTCACTAAAGATCTTACGAGGATCAAAACTACCAAAACCATCCATACTTTCTATTTGGCCATTATCCTTAAGTTTCAGAATAGCGCCACCACCTACATTAACACCTTTTTGTGCTAACTGTTTCACAATGTTTTCTACAAGTTTCTTTAACTCTTCTTTATTTGAATTATTCATCATAATTGATTTTACTTTTTACGATTGTGGCTTCTATCATTTCAAGAAGCTCTATTTTCTTGATTTTTAAATAAGGTACATTATCTGGATTTAATTCATAACTATTATGACAATCTGGACAAAGTATTGCTATATTCCAACTAGAATGTCTATACTGTGGATAGTTTCTTTTCTCCAAGATGTGATGGAAATGCATTAAATTAGGTTCTGATCCTAATCCCTTATGACAACACTCACATCTTGGATAATGTAGAATAATATCCATTCCAGGATCTCCTTGTGTTCTATTATCCCAAACATTCTTATAAAATATCTTATCATCCTCCAGTAAGTTCTTCTTTAAAGTTATTTTAAACTTTTGTTTTTCACTCACTTTAGCAATAGATTTTGGAGGCTGAAGTTTAAATGCACAGGTCTTACAGTACTTATTACCTTCTATATTTTTATATATATAAGTTATTTGTAAACAACCTGCGCATATTTTCTTCTTTGATTGCATTAATAAACTGGTTCGTTAGTAGTCTTTGCTTTCATGAACAAGGCTCTAGTTTTACGAGCTTGTGTGATATTTGGCTTATAAGCACTCAGACCATTTACTCTCACACGAAAAGATTTACCTACTTGATAAATATTTTTCTCTACTGCCTTGTAAGTTTTACTAACTTGATTGGTTTTTGTTGACATTGATATGAATTTTAATTGTTACACAAATTTACTTTGCCTCTTCCACTTTAACAAGTATTTTGTTAAGTATTTCTTGAGAAAGTTCTGGATTATCTTTAAGTAATTGATTTACAGCTTCTTTACCTTGTCCAAGTTTATTTTGTTCATAACTAAACCATGAACCAGATTTATTAATAATGCCTAAATCAACGGCAATACCTAAGACTTCACCCATTTTATTAATACCTTCACCAAACATGATATCAAACTCAGCTTTGGTAAAAGGAGGAGCTACTTTATTCTTAATAACCTTTACTGTTACTGGATGACCAATAGCAGCATCTTCTTGGTTTTTAACTAAATTAGCATTAGAAATGCTTCTTCGCACATCAAGTCTAACAGTGGCATAAAATTTAAGAGCATTACCACCAGTAGTAACTTCAGGAGATCCAAACATAACACCAATCTTTTCTCTCAATTGATTGATAAAGATTAATAATGTGTTATTCTTACTAGCTGATGCAGTAATCTTCCTTAAAGCTTGTGACATCAATCTAGCATGAAGACCCATTTTATTATCTCCCATCTCTCCTTCAAGTTCTCCTTTAGGAACAAGTGCAGCTACAGAATCAACTACAACTACATCAAAGGCTCCACTACAGATCATTCTATCAGCGATCTCAAGGGCTTGCTCACCGTAGTCGGGTTGAGAGATAATAAGATCATCAACATTAACACCTAACCTTTGAGCATAACCTTTATCAAAAGCATGTTCTGCATCTATAAATCCTACCATCCCCCCATTCTTCTGAGCTTCAGCCATCACATGAATAGCAATTGTAGTTTTACCTGAACTTTCGGGGCCATAGATTTCCACAATCCTACCTTTTGGTAATCCACCTATTCCAAGAGCAATGTCAAGACCTAAGCTTCCAGTAGATACTACATTTGCTTTATCGAAGTCTGGCTTATCAGTTAATGCCATAATACTACCTTTACCAAAGTCTTTTTCAACTTTATCCATCATTAGCTTGATAGCTTTTTGCTTTTCTGCTTTATCCATATTTATATTTTAGTACCTCAAAGGTAATAAATTTGCCCAAGATTTCAATCATCTTGGGCAAATTTATTAATAATTCATGGGGCCATCTGATCTATATAATTTCTCTCTATCATTTAAATGGTCTAGTGTTGCGGGAAACTTATCTATTGCTTCTTTACCTGCCCCATAGAATCCTTGTTCTTGAGCTTGTGTGGCGAGAAACTGTAAATTCTCTTGTTGTTCAAGCTCCATAATTGCTCTTTTGAGATAGTTAGCCTGATCCAGAGTCTCTTCATAAGCATGTTGTAACCAATCTTTTAGACTTAAGTCCTTTCTATCAAGTGTAACTCCGTACTTGTTAATACCTACTTGAGATCTCTGTAATAGATCAGTCCTAACTGCTTCAACTATTTGATCTACCATAATTTAATTTTTTAAATATCCATTGCACATCCATGCTCACAATCTGAACAACAGTTACATTCTGTTTCACAGTCTCCGTGAATTTCTTCACTAAAAGGACATGTGTAAGTTTCTCCAGACACAGGTTTTTTACAACCTTGACATAAAAAGGTTTGATCTTTCTTTTCTAACTTGATTTTGAAGTCCATAAAAGCATATTTTGAAGTTGTTTAAACTGTTGCATTGTTTCAATCTTAAGAATTGTTCTTATATTCTCAGGATCTGGTATTATATCTATAAATAATGACGGATCTCTAAGAATGAATCTACAAATATTAGTACTGTAATCTACAGACATATAATAATTGTCTTTCTCATATAATTGTCTCAATGTATTTGTTTCAAAATCTTTCATGAATTTCCAACCAAGTTCTTCTAAGGACTCCTTATTGATAGGATCATGCTCGGATAATTTTATCTTAAACATTATACAAAGTTAAAAGCTTTTAAAGTATGTTCAAACGGATTTCCTGGAATATTTCTTACAGCATTTAGCATGTAAGTTGCTAATTCCCTAGTTTCTTGTTGAGCATCAGGCTTTAATCTTTGTTTCATCATGTTAATAAAAGCTAACATACTACCAGTCCAGATACATTGAGTTTCAAGAGCTAATGGAAGTACAGCCCTAGCTTGTTCTTTAGAAACTCCCAAAGAAATTAAAGCATTGTAAGATCCTTTGCAATAATCTATTGTTTGTCTATAAATATCTTTAGCTAGTTTATTATCAGTAGTAGATAATAATCCTTCACTTCCTTGCTTAGAAGATTTAGCTTGATTTCTAAATTCTTCTATCATATAATACTCATCAGAAAAATCAACATACCTACCTGAAATAGAGTTAGTTGTTATACCAACTTGATGCTTAAATACTTGTCTTTCAACGAATATTGGAAAGGTTAGTCTAAACTGCAACTGGGGATGTCTGAATACAGAAGTATGTCCATGTTCATAGAGATACTTAATCAATTTCTCATCCTTCTCATCAAATTGCACTTTATTCTTTCCATAAGAGACTCTTGCAGCATTAACTACCATAAGATCATCTCCAAAATGACTTAATAATTCTACTTTCATTATGCTATTTCACACTTGCCTCCTGCACAAGCAGTATCCTGAGTAAATGCTGTATTATCATCTATTTCTACAACTTTAGTAAGGTCTACATCTGTAAGAGAGCCAACTCTTTTCAGATATTCTTCTTCAGAACAACTCTCAAAAGGAGCTTGAACATAAGTTCCACCATCATAAGGTAATACAGATAATCCATTATAGACATCTCTATTATCCCACATCCAATTTCCAACCATCTCCCATTCATTATATTCTTCACAAGTCATTTTCTCAAGATCTTTACCCATTATATTACAGTAGTATTTTCTATCCTTATCAATAGAAATAGTTGCAGAAACATTATGAGTATTTACACCATCTCTATGGCCAGATTTAATCCAGCTTGTAGAAAATTGTTTTACTCTTTCTAATAAATCAATGGCACTCTCTGACCTCATAATAGCGTCTTCTGGAGCTTTCATAGGGATTCTTACACAAAGTACATCTGATCTTAATTGATCAACTTCACAAAGCTCAGGATGATGTATCTGCATATGCAGAGCTATATCTTCATTAATATTAAATCTTACAGTTCTTAAGAACCATTTATCATGCCATGCATGAATTCCAGATGAAGAACCTAATACCAAAGAAGTAGTTCCTGAAGGTTTAATAAGAGTAGTTCTAGCTGCTCTATTAATTCCTAATAATCCAGCAATATCAGAATTTACTTCTTTAACTATCTCAGCAGCTTCTGCAAGATCTAAATCTTTAAGTTTACCACCTCCAATACCAGTAATACCTATACCTACAAGAGCATCTTTCTCAGTAGTTTTCTGCCAGATAGGTCTAAGATAGTGAAAATCAGTGAATCCAGCTTGTAAAGTGCCAAAGAATGCAGCGACAGCAGCTCTTTCATTTAAATCTTCTTGAGAAACAATAGTATCACCATTAATTTCACAAAGATTACAGAATTGGTAAGGTCTCAAAGCTACTTCACAACATGGATTTGTACCCCAATCTCTATCATTACTCCAATAAAATCCTGGTTCTCCTGAACCTGAAAGTTCAATTTTATGCCATAACTTCTTGAATTCTTGTTCTGAAATCTTATCTCTCTCAAGAACAGCAGAGTTATTAGCTCTTCCTCTCTGTTCATTCAACTCCCACCAATTTCCATACTTACACTCAAGCATTTCAACATCATCATGAGAGAATAAACTAATCATAGCTGCTCTCCTAATGCCACCAGCCAATACTGCATTTGCAATATGGCACATAATATCATGACATTCAAGAGGAGTAAGCCATTCACCATTCTTTTTTCTGTCTAAAATTTGTTGAATTTCAAATAAACATTTTTTTAGAGGTTCAGGGCCAGGTGCTTTACCACCAGCAGTAACTAATCTTGCTCCTTTTAGTCTAATTTGACTAAAATCAAAAATTGGAAGAGGTTTTCCTTGTAAATAAGCCTTCATAAGAGCTTTAACAGCATCAGCCCAACCCATAATATCATCAGCGACAACAAATCTTCTATGTTTTGTAGGTACTTTAATAGTAGGTAATTGATTAACATGATGGAATTGAACACTATAACCTACTCCAGTTCCTCCTAATAATAGAAACATAGTCTCTGAAAATGCATGAATACTATCAACAGGTAAATAACAACAGTTATAACCTCTAGCATGATTAGCTTCCATAGCTGGGCCTGAGAACTGTAAGGCTCTCATAGAAGGAAGAATCTTCTTATCTCTGATAAAGTCAATTTTAGCTGATATACTTGCTCCTAACTCAGGATATTTCTTCTCCATCATTGTGAAATACCTATCAACAATCTCATCCCAAGTTTCTCTTCTCTTAAGATCAGGTCTATACTTTGCATATTTTGTAAATACAATTAAATCCGATAAAATTTGCTTTTCTTTTGTCATCATTTAAAATTTTAGTAAAAAGGGTAGCAAAACTATCCTTGTTATTTGTAATTACCAAATTTTAACTGAGACTTCTAAAAGAAATTTTATCTTACCTCATACAATTCATTTATATCCAATAGCTTGAAATCAACTCCCATTGCTTTCTCTTTTCTACTACTGTGAAAATGTCCATAGATCCATTGGGATGGTTTATATTTTTTTATAATAAGTTCAGCAAAAGCTGTAACATATTTTCTTTCCCTATCCAGATCATCTCTTAAATTAGGATCAAGTTGACAATAATTATCAACAATACTAGCTGAGCCTCTTGGATAAGCAAAATGAGGTGCTGTATGAGTTACAATAATATCTAAATTCTGAATATTCCTTTCAATTGTAGCTAATTTAAAACTATCAAGTTCAAATTCTTCTCCAGCCCACCAAGTGGGTGGATGTTCATCTCTCCTGACAATTCTATCAATACTAATAGCTCCTCCTACAAATAGCATTTTCTTATCTTCAATTAATCTACATTGATAATCATCAACTAGATGAATATTTTGGAATTTTGGTAACCATAAACCTAAATCTTTCTTCCAAAATATAGGATTATCATGATTACCTCTAATAGCATATAAGGTATTACCAGTTTCTCCAAGAATTTCATCAAGTTTTAGTAAATTACTAATATCTCTCTGAACTTCTTGAAAACCAAGTCCTAAATCCCCTACTTGTATGAGATTTTGATTTTCTAGCTTATGCTTATCAATAATCTCAAATATTGGTCTTACACCATGAGTATCACCTATAAAATACATTATTTATAAATTGTTATAGTTTTTCTACTCTTTTTTACTTCATTCCATTCTTGTTTGGCATTATATTCAGCTTGTGCATACCACTGACTTTTACCAAGCTCAGCTCTATAATATTTTTTAGTTGTTAAATCTTGAATAACAACTTCATAAGTTACTGAACTTTTTTCTATATCAGTTTCTATTACTTCTTTATGAACAACATCAAAAAGCTGATTATCGTCATCCCAAATACCATCTTCAAGAAGAATATCTTCTACTTCTCTTACTGTAAACTTTCTTTTTAATTTCATGGATTTAGATGAGTTTGTGCATAAATCTGCTGTAACTGAGCAGCAGTATAATTAATATTTTGAGAAAAGCCAATAAAAGTAGCTCCCCTTTGATAACCACCAAGAGATATTTCATTACAAGGATTTCCAGTTTCAAATTTTTGTTTCTTTACACCAGTAATCTTCATTTTATCAAATCCTAAAGCTTCTCTTGCTAGTTTTTGAGCTACTTTATTAGCATCTCTTCTCTGCTGTTGCTCCTCAGTTAATCTTTTAACTTTAGATTTCTTTAACTTCTTTTTCATACTAAAAAACTGAAAGGTCATAGTTACCTTTCATTTTCTTATGAGAGATTCTTCTAGCTTTTGGAAAACTTGATTTCTCTTTTGGCTTAGTTTTCCTTTCTTCTTTTCTTATTGCTTTTCTTAACTTTCTCATAACAATTATTTAAAATATGATTGCCAGTATTCTTCTGTATCAATGTCCATGATAGTTAAAGGGCCTCCTTTACCAGATCCTGTGTCTACATTTATAATTCTTCCTGCTTTTATTGGAGTTAATTCATCCCAATAAATAGTAGGAGTATGACCTATAAAAATCTTCTTAAAATCATATAAAGAATTAGTATCCTTACTTCTGTCTTTCATAGCTTCTTGGATCATTTCTCTGTCCCAAGCAAACTCTTCATCAGAAATATCATCTAATTTTTCCATTAAAGGTAAACCTCCATGAGTAAAAATAATATTATCACTAGAGAGATGATATGGAACCATTCTATTGAATATATTACTCTTATAGGATTCTTTCTCCTCGGAATTAAGACTATTCCATCTCCCAATAGTAGTATGTGTGCCATTAGATGTATAACCGCCAAGAAAATTTTTATTACTCCTATAATATTCCATGAAATTTGCATCATGATTTCCTTTTATAAGAATTAAGTTTTTGATTTTCAATAACTCATCCATACATTTAAATGGATCTACACCTCTATCACAGATATCTCCAATCTGAATAAGAAGATCATTTTCATAGTCAAATTTGGATTTTTTGAGAACATCCATGAGGTAGTCATACTCCCCATGAATGTCTCCCATTACTAATCTTCTCATACTAATAATTTATTTATAAATGCCATTTTAGCATCTACAGCTTCTTGAAGAGTGTCATATTGTCCATAGTGAACAGTCTTTTTGCCAAAAGGTAGTGCAAATTTGAATTTTCTATCTCTTGTATTTATAGAAATACATTTAGGTAATAACCAAGAGTTCTTAGAATAAAAATCAAAGCAATAATCATTCAAAATCTTTCTGGCTTTTTCTTCATCTTTATCATTACCTAAAAGTATTCTAGTTTGATTTATAGGATTCCAAAATTGAGCTTGAAATGTTAATCCAGTGTTACATACACTACCATAACTTGCATTTCTCGTATTCATTCTAAAACTTCATTTTAAAAGTTCTTCTTTGATTTATTGGAATTCCAGCTTTAATTTGTTTAACAATTTCTTGATGACCTTTTACAGCTTTATCCCAACTATCATATCTCCACTGAAATTCACTAAAATCTGGATTAGATCCAAATGTCATAGTTTCAAATAAAACTGGTTTATCAGTAACTCCAAAACTATGATCTAATCCTAAAAATACAGTAGAAACTGTTGTGTCCTTAACTTCATCAATACCTACTCTTTTAATAGTTTGCATTTCTGTGGCCCATTGATTAAAGTCTTCTATTTTCACAGGATTGTGATCTTTATCAAGTATATAATACATTATATGTATTTTTCATTAAATTCCAAAAACCTGTGACTTGATCATTACTATACATCCACTTATAAAGTGATACATGTCCAGTAATATAAGTACAATAACATATAATTGAACCTTCATTTATTAAATATGTAACTTTATAGTTTTTTCTATCCTCTAAATGAATTTCTGGAATATGATATGTATTAAGAATATCAAGTCCATTTCCATGTTTTTTCTTAATCTTAAACATCTTTTAAAGATTAGTAGTATTAAGAAATTTCCAGTATTCTCCAGTATATTTATAATGCTGAATTTGAGTATATCTATTCTTATCATTATTAAAAATCCAATATTCAGCAGTTATATCACCATTATTCCATTTTCTATATTGAACTTTATAATTTGTTCCTGAAGAAAAAATATTAGGTTTGAGTTCTGGTACATCATCTGGAAGAAATACTGATTTTACTGATTTCTTTTTATGGATTTTAAACATACTAAGTAGTTAAAATTCTTTTACTTGCTATATAAGTATCCCAACTAATTTTTTTATCAAAAATCCAATCTTTATTTGATAAAGAATAGTGATAGGTATCCACTTCAGGTTTAAGTTGCCCCTTATTATAGACAAACATTGTAAATTCTGTGACTTTATCTATAACTTTATCTTTATTTTGCCAACCTATGAGAGGTAAACCACCTTCATATATTATTGTATCATTAAGTTGAACTTTTTTTATTGATATCTTGAACATATTAAACTTTTAGCTGTTTTGCTTCTTCTGGTGTATAGAAGATTATAATATCTTCATATGATAACTCCTGTAAACTAAATATAGGAGTTTCTCTATAATTGTCTTTATTATTATACAAAAGAGGAACAGCTTTTTCACCAGTAACATAGTACGGTGTATAAATGTGTTTTCCAGGATAATGAAAGTTGGTATAAACTACTTTTCCTTCATTATCTTTAAATTTAAAGCTATTACTAGTCATAAAATTCTTATAACTAGTAATTTCATCTTTATTTTTAGGAACAACATTTATCTGAAAATTTGGTGTTGTTGACATTATTTGGGTCTTTTACCAGTGTTTGTACTAGGATCATGATGATCAGATAATTGTATTTCTCTCTTACTCATTGTCTTAGATATATAATCAAGAGAAAATGGTACAGGAAATCCAAACTCTCTAATAGCTACATCTACTCCTACATCCATAGATTTACCAAATGGTGGTAATGATCCATGAGAATGTCCATATAAATGTATCCATCCTTTATGACTTCCGTGCCATACTCTCATACCATAATGACTAAGAACTATGACTCCAGCAGAAGTTTTTACTTCTTTATAGTGAGATACAGTAGTAAATAAATCTTCAGTACATCTAAAAGCTCCATTACAGTCAATATCTTTATTCTCTTCTATATGGTGATCATGATTACCTAGAATTAGATGAATATTTTGACAATGAATTTGACTTCTAAATTTCCAAATGTTCTCTATACCACCAAAACTCCAATCACCAAGATGATAAAGAGTATCATCAGCTTGTACAACTGTATTGATACTCTTAACCAAATCTTGGTTCATTTCATCCAAAGACCCATATGGTCGCCAACCTGATTTCCATTGACTACCCTTTTCACAAGCTATATTCTTGTGACCAAAATGTGTGTCTGAGGTGAAATAAATATTACTCATCGCCTGCTTCTTCTTTTAATTCTTCAATAAAATCTTGAAGATCTTGAGCAGAAACTTCAGTATCTGAAGCTTGATAGGCATCAAAATCTTCACCACTACCTTTTATTACATACTCAATAAGACCATTTTCCAGATGAGCTTCATAAGCCTCTTTCAGATTCGATTTTGAAAGTGCTTTACCAGTAGCAGCACTAATAATAGTAGCTCCACATAATGCCATAAATTTGGCTAAATCAGTTCTCTTTAATGTGATTGTATCACCCATTGTTAAAATTTTAATTATTAATACCTTCTGTTTCTTCGTTATAAATTCTTACAAATTCTTGAGCATAAGTTTCTTTCTTAGGATTTTCTTGTTCTTTTCCTTCAAAAAGATTAATAGCTCTTTGTATTTCTGTCTTGGTTTTAGATAAAATTTTGCCATTAAGATCATAACCCATATTCTGAGCAAATGCTTTAATAGAAACAGCAATAACTTTGGCTAATTCATCATCTGTTAATAAATGACTACTCATTATCAAATTTGTTAAAAAATTCAGGAAATTGATCTGCTGTACTACCAGCAATTATGACAATTGGTTGATTCTTTAGTTTCAACTCATAATATTTCTTTGTTTCATTCCAGTGAAATATTGAACCTGGAAGAACTTCCCTTCCACTTTTAAAGTGAACAGGAATTTCAAGTCTTAACTTAGTCATTTACACTAGCTTTTTTGACTTTATCTTGAAGATCTTTTGCTCTCTGCTCAGCTTCTGCAATAATTACAGTATAATCTCTATTGAGATTTTCAATTAACTGTCTGTCTCTCATTTCTTCAATAGTTTTTTCAGTTAATTTCTCTACTGTAATAGGAGGAAGAGCTTTACCTGAATTTACTGTAAAGTAAATACAAAGATGATTAGATAGTAATCTAGCTAATTCTTTCTCTGTAAAGGTATAAGTTCTTTCTGCTTTAAACTTA